TAACAGATGTCACATCCGGAAGAGATATGATATTCCGTAGAGCTCTGCACCCCTGGAACATATATAGCATATTAGTGAATACTCCAGTGGTCCCAATATTAATCCGCTCCAGGTAATTGTAATAAACATATTGAGTTGATGTGCCAAACGCAATTGGAACACTACCGGCCAGATATGCTCCCTGCACATTCAGGTCCAACCAATTGACTCCCATACCCGCTACCAATCCTGACTTTGAGTGTTTTACATTGAAATTTATGGAAGTCAGATTTCCTGAACCGGGAGTGATTGTCACAATACATTGACGCATGCCGTCAACTGTAAGAGTTGTCGAACTTGTAGAAGTATTTGTAATGCCCGAATATGAATAAAGATGTTCAGCCTGAACACCGGAGGCAACTCCTGTTGAGGATGTGCCATCACCCCAATTGACCGAATATGTTCCAGATGCCGTTGTGCAAGAGACTGCCACATAATTACCATCACCATTTTCAACTCCATACAGGGCAGACACCCCTTGTGCTGGAGCGGCGGGCAAAGTCATCCATTCTGCCGGTCTTGTCCACGGCACGGTTACCGGTGTAGGCCTTCCTGCAGCCGATGACATCCCAATCCGGCTAATAGGAGTTGTTCCCAAGAATAATGCTGACTGTGCCATATTAGATTATGATGTAATTAGTACCGGTAGATTGAACGGTTATTGATGCTTTCGAGCCTGCGGCCAGTACCGCGGTAGTATTGCCGTCAATTGTTTCTGAGCCTGTGACGGTTACCGTTCCAGCTCCTGAGTTTTTAATGACGAAGATGTAGCCAGCCAATCCGATTGCAGATGGCAACGTTATTGTGCGAGTATTCGATGTTACATTAACACAATAATCCGAAGAGGTGATTGTATAGTCAGCTGTCTTATTGACTATTTGAGCAATTGATGGTCCAACCGTCACAGCATCTGTGATTACGTACAGAGTGGAGGCCGATGGAGGCGATAACGCATTGTATGCGGCTTGAGTAATTGTGGATACCCGAGTAATTGCACTAGAGTTGATAATCGTATCCCATGACGTTCCATTGTAAACATTGAGATTGCTCTGATCGGTATTGTAAATTACTCCTCCAACTGTGCCGACGGGAGTTGTAGCAGTTGTGAAAGAACCTGGAGTAACTGTGCCGACTGATGTGAGATTGGTGAGCTTTAGGGAACCTGAATAATCTCCAATAGATCCTGATCCAACTGCCAGTAATGATCCAGAAATGTGGCTAATTCCAGCCGTAGGAGAGCTGATAGATGATCCAAATGTAATCTTTCCTGCAGTTGATGAAAAAGCTAGCCCCCAAGAAGGAGACAAATAAAGAGATACTCCAGATTTCACAATACCTGATAGCATGTCCCACGAGGCGTTCGATCCTCCAGTGATAGCTCCGTTGGCATTTATGGTTTGAGATGTTATCGACCCACTTACAGTCAACCCTCTCAATGTAGGATTATCCCTCCGACTATACCGCGTCCGTCCCGGTTGTGCTCCTAATGCTGATGTAATGCCGCCCCTCATAATTTTATACAGTACAGCTATTCAACATGTCAGTGACTTGCTGAGTCATTAAGCCAGACACAGCGACAAACTTAGGAAGCGCCACAACTAGAAGTGGGTCATTCAATTCCAGAGAGTTGGCATCGTTCCAGTCGGCAAGGCGCGTAGGCACAGTGCTTAGAAATGAATCCAGTAAGTCTTCATAGCCCAGGCTCCGGAGAGCTCGACGAACCTTGAGCTTGCTGATTCCAGTAGATGGTGCCGCAGCCGGAACTGCATTTGAATTGTCAGACGCAGCAAGCCTTGCTTCAAGATCTGTTATGGTGGCAAGCAAGGCTGCGTTCAGGGATGGACAGACGTCAGACAGATCCGAGAGACTCAGGGGTACTGGATGCCCTCCGAAGTCTGTGGCGGATGCGCCTCTCCAACTTCCGTCTTCATTGAATGTTATGATGATTCTTTCAGTGCTCATATATTTTACAATTTAGAATTCTTCAATCATGGCAGTCACAGAAAGACTTCCGCTGTTCGCCGCAATGGTGGTAAGGTTTTCCACAAGCAGTTTCCAGCCGGGAGGCATATACAGAATGGTCTTACCCATCTGATCAATAGGAATCTGAGCAGACGATGTGGGATTCAAAAGATCGGTTGGAATAACGGCACCGGCAGGGTCACCCCCGGACTTCGTAAGAACGCTGATCTGATTGAGAACCGGAAATGGGGTAAACGTAAGAATACCAGGAGCCCCTGTTGTAGCCTTGCTCAGGGTAAGGGCCGTTGTGCTACCAATAGCAGAAATGTATGTGCCGGGGGCTACATTTGTTCCGCTTACGCCCATACCGATCGATAGCTGAGTTGCATCGCCAGCGGAGAATGCCAACACAGAGATTGCAGTTGTGCTTGTGCCTGTCGGAGCAGCTGAGGTTGTAACGATCGGCTGACCACGAGTAAACGTAAGAACTGAGCCAACAGCGCCTGACGTAGCCTGACTCAATGTAACTGCTGAAGAGCTTATCAAAGCAGCAATATATGTGCCAGAAACAACATTGGTTCCAGATACAAACATACCCACTGCCAACTGAGTTGCATCGCCCTGAGCAAATGCAAGAGCAGTTAAGTTTGCTGTATTAAGAGCGGTTGCAGTAGTTGAAACAACCTGTGAGCCTCTGCCAAAAGTAAGAACAGATCCAATTGCACCTGTTGTTGCCTGACTTAGAGTTATTGCATTGTAACTTACAATTGCTGCAATAGTGGTTGAAGACGGAACATTTGTACCTGTCACTGTCATACCAACAGCCAATTGAGTTGCATCGCCGAGCGCGAAGGTGAGCCCTGTAACTGCCGTGGTGGAGGCCGCAGTTGCCGCGGTAGATAGAATTGGAATACCACTCGGCTCAACTAAAGCAAAGGCAACTGTTGTAGTTGTTGCCGAATTATTGGTTGCAGACAAACTCTTGATGATTGCGCCATTGGGTCCCGCTGTATAAGCAGCGCCGGCAATGTTAAGAGTTTTTTGAATTGTACCATCGAGTGTATACCAGTTATTGGTAGCTACTCGCAGGTTCTGCGTCATGGGGGCTTGGAATGTCATGGACATAATAGTTGTAATTTATTTGTTATAAGGTTATTTATACGATTGAGATTGATTGTCAATAGATTGATGCAAGTAAAGACATTGAGTTAAGACTACTATTTTCAATGCCTGAAGAATTTATGGTAGTTAAATTTAATGTTCCATCTGTCGCACCTTGAGCACCTGTACCGATACCAAACACACCAGCAGAAATTCTTGATAAAGCTATATCCGCTGCAACAGAAGAATCACTTGTTGGTGCAATTCCTATTGTTCCTGTATTTTTAGTTCTAAAACTTAATGCTCCAACTCCTTGGGAGAAGATGCCCGGTCCAGTGACAAGTAATTGACAGTTATTATCTGTGTTTGAGATATTTAAAGAAGATCCGCCAAATCCAAATGTGCCAACACTACTTGTTGCATATTTTGATATAATTGTTAAACCTGCAATCACCGGTTTATCCCTCTTGCTATACCGAATCCGCCCCGGCTGCGCTCCCAATGCTGAAATCATTCCATTTTCCATATCTTAATATACTCTCCCTCTTGTTATGATATTTTGAATCGTAAGCATATCAGTATCTACATTTAGTACCAGAGTTTTTTGGGATGTACCCCCAGCAATACTAAATCCTGTTGCAGCACCTGAAAGATTCAAAGTATTGACCGAAGTAAATACAGCACCTCCTAATCCAGTGATGGATGAAGTTGGAACATTGCTGCTGTTTACAGTTTCAAGTACTGCAGCAGAATCACCACTACTCGCTCCTGATTGTAACGACAATGGGCCAAGAGTATCATTCGTTACAATTTCTGGAGTAACGCTATTAAGATAAGCCTGTTGCAATGTCGTTGTGGAAATGCCATTAACACCGCCTACATTTTCGCCGAACATTGACGCGGGGGTGAATACGGCGTGGGTCGTATTATTTAAGGCCGTTGCCCCTTTTCTCACAGCCAAGATGCCAAGGAGGATTGCCGAGCCTGCCGCATTTGGGGCCTTGATAAAGGTCTCAGTCTGTTGTGCGGCAAGAGCTGTCGGTAAATCCTTGTATAACGCCTGACCATACTGGATATTCACAACTCCAGTGGCGTACATGTAGATCCTCTGATTCGTAGATTGAGAGGAACTGCCGGGACAGGAAGTCACCGTTCCGCCCAGGTCGTAATTGGCCGGGTCAATTACAGATACGGACCCGGTGGTTCCTCCCAGCTGAGTTCTGTAGTAAAATGACCGGGGGGCGGCGGCCGATGCCGAAAACTTATTCGGAGTCTTGGGGTCCGTTGCCCAGTTAATCCCGAGGCCATACAGATCTCCTGCCGACGTGTTGAAGCTGAGGTTGGAGCCATTAGGCGAACACGTCACCCCATCATTGATGAGGGCTATCGACTGAAACATGTCGCGCAAGGCCGACATTGGCGACACAACGTAGTCGGAAGTATTGTTGATCGTCAGGATCGTTGAGCGATTCGGGTGTGCGACCTTTCCTAGTAAAATATTGTCCCGCCTTTGAGTTGGGGTTGGATGCGCTGTCTGCTGGTATAGCACTCCCGACGAATTCAATAAAAAGTATGTGGCGTCAGCAGAGCCTAGGTAGGTGAGCGCCACGGCCGTCTGACCGGCATACGCAATGCTGGTGATCGTCGGGCTTGACGCACTTGCTCCCGTATTGTTTATGATCCAGCCCTTCGCGGCCGGTACATCCACCTTGTGTGTCGGATCGCCACTATTTGTCACGATTCCAGAAAAGGAGTAAACTCCGGTCGAGGCGATCTCTGCAAAGGTCTGCCAATCACTGGACGTCAGAGAGCCGGAGGCAGAGGCAGAGGCAGTACCCAAGGTCAAAACTTGATTCGTAAGTCCAAGCCCCGTTCCTGCCGTGACGCTTACGTCTCCGGTGTTTGTACCGCTGACCGAGGCATCAAGAGGTATCGTCAGGGTTTTTGACGCGGTGCCGCCCGAGACAGTAAACCCAGTGGCCAGTGAGGTTAGGGTCAGACTGTTGACGGTCGTCGGCTGAATGCTTCCGAGAGATGAGCCGCGAATCCAGTCAACCATGGCCTTGCGGCTTGGGTAATTGGTGGAGTTTGTTACATCTGCGGCGATCGCTGCAGACGTAAGGTCACGATTGGATATATTCTCCGGTATCCATGGAAACGCCCCTTCCAGAATCCCCCACTTGGCCGCATCCTGTCCGGGGGCGTCTGTCAGTGCCCGTATTGAGCTCCCGATCGAGTAGCCAGCGAGTGGGCCGGACAGGGCCACCGAAGAGATACGCCACAGGTCCCCTTTGGCAATGGCTCCGGAGACTCCGGAGCCCGCCACGGGGAAGGCATTGGTGATCGATGCGTCATAATTCCCGAGATCCTGAACCAAGCCGACGACCAGGCCGTCGGCGTAGGACTGTGCAGCCGCCTGAGCTGAGGCTGCAGCCCCCGCCGGATCAAAGTCTGCGCTGGCATGACCGGCAGCCGTGCCAAGAGTTAATGGGATTGCCGGTCCGGTCAGTGCCCCGGACCCTGCAATAAATGAGGATGAAGCGGCAAAATCGGTGGAGGAGTGAGTCGCCGCCGTCCCTAGGCCAAGATTGACCCGTGCCGTGCCCGCAGTCGGAGTTAATTCCGAAAGATTATTGGCCTTTGCCAATCCTCCAAGTCCAATAAGTGTTATTGCGGACGCAGACCCAGCCGGATCGTAAGCTGCAGAGCTGGTATAGGCGGCAGACCCTAAAGTACCACCTGAACCTATATTTAACGTAGCACCATCAGAACCAGCAAGAGTTATACTATTAGATACTGTTAATACTTTTGAATTAATCGTGCCTCCAGAAATACTAAATCCAGTAACAAGGGGAGTCAATGTTAAACTATTAACACTCGAAAAATGGGCAGTTCCAAGATTTGATATACTCGATGTTATATTTCCTAATGAATCTTTTACATAAATTGATCCAATTATGGTTTGATTTCCAGTAAATGTATTATCTCTATTTAAACTCGGAGCATCAAAAATAGAACCAAACGAATCTATAGTATTATTTGCCGTTTTAAAATATAATTTACCATCAGCAGAATTTAAAGCCAGTTCTCCTTGAAGGATATCTGATACTAAAGGAGCTTGTCCAGAAATAGAAGAATGCTTTGTAATAATTCTTGCTCCCGGTGTTCCAATGAAAGAACCTCCTTGAATTGTAGTATTAGGATTATTTAAATTCGTAGTCGCTACAAACTTAAGTTCCGTTCCATTATAAACTAATACAGAACCATCATTTAATGTGGATAAATCTAAATCACTTACCTCACCAAGACGAATACTACCCCTTGAATTTATTGTAGATAGAAAAGTCTGATTCGGTAAAATATATGATCGTATGTCCGACATTAGATTTTAGTGTAAATTAAATTATATACAGTTTGTGATATACCATCTTGAGCAGTAACAATAATAGGAATAGAATTAATTCCAGAAAGAAGTTTAATATCAGAACTAGAAAACATATTGATTACAGGCATACAATTGACTGATAATGTAGCAGTAGTATCTGTTACAAATGGAGTTATAGTAATTGAGGAAACTTTACTTGTAAATGTTGCAGTATATGATAATACGTCTTTATTAAATTCGGGAGTAAAAGTTCCCTCACTTATTTGAAGATCACTTAATGATGATATATTAGATAATATAGTAACAGTTCTTGTTGAAGCCGCCGAAACCGTAACCTGTCCTTCAGAAATTCTCGTAACATCGTCATTAAGATTATATATTTCAACATCAAATACATAACGCCCAGGTTTAAGTGAACGAGTAATAGAAGCTGGTAAAGAAATATAGACTTGCCCTAAAGTAGGATTGTTGATACTTGTTACAAAATCAATTGCCTTTAATGATGAATATGAACGTCTAATTTGACCACGTGATTGAAAACCCGTTAAATCTAGAGGCAATCCATTTGTATCATTTACAAGTATAGTAGATGAAAATGAAGATCCCTGATCAATTGATATATCAGAATAATTGGCCATCAGTCTTTATTTATAGTTATAAGATCGAGCCTTTTTCTTGAAATTTTGCGCGATCATCATCTGTAGGAGAATCATGTCCAACATTAACTTGATAGTGTGGCTCATCGGGCATACTTTTCCATAAGGCTCCGCAGAGAAGACCACAACTTGCTGCATGTTTAGCACACTCTTGATGTACTTGGTGGGCTTTTGCTTGTTGTGCAGATGTTCCCCCATCCAGATAAATGTTTCCAGAAAATACTCCGGCATCAGCACTAGTCTTAAAATTATGGAAACTATAACCACCAGGTGCATTGGTAACTCTAGGGCCGGGTGTTTTTCTTCCTTGATTAAATAGAGCATCCTGATCAGCCCAAGACCGATATCCACTAATAAATCGATAGTCACAACCGAATGTAGCAGCTGTTGCCTTAGCAAGACTTAGAAATTTTCGGAACATTGGTTGAGCTTTGGGATCCAATGTCGCAAGAACAGCTTCACTTCTAGCATCAAATTGAATATTATTAGGATTAATCGAAGGTTTGATTGGAGTTGGAGTAACTGAATTTTCCACAGGGTGTTGTTGTAGTGCCGATAATACAGCAGAGGCCGTCGCTAGTCCAAAAATTCCGTCACATTCAACAGCTACTTCCTTTTGGATTAGTTTAATAATATCTGAAATGTTCATATTTTATATATTTTGAGTTTCTCTTAAAGTTATTTATAACATTGTCGATTTTTTACTGCATGAAAAATTCCTACTTGTTTTGTTGATATATCAATTTCATAACAAAATATGCTATTCTTTAGATCAGTTTTTGTAAATTCTTGAACATCAAATCCACAAAATTTAACACATGTAGGTAATCTCATTTCGGAAAATATATCACTATCGAATATATGATCAAATTTTGATTCAGATATATTATCCAAACATTCTCTCGATATTGCAAGAAATCCTAAAGGTACACATCCAGTAGCATATTGATGTAATTCTTTCGGTAATCTATTTAGTTCTTGCCACCAACACCAGTCTTCGTTATCAATAGGATTTAAAACATGAACTGAATTTAATCCTGGAGATGTTTCTATTTTTTCAAGAGCATAATTACAATACACATCCCATTCCAAACAAAAGATTGTATTTGCGTTTGTTTTATACCCATCAGATTTCCACCAATTTCTAATTAATCTATCTACATTTCTCCAATTCTCATTGGAATTATTAATATCTTCTTTACCACAAGAAATATGTTGAATAACATTGGGATTACTTAAAGTAAACTCCTTTCGATGAATCAAATTCTTAGATTCATCTGTCAACCACAAAACTTGTAAGTCATTCATTAATCAAGTGTTATTGTGCCATCCGGATGAATAGTATGGGCTGGAATTGCTGCAATCTTAGCTGTCATTGCTGCAACAATATCATCACGTTTTCCGGAACATTGGGAAATAATAAATGTAGTCAAAGCAGCAGATGTATCAAAAAGTTCTGCCGCATCTGTACCAAGAGCTAATAATTTTTGCGCTGGTGTAATATCCCCTCGGGAAGACCATAAAGAATCGTAAGCAAAATTCCATTGATTTACAAGCAATTCCATCATTTGTCGTGGAGTAGCTTTAAGTTGATTGGTGATACGATTGATGAGCAATGAAGAATCTGGGACTGTTTGTGTTAGTAAACTCATAATTATATTTATATTAAAAATATTTTCTCATTTTGATCATTTTTTGCTTTACATCAATTTGAAAAACCGTTATAATTACTATAGAAAATATTAAAAACTCAATAAAAATCTATTGAAAAATCTACCTAGACACCATGTGAAACATATATTAAAACCTTAATAAAAGGACCTGAAAATATCCCGAAGGGATAGCAGCAGGCTAATTATTAATTGAAATTATAAAATCAATTAAAACTACTTGTTAATCTTTGGAAAATTGTATTATTAATAATCAAAGATTTTAAAGTACCATGAATTACCTTCCTTAATACCATTAGAAATTTCTGGAATTAACATATCACTCCAATCATTTTTGCTTGCAGGTATAATTGAAGGCTTAATTGTATGAGATCCAAAAATTCCAAAATGTACATCATCTTCTTCAACACTTTTTACTAAATTATTAAAATCATGTTGATATGAATCTTGCTCTAGATATTCATAAATTTTATTCATAACTTCTTGTGGGGTTTCACATAGATCCTCATATCTAATAAAGCATATATCTTTGGCAATATTTCTTTGAAATAAATCAAGAGTTTTTTGAAGAGCAAGCCCAATAGGTTGAGCCGTTAACCAATATTGAGTTCGTTGAGAAACCGTCATATTTTGGATTTGAGAAGGATTATCAGGTCTTTCAGGATTATATCCATTTGCTCTATAAATCCTTTCCATGGAAGCTATAATTGAACGAAGATCCCTAACCATACAAATCATTTTTGGATTAGGATTCCATTGGTTTACCCATTCAAAATAGTGACACCATCCCCGATTCTTATCGCATACAATAGGTTTATCTGTAATAGGTAAATAATAACCTTGAGCCATTGAAGAACACATTGAAATAAATGCATTTTTCATGAGTTGAGGATTTTGAGATTTTACTTCAGCTAGATTATAATTAGATCGAGCGCCAAATTGATATTCCAGAAGTGGTGAAGTTGATGAACCATAAATTCTTGGATTTTGATTAAGAATTACTTGAAGTAATTCAGAACCAGATCTAGGCATACTAGAATTAAAAATAATCTTTTTGATCATTAATTATCTATGGAACAAATACAGTAACACTTGTTGGCCCTGATACATTAATAGTTTTGGTCTTAATTCCTATAGTTAGTGTAAGTAATCCAAACCCATCAACAGAACCTGTAATATAAGCAGGTCCTGTACCAGCGTTTGCTATAACACCAGTAACAGAAGAAAATCCTATTGGTCCAGTTGCGCCAATAGCCCCATTTAAGCCTCCAGGTCCAGTTGGTCCTACAAGTCCCGTTGCACCAGTTATACCAATAACACCAGATGCTCCAATTGGTCCCGTTGCACCAGTTATACCAATAACACCAGATGCTCCAATTGGTCCCGTTGCACCAGTTATACCAATAACACCAGATGGACCTGTAGCACCAGATGGACCTGGTGCACCAGATGGACCTGCGACTCCTGTAGGACCAGCAACACCGATAGGCCCAGTAGCTCCCTGAATTCCTTGCACCCCAGTAGCTCCTATGGGGCCTGTAGCTCCTCCTCCAGGACCAGTAGGTCCTGCAACTCCTGTGGCACCAACTGCACCTAAATCTATAGTTGTTACATTACCTGTTGCATCATTATAATCTAAATTAATAGAAGTCAATGTTTTTCTAAAAGCTAACATCTTACGACCAATATGACCATCTCTTTCCGAACCAGCTCTAGCTGAACATATAATAGTTCCAGTTGCAGGAGTTACAGGAGTTCCTGGTATAAGATATGTAAAATAATCTGAAGCCGATGCATCAATAATATCAACTATTCCATTATATTCAGTTTGAATAGCTCCACTTATAGTTACTTGGCTTCCCTTAGAGTATCCATGATTAACTAAATGAACAGTGGCAATTCCTCCCGTACGAGTAATAGTTACAACTTGAGAAACTTCAGAATCTACATATATGGAATTGAGAGATTCTACAGTTTGTTGAACCATTCCTGTATTACCATGAATTTTAATTTCAGCTCCACGAACAAAGGTATCATCCCAATAGCCAAGAGAATTTATCTTATCAATACTACTATAAATGTTAGACCCGTATGCAGCTGAAGCTGATCCTGTTACAGAATTACCATATCCAAAAGCAGACGAACTTGCGCCAGATACAATATTTTGATATCCGACTGATGATGAACTTATCCCTGATGCTGTATTTTGATATCCAATTGCAGATGAACTCGTTCCTAATGCCGTATTTTTGTATCCGAATGCTGCAGATAAATTACCGCCAGTATTATTACTATTTCCGAAAGCTGTAGAATTTTCCCCAGTCGCAGAATTACCATATCCAAAAGCAGACGAAGCTGTGCCAGATGCAATATTTTGATATCCAATAGCCGATGTATAAAGATTATATACAGTATTGCTTATACCAATTGCAGATGAATAACCAGATGAATGATCAAAATTATAAGATCCAATACTAACAGATGCAAAACTACTAGCTAAATTTTTATATCCAAAACTTGATGAACTTATACCTGATGCAATATTCTGATGACCTACAGCCGATGACTGAGCTCCAGATTCTATATAATAGTCATAAATATCATGATTATTTTTAACTCCTATTGCACTAGAATTTATTCCTGACGTATAATTATAATAACCAAGAGCAGTGGCATAATCAGCACCAACATCATTATAAGATCCAACAGAAGATGAGTTTACTCCATATGAACTTGTGTTATTACCAATAGCAACTGCATTATTACCAAATGCATTGCAACTTTTACCAATAGCAACCGAATCATTACTTTCTGCGTTACAGTTAGTACCGATAGCAGAAGATGATTGTCCAGAAGCTATACTGAAATAACCTGCGCTTAATGAATAATCTCCAGACGAAATATTACTATAACCAATAGATGTAGAGTATAAACCTATTGTATTGGTCTTATATCCTACTGCAACTGAGTAATTACCAGATAATACTGAATAATTATTTCTAAACCCAACCGAAGTTGAGTATTCTCCATTGGCATTATTCTGATAACCTAAAGATGTTGATGAAATACTACCTGTAGTATTGTTTATTCCGACTTTAATTGAACTTAAAGCATTTACATCCAACACTTCTTGTTGAGAAGTAATTGATTGAATTACATTATTAGGATTTTTATAATAAAGAATTCCATCCTTGTAATTTATAGATAGTTCTCCGTAATCGAGATCTGTTGGTGCTGGTACCAATCCTTGAATCCCGGACTTTTTAAGTATAATTTGATTATAGTCTGACATATATTCTATTTGACTCTATTGAAAATTGTTCTATATTGCCCATTATTCCAACTAGATTCAATACCAGAATCAAAATGGAAATCATTATATCCAGCCCAATATAATTTTCCATCATTTAACATCAGCAATGAATAGGCAGTATCATTGTTATATCCTAACTGAACATCTTTAATATTTGCAACAACATCAGAACTGATTAATATTGGAGTCCACGAAGATTTAATAATTGCCACACCAGCGTTTCCTAATTGACCATTAAAATTAGAACCAGTTCCAAATAAGAAAGAATCTCCGGATTTTGTGCATTTAATAATAGCAGAACAATATGAAGAATTTGAATTACTTACATATAAATCAGTTAAAGTATAACCGGAAGGTAATGTGGAAGTTATATTAGTCCATATTACAACAGATGAAATTCCAGAATTTCCGAAATTACCACATGTATTATTTCCTGTTGCATATATTTGTTTATCGACTGTTAAAATATATGTAACTCCACTTGCATGAGTTGGATAAAATTTACTAATATTACCAGAAACAGTTCCATCCCAAATTTTATATGGTAATGATATTATTGGAGTTGTTACTTTTCCAAATGTATTATCTCCATTATAACCCCAGGCATATAATGAAGCTCCATTATTGCTCTTAATAAAAAATGCTCCATTGCCAGAACTTCCCTTGGAATATAATACATAATTAGACCAATTTGAAAGTTCCGACGGTTTTGAAATAATTGTCCATGTATTTTTACTACCAACAGACCCATTTCCGATTTGTCCGTTGCCGCCATAACCACATGTATAAATTTGATTATTAGTACTCATAATACAAGCACTAATCAAGGTTTCAGATCCACATACAACTATATCTGACACAGTTGTATTAGATGCAACAGTCTGATATCCGATATCACTTGTATTATCATTGGTGCTATTACCAAGTTGACCATAAACATTATAACCTGCACACCACAAGTTATTAGCATTATCCAGAATATATGTCGTATAACTGCTAAGAACTACTTTGATGATAGGATTTGTAATCTGTGGAAATACCTGAGTCCAGGTAGTAATATCTGAAGTAGATCCAGACATTAAATTGAATCGATTATATGAATTTCTACCAATTGCCCAAAGTTGTCCAGTAGTATCAATACACACCATTGAATATTCTGAGATATACAATTTAGAAGCTTTTCTATTTAAAGGTAATGGTATAATCTGATGACCAAATGCATTACAGACTCCGAATATTGAATATCTATTTGCCCCAGTAACAACTACGTTATTATCAGTATTGATATAAGCATATTCCTGCCAGGACATTGCTGATGTATCACCATGAGTTTTTTCTCTAAGTTGTTTAACTGGTCCATTAAGATTTGCGCTAAATTCAGTTAATAAAGGAGAAGTACCAGATCCATTAGTATAATATACATGGATTCCATCCCAAGAAATATAACCACCAGATACCGTTGCTAATTTATTAGGAGTGATTGTGGCGGCTGATATTTCTGATCCCGTAATTGCAGCAACCCCCAAAACTCCCCCGACAACTGAAAGAGTCGAATCATGTTTAACTGCAACTGTATATGTGTCCGATGCCGATAAATTAAATGAAGATACACTCGAAGAATCTGAAGATTTATTAAACTGAATACCATCTCCAGCTAATAATTGTGTATTAACAATTGTATCAGAAACTAACTTGATGATATAAGTTGTTGTTAAGTAAGGTTGAAGAATACTGAAAGCTATACTAGATCCGATCGATCCTGTACTGCCAGTTATAGTATGTATATGCGATCCAGCAGAAGCTGTTTCAAATGTGCCATAACCTCCCCCCATATCCTGATTTGCCGATCCAAATATATTGCCCGTGCCATATCGTCCTTTGTTAATTGAATGCGTATGAGCTCCGGCGGAAGATATTATTAATGTTCCAGTATCATGATTATGACTTGGTAATTCATCAGTAATTAATGTATGCTTATATAAACCGCCATAAGAACCAATAACAAAAGCTTGAGTGGTTATTGAATCTGTTCCTATTCCTCTACCAATAATAGATCGACCTTTTAAGTCGGGAAGTTTACCGGGCGCTCCATAAGTAGATCCTAGTAATGCATATAACTCTGGATATGTAACACTTGAAATAATAGAACCATCGCATTCGGCCCAACCGGTAGGGATTGTTATTCCGGAATATGCAATTATAGTTCCAACAGGAATAATCTGATTTAGAATTCCTGGAGATACTGATGTTATCTGTCCTAAAATAGAAGTACTCAATGAAGTTTCATCCTTCCATGATAAAACTCCAGATTTTCCAGTTAAGTATGAAGTAGAACTTGGACTAGCTCCCGTAGGAACTGAGAATAAATTAGTACCCAGTCCTAAAGAATTGGCAGCAATAATAGATCCCGCTTGTATAGCTGCGCTTGATTTTAGTATAGAACTTTCATAATATAAACCAGCATCTCCTATTTTTAATGTTGGTCTTGAACTAGATCCAGCACTAAAAGTTTTGGATCCTGTTATAGTTTGATCACTGTTAAGAGTGACATAATTAATTGTAACTCCAGAATACAAAGCATCTATAGCAGTCGATACAGTTTGAAGTTGAGCAGTAATACCATTACTCTTTAATCGCCATTGTTCAAATGTGTCAGACGTAGATACACCGGTTCCAGAAAATGAGTTAAAGGATATGTTGTCCATTATCTATATTTATAATTAAGTTGTCTTGCTTTTAATTTTCTTTGAAACCGTTTCTAAATTCGATAAACGTTCAATAACCAAATCTTTCCATTCAAGTAAGTTATCAATTTGATTATGCAACTCTTCAATCTGAGAATATAAGTCCGCAATTGTATTAGCATGTTTTAGTTGCATGTTACGTCTATGACATACAGCATTATAGGCAGACACATCAGTATTGATAATAGCCTTTGAATATGTATCTCGAACCAAAGTAGGATTATCTTTTACTTGTATTGTATGATTTGGACTCATTTGTTTAGAATGTTGCGATTGCTCGGAAATCCTTAATGGTAGGAACCTGAGTTTTATCATCAGACACCATTACAATTTTTACTGCGAATGAAGTAAATAAAGGAACAGTATGAATATTATCAGTATAATGAATTTCAGTGAATACAGAAGGATCTGAAGAAACTGGAATCTGGCCGGGAATCGAATTATAAAGATTCCAATTGGTATCATCATTATATTTTACATAAACTCTAATATTAGAGTTAGTAATTGGTCTATTAACATTTACATAGATATCTATCTGATCAGATGCATTATTAAGGGTAATAGTTCTTGTGATATATCGAGCTGCCGCATTACCGGCATCCATTATTAATTCTGTATCAGTTCCAGATCCATCTGTAATAACATTATTAACACATATTAATGAATTGCGTTCAATATCAATTACAGGACTTAGATATGATGAAGTTGAAGATAATGTAGACTTAAGATCAATTGGAGCAGAAGTTGAATCAATGCTAAATTGAGAAACTGCGGCATAATTCTCATTTGGTATAATGGTTGAATATGAAGCAATATTCATATCTAAAGAATCGGTAATACTTGTATTATTAACAGCAACAGCATTGCGATTAAGATTAAATAATGAAATATCCACAGATTCAACAGTTCCTGTGGTAGTCCAATAATCAGAAGGATTACTAGATTTTGCAATTTTAACTACGGGCGCAGAAGAATACCCAGACCCTGGATTTGTTATAGAAATTCCAGACAATTTATTTGTGTTGGGATTTTTTATAGAAATAGCAGTTGCAGTAACTCCTGGAGGATCAATTTTTATTGTAGTTGTCGCAGTGGAATATCCAACTCCTCCATCATTAATAATAATACTTGTTACCTTGCCAGCATTAATAAGTGCATGAGCTTTTGCATGAGCTCCCCCAGAGGTAGAAATAATAGTTACAAGAGGTGGTAGAATATACCCAGTATTTCCATCAGCTGAAATGGTAACAGTATTTGGTATAACTCCACTTGATGGTATAATGACTGATGCTGTAGCAATAAGTCCTGGAGGAGCAATAGTTACTGCTGGATTATTTCCTGTGTATGTATCAGATAAAGCCGGAGAAATATCAACTGATACAATACCACCAGAAAGATGTTGGGTGAAATGAGCTACAGCCGATGAAGTATCAAATTCAGCATAGTACATTTTAAACTTCATATCCTTAGTTTGCTCTGAAGTCCAAGTCGATGCATTTTGACTCATCAACAATACTCCATTGTACGCATTCTTTGTGATAGAAGTATTACTACTAACATCAATTCCTCCCACAGTCGCAAGCCAAATTCTATAATCTGCAGAATTAGATGTCACAACAATCGCATATTCAGTTCCATTAAGAAGATATACCGGATCGGAAAACTTAAAGTTTGTCGCAATAGTTCCAGAATTGGCATCTACATTTATATCAGCTGCTTGCATTGTTACAGTTGAGAATGGCATTATTTGTTGTGTAGGAATTCCATTTGAACAAATAACAATATATGCAGTAACTGGAAGATTCGTAGATTTAGCTGAGAAGTATAGATCAAACCCAGTTGCAAATAAACCTTCTTCCACATTAGGAATCATGAATGTTTGAGCTATGGGATCATTCCATTGAATAGAAGTACCAACATTAATTGCTTGATTCTGACTTACTGAAGCTACAACTAATTCAGGCTTACGAATTGATAGAATAGTATCTTGCTGAGTTTCAGTCGTACCAGACGCAATATATTGAGTATCTGCAACAGTTGTAGATTCTGGTTCTGTATTAGATGGAGAATCACTCAATTTGAATACTCGCTGACCACATTTAAATTTGGTTAATTTATTATTAGGAATATAGAATTCCCCCTGAACATTACCAAATTCATCTGTAATGATTGGTAACCCTTTTAATATATCAACATCAATAGACGGAATGATATCATAATATACAGCAGAATCTCCTGCAGTATTCATGGATGTAGGAATATTAGTAAGTTGATTACAATAGCCAGTTACATTAATGCCATCAAAGAAAGCAAATACTCGAGTGTTAGGTTTAAGTTTGGTAGCATTAAAATAAATTTTGATTGGACGAATATATGGAATATAGCTGATATCAATTGCTTTATTACCAAGAGATTGTGTCTGATCTGTGTAGCCGAGAGACGTAAGCGATCCACTTCTAGATTGATATGCAGTTGTAGTAGTCGCAGAAATGGCTTTATTTATAGAAGCTCCGCTAAATCCAGTTGCGGCTGTTATAGCTGATCTACCACTTACAGTTGATTGTCCTAACCAATTTGTTTGCCATTCATTCCAATGAAACCCGAAAGTGTCAGATGTTGCAGCAGTTAAAGCCACAGCATCGTATGCGCCAGAATTATTGATAACTAAATCAGGTGCATGTATAGTGTCCTTCCAATTATCACTTGAAGGAATTAATGATATATTGCCAGAAAATACAGCAACATCATAAGGATTGACACTTAAAGTATCGGAACCATAAGACTGATTAATCAAGACTTGTTCGGTATATGGAAGAGTTATAGTATGATCATGAAGTTTAACTGCTGAAGTATCTGAAGGAACTAAGCGAAGATTCTTCATTGTAAACATCGGTCTTAATAGACCGACTGTATTATCCATTGAACATGCATAACCAGAATTTGCAGGATCACCAATAGAATGCCCAGTGAAAGCATCTACAATATATCCGTTCTTTAATCTTTGACCATTATTATCTGTAATTGATGCATTTTGTGCAGAAGTTTCAAGTAAAGATAAAGATGTGTAATATTCGATGTTAGAAATTCTCTGCTCAATACCACCAATATCTCGCATAGTAAATCGTCTATTATCGATATAATTTACAGTAATATCCTTCGGAGAATATGTATAAGCTGGAACATCAAGTGTATATAAGGCAATAGCATTTGCAGGAATTGATGAAGCTTTAGGTTCTAGTGCGGGATCTCCTTGAAGAACACTGAAGATTCCATTACTATCCACAATAACAGTATCAATTTTCGGTAGATAATAATCAATTGTTGAAGTGATAATGCTATCCGGATCAAGAGGAGCAAAAGATTCAAATGAAACAATGCTACTAGGACTTGCCGGATTAAATAAAATTAGGGGACGGAAATCATATACATCCGACAAACGAACTCCTTTATATGAAGGAATATTATCATATAGGAACGTATCAGATAACGTATACGAGCTTACACTGAAATAATCTCCGGTACCATGATCAAAATAATCATAACTAATATAAAGAGTATCTGAGGTGGCTCCTGTATATGTTATAGAAGCATTTGTATAATAATTATCTCTTTGTCCATCATCTGTGATAGAACACATTGATGTAACATTTTTACCTGATATTCCAGATGTAGTATATACAGAATTTATCTTAATAACATCTCCCTTTGATAACATTCTAATAGCAGTACCAGCACTTAATACTTCTTGGGCCGAAGTTGTTATAGTATTGATAGTTTTTGTTTTTCTGGGAGAACTTCCTGCATCAATAATAATAGGAAGAATTGCGGATACTATACGACCCGGCAAAGTTACCGTTGTAGAAGCTGAACCAGTTCCTGATATAACTTTAACAAGTCCTGAAGTATAATCTGTGCAGATTATGGATGATGTATCACCGAAAAGTCCAACACTTGTTGTAAATGTGGTTGTATTTGGTCCAGAATTCCAAGTGCCAGTAAACAATTTATCATAAGTATAAGATACATTAGAAACTGCCTTTGTTGTACCATAAGGAATAGGAAATAAGCTTGTGCTATTTTGAGAATCAATCAATGTAACTACTCCAGAGATATCAAAATCCACACTTCCTACAGAGTATATACGTTTGGCATTACTTAGATATTTTTCTGAATTCATCTTAATATCAAACAGATGAAGTCTGATAGCATCTGCAGTTCCATCAACTGCCCGAATTTTACAAGTACCTAAAATATTACCATCACTGTAATAACTTTCCGGTTCATCATAGATATTATAAGCTGTAGTTGGATTTGTTATTACTGGTAAAGTAGATCCATGATTGAATTTACCAACAATATAATTACCAACTCTTGCAGAAGAATGAACTGATGCCCCAGTTAAAACATTTGCTCTGCTTTTAGTTGAATATAAATCTCTATTTTGGGTAAGTTCTACACGATATCCTTTGATATAAGCAACTGCAGGATCTAGAGAGATTGAATATAAAGTTTCTCCTATAGCTTCTTTTTGTATATCAGTTTGAACAGGAATTGTTGCAGGATATGATCCTGTTGGCATTTCATCGACAGTATATCTACCGCCGGTTACTCCATCATTATAGAATTCTCGAAGTGTAATCTTAAATGGGCTTAAAGTATAATCTCCAGATTCTTCATAAGTTCTTTTTGCGAGAACATCATCAAGAGATGTATATAATTGTTTTACAGTTTCAAGACATTGAGAATTCTTGATTGTAAGTAACTTAATATAATTAGATGGAGAAAGGGTTGTAGATACAGGCAACTCCTTAACTGGATCCATTTCAACAAAATCTAGAGATAAATCAATTGTATATCTGTCGGCCCCAGGTGCTGAATAATTTGGCATTCCTGTTGCATTATCTAATATTGTTCCATCATTAGAATAATTAACAACAGATTCTGTAATACCGATAACAATTAATTGATTTACTAATGTATCAACTGCAACCTTATCAAGAAATACTGCTTGTGCCGGAGTCCATACAAATGAACCCTTTGTATAAATAATTCCTTCACTAAGAAATGCACCGGCGGCATAACTTAAAGCATTACAAGCTCCAAGGAGAACTGCATCAGAATATACATTTAATCCTAGAAATGTGTTTACGTTATTAGAATAAGAATCTTGAATACTATTATTATATCTAACATATAAACGGAGAATATTTGTAGATATAATTTTATAACCAAGGAGTTTTGCTGTAACACCTGTCTGACTAGAACCACTACTTACATTAATAGTATTTGCTAAAGTCGTAAATAAAGATGTAGCATTAATAGTTCCAGTAGAAATATCAACTGCCGATACATTATTATCGAATGTGCAATTTCCTCCAAGAATTGCAGAACCATCTTTGTAAATACTTGAACCTAATCTGTCAATCTGAGATTGCAGAATACTTTGAAGTTGATTAACTTCTCTAACCTGAACAGAATATCCTGGCTTGAATAAAATCCGAAGATAGTTTTTTTCAGCAACAGTCTTATTGCCTTGATTTACATCCTTGACATTGAAGTCATCGAAATATGTTGTACTATAAGAAGTAATTGACATTAGAATTGAATTATGATTTTAATTTCTTCAGTTTGAGATTCGGATCTTGTAATGGCAGCACGGTTTTCAATGAATACGACTTCTCCAGAATTTGCCATATATTCTCCTGTACTACTTCCAAGAATTGTTGGAGTTAATGCAGAAGATCCCATGTAAATAGTTCTGTTTGTCGTGAGAGCCGTATTTCCATAATCACTCTTATTGTTTTGGTGATAATATAATTTATAAGTTAACCCATCATAAATTAAAGTATCCACAATAATTTTAGTAGTCCCATTGATAGTTAATATATCTCCAGTAGAAACCGTAACAGTTCCAGATAAAGTTAGATATGGAAGTCCTCTCATGGATGCTCCATAGTTACTAATAACCCCATTCGGTAAAGGATTTTTTAGGAGAGAAATTTGACGATACGGAATATAAAATCCATCACCAGAAATTAAAGATTCTGCTTTTACTGAAATTGCTGCATACCATGCAGGAAGAATCTTATATGGATAGCAAGCAAATCCAACATCTGGGGCGATTTTTGCAACAGATGCAAATCCAGAACCAGGAGTAGATCCAGATGAATCTAATGTAACAACTCCAGATATAACATTTACTAATCTTAAAGTTGTGAGATTTACAGATGTGGGAGTTAAGACAGTGATAGATCCAGATGAGATTGTTCCAGTTAATGCAATTGTTCCCGATGTAGCATCCGAAGTTGTATATGTATAGGTAAAGGCTGTATCAATTCCTGCCCTATATCCAGAACCGCCATTGACAACACTAAATCCATAAAGTAATCCTCCTTGAGCAGCTTTACAAAGAGCAGCTTCTCCATCAGAAGTTTTATCAGTTGTTATGCTAATAAATTGATCAGTAATTACAGAATTTACGGAATTAACTGCAACCACATCAATTAAAATCCAAACATATCCATCACCAGAATTTGCAGAGTACGGTGCATATTTAGTTACATATGAAGGAATTGTAGAAGTTGCTGTATTTGGAGGAGCATATAGACATAGAAATATATTACCACTAACAGTAACATAACATGGAAGATACGTTACATTATAATCATCTGTGGAAGAATAAAAACAATTATCATTAATAGGATCATATGCCTTATATCTCTTACCAGTTAAGAACTTATTATTAGGAATAACCTTTGTACCATTTGCAGCAGTAACTCCAATAAGGCTAATGAGATTACTTTTAATTTCTCGTTCATCTAAATAAGTTCCTAAAGGAGTTGGTACAGTGGTATCTACCTGTTCATCTGTAACCCATTTATCAGATTTGCCAAGACCAACATAGTATTGATTAACTCCTAGATCTGATATAAAAGCAGATGTGTTATTACGCCGAAAGTTTTCTGTAATGATAGCAGACATGTTTATATTTATACGTATTTAATTGAGGTTTATCAAGAAATTATAGACTTGCGACAAAATCGGCTTGAGTGCCAGATACATTTATATTAGATGTGTTAAATCGAGATCCTTGGGTTGTAACTCCCGTGATTATATTATTATGTATTTCTGGTATAAATGTATTAGTCAGTGTGGTTAATATCAGGATTGGGGTTGCTAGAATACCAGTGTTTATTACATTAATAGTATTATTGGTAATTTTCAAATTAGTACATATTAATGCTGAATTATTCTCTGTGGAGAATAGTATACCATAACCAGACCATCCGACCGCATCAGATGGTCCATTCATATATGGAGATATGTTAAAATCATTCCCGGTAATTGTTATATTAGAATTGTTATGACCCCATGAAGCAAATCCTTGAATGACGTGCTCGGCTGTATTATTGATTATATTGAGATTGTTAATATCAAATGCATCATTATGATATAAAGTTGTACAATTTTTAACATAACAATTGGTTATAGATGAACCATTATAAAGAGTAAATCCGTACATTTTGGGATAATTATATTCCAATAAGCTAGTACCAGGCCATAATACCCATGAATCCCAAGAATCTGGCATGATAATTGATATATTATTACATTGTAAATTTTCTCCTGTAACAATAGTTACATACGGATTTGCTGGTCCAACTGATACAGGATTATCTATGAGAGAATTAGTAAAAGATGAATTGTATCCCCAAATTGGGAATACTTCACCAACTCCCCCAGTTGTCCAATTGATAAAATGACAGTTATCCATTGTCCCATTATCCATAATCAAACATCTATATTCAGGACCTTCTATTCGAGACGATACAGGTAGAGCGGTAAAATATGTTGGATGTATGGCAACTATATTATTAACTGAATTTGCATCTATAACAATACCTTTTAAAGTTGCTCCGTTAGAACATGTAATTACACATGGTGGTTCATAGTTTGTCCACGGAGCATTAATCATTTTAATAGTCGCACTTCTGCCAATACTAGCAGCAAGAGTTATTGGGCATGATATTACTGTATTTCCTGTGGCATTATTTACTGTATATGTTCCCGCCCCCAATAAAACTGTATTGACATTTGGTAAATCTCCAGTAATATAAGAATCAATCGCTACAACTCCTGCATGATCAACTGAACTACCATTATTGTAAATTACAGTAACGGTTTGTACTTTTGCTATGGCAGTTATAGTAATCGTGTAAGTAGTTGAAATTGCTGCCAATGACGTGACTACGACATTAATAATATTATCACCAATTACCAAGGGAATTCTATTTGAAGTATGACCTGATTGTACTACATCTCCGTTAACCGTAATAACGGCACCTATATCATTTGAGGTGGGAGTAATAGTTATAGGAACAATATCATTGGTTACCACTGAAGTATATGAACTGGTTTCGGTAAAAAACCTTGGATACATCGTAGCATTATTTAATGACAAGCCTGACAATGTGGTAGCCTTTGATACTTTAGATACCACCCATCCAGAAGATAACGTTGTAGAATCTGAGGTTATAATAGAATTGTCGTAACTAGATATCATATTATAAATTTGTTACTGTACTTAAGAAGAATGAAGTTACTTCATTATGTTGTATGATATTAACATAACAAGATATATTGCTAAATTTGCAGACATTTATATTGCTATATGGTTCCATCGCTTGAGCAATAGTCATATCTCCATATCCTGCACATAATTGAGTACTATCTAAGCTTCTTGCCCATGATTGATAATTCTCTCGCACAATTGAATCTCTACTATTATCACATAATTTCAATAAGCCTAATGTCATTAAAATCATTCTAATTAAAGATTGATCTAATGTAGGATCTATTAAAGCTTTAGATAGAATTGTGTAAATTATGGCGCCAAGATTAATTCGACCTGGTTGATATTTTGGAGAATGATAACCAATAACTGGAGGTTGAAGTAATTTATAACTCAAAAAATCTGCATTATTTTTGAATAGATTATAATCAATATAATTATACCATTCACTTTTTGCCAATAATTGTAGAAGTACGGCTGTAAATAATTTTAATCCCGCAGGATGCACTAATCTTAAATAATCATTAATCCATACATCACTACTATACGAAGACTTAATTGAATATGAATATTTCTGCCAATAATGACCATCATGTAATTTGTAATTATCTGATGCAAATGATTTATGATTTGAATATTTCCATAATTTCTTTGTGTCATTAGCCAAAGACCAAACGGTAGGATTCAATGCTATAATTGAATATAGGTTCAAATGATTTGTATCATAGATGATATCGCCATAACTACTCCCAGGAATAGACTCAGCATGAATACTAAACCCATGTTGATATTTGAATGGTCTCAAATTATCTATAGATTTATATACAACATCTGAATCGTTATATACTAAGGCATCAACCACATTTCCCCAAACAGCTTCATCTGGCCAGGCTGCATCTATTATTGTTATATTTTGTAAATTATCATATGTAAATATCCAACCACGAACCTTTGTATAATAATCGTAATAAATTGATTCATATCTTTCAATGAATGGGATATTATATAATTCAGGATTCTTGGCTTCATATGACCATACATTATCACGAAAGTATTTTAGATATACAGTAAGTTCTCCATTGGGCCCGATTGGCGAATCTGAAGATACTACCATTGTTTCTTTATTCGGATTAGTCAAACAAAGATTTGCATGAGTAAGATCCTGAATGCTACCCCATTGACCAGAACCAGCTGATAAATCGAATAGATAATCTCTAGGATAAAATATGCTTACAGTTTCATCATAGAATAATTTAAAGAATGCATATATAGAATCATCTGATCCTCGGGTATTATAATATTGCAGAACTATTTTATACAGAGTAACTTTACTTAAAGATGAAGTATTAGGTATTGTTCGAGCAATTAAACTTTGAATACTTGTCAAATACTTGTCAGATGCTATATCAATATCTTTATCGGAAGTAATATTTGATATTTCATATGAAGGTAATCCTACGGAATTGATATGTTCATAATATCTTTCAATGAAACTAATAAGAGTGGATGAAGATTCTCGAAGATTCTCTGGATACAGACCCGAAACTTTTCTGGATTCTATATTTCTAGGAGCCGCTGAATTTGCTACACTTAAAATCATTTATTACCGATCTCGTTTAAATGTGTTATAATTGATGGATTGACTGATACCTCCAACCACAATGGCATCAACTTCTCCATATACAGATATTCTATCTGTATTAATTTGAATTAGTTTATTACGAGCAGATGCAATATCATTTGATGCAGGAATAAGATCAAGATAAACAGTTGTGTCAATATCTGCATCCAAATAATCAAGTTCAACGATTCCCGCCGTAATATCAATGGAACCTACGTTGTTGTTATATACAAGTTGAGTTCCATCTGATGCAATACTATAACTGTAAATGATTCGTTTATTGGAATTGCTTGGATTTAGAATATCTCCAAGATAATATGTAACACCTTTATATGTCCATCCAGAAGACTTTATAATAACCACATCATTTTCTGGATTAAGTTGCATCCCATATTTCAAGGTGAGAATAGTAGGAGATCCTGCAACAATAGTAAATGTTTTTGAAACATAAACCCGAACCAATGAATTAAGAATAGCTGGAGAACTAGTATCAATAGTTTTTGATAATAAAGAATGACGAAATACACCATCAAATGATCGGAGATATTGAGAATTAAAATCAATGACTGTTTGTTTAACAGCACTTTCCATTTGTATTGCCGATAGTGTTGTTTGATTTTTGTTATATTTAAACATCACATCGAGAATAATATCAACATAATCATAATTTATAATTTGAGGTAGAATTGAAAGTACTTTCTTACCAGATAGAATATTGAGTACTTGTGATCTATCCTCATCAGTCAATTGAGATAATACACCAGAACGTACATTAGATTTTGCAATAGATATGAATACCTGACCATAATAAGGAGGATTATTTTCTTCTCCACCCCATACTGCAATAGTTTGAGCAGTCGGAAAATCTCTCTTAATGATAGCTTTATAATCATCTGCAGTGACGGCCCGATTTTGAGCAATAAAATTTAAAGGAGCATTAAACTTGATACTACTGATACTTTCATTATATGAACCTCCTGTTGCGAATAAACTGTTTCCATTAGTATCAGTTGCAGATGTTACGTTATATTGTGGAGCATTCTTTAAATCTGAAATCAAATTCATGGTAAATCCTGTACCATATCCGGCTCCATTTACAATAGGACCTTCAGTGACAAGATAACTCAATTGTAATACACCGAGGTTATCTGGAACTTTTCCAAAGGTTGTACCATTACCAAAACTAATAAAATAATTTCCATTATAATTTTCAGAGATAAAGTATATCTGAGAAGAACCATCTATATTAGCAACTTGCTCAAACCTATTATATACATCAAACAAACCTGCTCCCGTAGGATATACTAGTACTTTAAGAGTAGAAATATCAATATTCTTATCATTAATTATATATTGATTATTATTTTGAAGATTATTAATCTGAATATTAGTAGTAATTAAAGCTCCCTGATATATATTAGCAATTCCCGAATATACACCATTATTTAATGTTAAAACGACATCGTCAAGATTCACAAATTCATATGAAACTTTATTGATATATGTATTAAAAATTGTATATGCTGGAACAATAATTGTTGTAGATGAATCTATATCTGCGGAATAATTACGAGATATATTGATTGTAGCTTTAGCGGCAGTATAACTATTTGGGGTATAACCTATAAGCTTTGCACAAGATACTACGTTTTGTCTAAGTTGGGCAGAATCAATAAAACTTTCGTTGACTGCCATATGAGCAAGTACAGCATTATAATGAGTATTATGAGAAAGCAAATCTATCAAAGTATTTAAACCGGATCCAGAATAATTCCAATCTTTGAACGGAGAATCCGACGCAGTAAAATATGCGATTAGATTCATCTTAATCTGATCGAAATCTAATTCTGTTACATTGATTCTTTGACTTGGATTTGCCATTTATCTGATTCTGTTGAGGTAAAATGTTACATCTGCAACCACATCATAGGATGTTAAAAATGTTACAGTGACTTGATATGCATTTCTAATAGAATTATCTATAACTTGGACAGTTATTTCGGATACTCTAGGTTCATATTTTTTTATGAGATTTTCAATAGCATCTTTTAAGGCGAATGCTGTAAATGGATTAGCATTTTCAAATAATAAAGATCTAAGACCAGATCCTAATTGAGCTTGAAATGGTCTTTCATGATGATTAGTTAATACTAAATTTCGTATAGATGATCTAATTGCATCGAGATCAATAATAGGAAGAATATCATTATATACTGGATGTATAGTAAAGCTTGGATCCATATCACTATAAAGAAAATTACGTGATACGACACTTGCGCGTCCATCACTGTAATCCGATAAAATCCTACTCATATATTATATTTATACAAGAAGATTTTGAGTTTCTAAACATTTGTAGTTGCTCCGTTAGTTGCTGTAGCTTCAGAAGCATATAATTTGTGAGCAGATTTATAATTTGAATTTATTTGAGTTCCTAAAGAAACAACAAAGGCCTGTACTTTATCAATTCCTGGACTTGGATATAATCTATGATTTGTAGTAAATATATCAGGGTGATGATAAGTATTGCTACCAGTTCCCGTTCCTGTATATGCTCCAGTATCTGTTACTGTATATTGGCCAGATGTGGTTTTACCTGCTGGATTATATGGAGTTCCGTCGGGATTTTTTAAGGCTATTACTGAACCACCTGGCCAACGAGTACTAGCTATAGTTAGACCGTCTCTTAGAATTCCATATGCTCCTCTGTCACCATCTCTAGTTCCTTCTAGCTGAACTTTACCTGATCTTAATTCTGCGGCAGTTGTAGGATCATCGCTTGCAGGGCCATAAGTAGTACATCCAACATTTTCAACTCCTCGAGTAGGTACTAGAACATTCTTCATAAAGTATGCTCGAATTACATTAGTATTTTTCCCAATTTCTAACTTACCGCGTGTAATCCGTCTATTAAAATCCATCATAAGTTCGGCGGACCATTCTCCATGAGATTTCTCTATTCGTAATGCATTATCAATATATTTCTGTTGTAGAATAGCATCTTTTGATGAATCTGTTGTAATCTTTATATCATCATGATATGAATAGATTAATGTTGTCACAGCCGTTATCATCACCATGTAATTGGAGAAAGGTTTAGTTATATCTCCACCCTCCTCAATTTTTTTCAACTCAGTCATCTTGGGAGTATCTTTTGCGACTGCGCCTCTTAACCCTTCCAAGAAGGTATCATATGAATTCTTGACATTATTAGATGCTGGATTAAATATCGGCATTGGTGTGGGAGTGACAATCTTGGGTTGTAATGTGGGGTTAGATTTGATTCTTCCTGGAGAAGGTAGTCCAAACACACCGTAATCTTGTTTGTTACACACATTATTAATATCCTTTAATATTTCAGTAATCCCAGGAATATTTGGGAATTGTTTTTCAAGAGCATGAATTTGATCATTAATATTCGCATATACTCCCGATGAAGCTAGTACAGCGTCAAGAAAACTTAAAGGATTACTTCTAATATCCTGAATTGACACAATTATAGCCTCCGCTTCCTCAATCATATTAACAATCTGTGAAATTAGATTAGAAATACCAAGCCCTGGAATATATGCTAATAATAAACTCAATGCTTTTGCAGCAACAGCTTCCATTAATTTTTCTGGAAGAGATTTTGCACAATCAGAAATAGACGCTATAGTTGAAATTGCACTAATCTGTGGAACATCCAACCGATATAAAAGAGTTTCTGTAATGAAACCAGATGGATCTTTAAGAGATGCTTTACCTTCTGGAGTTAACAATCCAGTTTTAAAATTAAGTTGTTCTGCTATTGCGCCCGTATCCATTGCTATAGTATGAGTTGCAATCACAGGAGTTGTAGATTTATAATTCTGATCTACAACCATTACAGAAACTTGGTATGTTCCAGGATCAGATGGTGCGATTAAAGATCCATTGTATGTTACAATACAATCTAAATTTGGTGGGTTGGTAATTATAGTTGCGACCGGAGAAAGTCCATTATATATAAAAGTTTCATCGTTCAAAGTAATAGTTGCAATACCTTTATCAATAGATAAAGACTTTGAGGTATTTACAATGCCAACATCTGACCTTTTGACATCACTTGGATCCCATTTGGATGTAAAATATCCAACCATAGGACTTGTCCCACCCAAAGGATTAGGTGATAATGAAGCTTCGACACGAATATCATATTTTCCTATATTAGTGGGAATAGTCGTACTTGATGTATTATCATTAGAAATGTAAGTTACTGTATATGTTATAGATAACAATGATACAGGATGGTATATATCATCAAGACCAGAATTATCAGTATAATACCCAACAGTATTTAAAACAACTCCTGGAAATGATCCAAATGTTGTCTTGAGATTATCTGTAAGAGTTATATAAAGAAAATTTGGAAGATGTATCATATAATCGGAGGAGCTGATGGAATTTCAGATGTTAGATGAATATGAGATGATAATGTTACTGGTCCGGTTAGAGTACTCATAGTATCAAGACATTCTACAAATGCATTAGGAGCAAGTATTGAAGGAGTTTTTGCGAAAAATACTGGAGTTAATGCAGTGATAGTTCCAACAGCAGTTATATTACAAGTTGATAATGAATCTATTCCAATTAATGATCCTCCAATAGAAACCTTACCAGACGAATTAAGTGATGTTCCAGAAGGCCCTCCAGTAATATGAGCCGATCCAGTCGAGGTCATATTATAATCTCCTTTGATAATAGATGTATATCCAGAAGATACCGTTTCAGAAACTTTACCATGAACCGTATGAGTAAAATCTTTACTTTCCGTGATCTGTTTACCTTTAATCTTTTCAGATGCATCTCCTACAACCTCAAGAATATAATTACCATCAACATGAAGACTATAATCTCCATGAACTGTTGTATGCATTTCCTCAGTTTCAATCTCTAACTTCTTACAATGAAGTTTAACACTCTGTTCCATTGTGACATGCGCATTTCCTTTAATATGAATATGACCATCTCTGATAACCATTATCCAAGAATCACCTTGGATATCAATGATAGAAGTACCATCGGCTATAATTGTTTTTGATGTACCCGATTTATGATGTTCTGCAATTCGTTCATGTCCAGGTGTGTCATCAACTTCAAAAACATGACCACCCTTAGTTTGAGTTACAGAATTAAAAGTATATTGAGAATCCTCTGTGGGTACAGGAGGATTCCATAGATTCGTAAACTGAAATTCATTTGTTGCCATACTATACTAACATTGAAGATGAAGAACTCGTGGGAGATTTAATACGAAGAAGACTTCTAACACTACTCATTGCTGTATCTTTAAGAATAACACCTTCAACTCCATTTGATATTGAATTCCCTTGAATTAATTGGAAACCTTTTTCTGTTTGTTTTACTACAATAGCTGCATGAGAAAATGAAAATATAACAATATCTCCTGGCTGAGCTTCTCTAGGATTTTTAATAATCTGTACTAAAGCTGGATTTGATGCAGCCCAATCTGTTTCTAATCCAAAAGCAGATGCTGTCTTTGGTCTATGTTTTTCATCAATAATTCCACTTTGTTGAACACACCAACAAACAAAGGCAGCACACCATGCTTGCCCATAACCAGAAGTATCTGAACTTGTTGCAGTCCAGTATTTTTCAATTCCAGGTCCTCTATTATCATGATTAGGTTCCACAACTCCTATTTGTGTTAAACCCACATTTGCTATTGCAGAAGCAGGACCAGTCGCAACTGGAACTGGATCGTTAGAAGTTCCGGTTGTAGAAGTTGCGGTTGTATTTTTACCCGTAGGACTATATATACCAGAACTCGATAATGCCGATTGTTGAGCATTAGCAAATCCAGGATTATTTCCATTAGTATATGCAAGAGATCCTGCTGGAGCATCTGGTCCCGATCTTAAAGGATAGGTTCCCATGGGATCTTGAAATCCAATAGCCGATGGTCTACCACTAAATCCAGTTGATGAAGATGCTCCGGGAATTGTTCCTATAATAACGGGATCTTGCAATTCAGCATCTCTAAAGAATCCAAAAACCCATGTTCCTGCACTCATGGAATGATTCAAGCCAATACCACAAATACTCGCAGAAGTTGTTGGAAGTATTACAGTTGCCCATGGCAAATCTTGACTGGGAAGTAAAGTTAAATCTGGTGTATGATATCCCATACACCTCACCTGAGCACGTCCTAGCTGAAGAGGATCATTAGTACTTTCGACAACACCTGTAAACCAATGAGAAATTTTCATAGCTTATCACTTACAACTCTTAGTTTACTTGTATAATATCCATCAGAAAATGAATGAGTTACATTGGATATTATATATGGACCTGATATTCTTTCATCTAATTGATCTATACTATTTCGGGTACTTTTATCATATATTTCAACATTAATAGCTTTATATATTTCTAAATTGATCTTTCTTCCAGGATTTAAATATAAATCTCCATATACAGTAACTTCATGTGTAACTGAACTCATTCTTGCAGAAAATGCTTTCGCATTAGCTATATTAGCGAGTAAAGGTCCAGAAGTTGAATTCAATTGAGAAACTGGATTTGGAACTGTATTAACTTCCAAATTAGTCATGCTTGCATTAGGCATGTCAGATAATGCAATAGGCTTAAAATTTTTATCATGAGCATATAATGTAATAGATCCCTTATTAAATATAGTTTTAAACGGATCTTGTATAACATTGGTTGTGGCAAGAGTATTTGGTATAATAACTGATCGATTTTTATCAGCATTAAAAATTTGTTGAGTCCAAGTTTTAGTACCAAGATCTGTAACATTGACTACACTTGCAAATGCACCAGCCTTAGCTAACTCCAACTTATTTAATTTCATGTTGGATTGCATTTCAATAATTCGGAGAATCCCATCCTTATAAGCTTCAGGAGAATCTCCTGTATTATCCAACTTTTGTTTATATGTGTATTTTCTATATGAGCTAGAATTAACTAATTCCGTCCATGAAGATAATCTTGGTATATTTTCTGAAATTCTATTATATAAGAAAAAAGGTGAACCAACAGAATCAAATAGCTTGGATCTTAACCATTCAGCAGCTCTAAGAGGACTTTGAATGGTGATAATCCCATCAAACATAGTTATTGGAAGTTTTTTTGGTACAAGTAATTTTACATTAAGATCATCTTTAAAGATATTATAGATGTTTGTGAGAACATTGTTTTTTATAGACCGAGATATTTTTGTAAGAGCTGATAGATAAGCAAAATCCGATATAGCAATAAGAGAATATTTTTGAATATTAGGAGATGATGCTAACTTTTCATAATTAGGATATTCAAGAACTGTTAATTTCAACTTAATATTTTTTACGGGAGTTGCTGAATTGATTTCTGGATTATTACTAATCTTTTCAATTTCAATATTGATTATTTCTTGTCCATTAATACCAAAATCTTCAAAGAAATTAATCGTATCTTTTATAGTTGCCGATAATGTTATTACTGGGGAAAACAACTCTTCAGTTATAGTGAAAGATTCTACAATTCGACGAATATCTCTAACTTCATTCTTTGAGTTTGTTATATCAAACTTAATAAGATTGAAGGCGGATGGAATATTAGCAATTCCATTCTCAATACCCTTTGGTGTATTCCTTGTAATGATATTAGTCATATTAACTATTCAAAACTGAGAAGTATGCAGATGCAAAATCAGCAATTCTATCGGCTCGGATGATTTTAATTTGAGTTTTGGCATCATTTGTTATAGTCTCAATATCTTGAAAACTTTTATATATTGGTTCGTTTGTTCCTAACTTAATTAAGTCATATACATTTCTAATATTCCCAAATGTATCATAATATGTATGAGCTGCATTATAGTATAAAGACCAATTGTATGGATATGATATGACAGTTTTATTATTTATTTCTGATGTAACACTAAGCGGAATATACACTGAATGAAATATAACATCATTTATATCAGCCCCAGTTTCTATAATAGTTTTCCAGGCAGACTCTTTTAATCCGTTAGCCACATACATGGATTTCATGATAGATAACCATTCAAGTTTTAGAGGAGAATTGACTACATTAGGCTCATGCCAAGAAAGTGAATAATGTGGAGATGATATAAAAGAATCTCTAGAATTAGAAGATATATCATAGATAATCAATTGTTGCCTAGCCGAATCAAATTTTAGAATTTTAGCACTACTTCCTACATCATTATTTAAACGCAAATATGGAAGATACTTTGAATTCAAGGGAGTTAAACTAAAATCCATGAGATCATCTTTATTTTTAATATCAATTAAAGATTCTGGAGTAAATGTAATAACTGAATATGGAGAATATTCAGCTTCTATCATACTATTTAAATCATAATAAGACATTGGCCATGCCTCATTGAGACCGTCTTTGAGAAACGAATTTAGAATAAAGAAAGTCCAATAATAGTCGGAAGTTCCATATAGATCATATGATACTGTATCTGGTCTATCTCCATCACGAATAGTATAGTAGGTATAAACCGATGCATCATCGGGAAGTTTTGATGCAGTCACTGAAACCTCTTGTGTAATATTAGTGAGATTTGTAACAGAACCATCACCATAAAGATCATATGGTATTGTAGAGTATTTGGAAAAGAATGGGGTTGGCATGATAGATTAAATTAAAGGCCTCCTACCCTTGTACCGGATGCATTACCCCCAAGATATTGAGGAAGAGTTCCTAGAGGACCAGCTTTACCGACTCCATCATTATTAATAGGAGGAAGCGGACTTATTAAATCAGATGATGATGAATTCGGCGCAGCAACATCTGGAGCAACATCTGGAGTAAATACATTGATGCCAGTTCTCTTTGGTTTATCACTATTCAGACTTAGAATATCTTCATATGTAAGTGCTCTTGTTTCTTTAAATGATACAGTTAATTCAGTTGCAAACGGAGCAGAATCATTTCTCCACATATTATTAGAAGAGTTGAAAGTAGAATCAACACTTTCCAGATAACAATCAAATATCTTTGGAATATGATCGAGTTCTTTTATTTCATTTCCTCCGCTAAAAGCAACAAACCGAATAGTCCAGGATGGCGGATATAATAATTGAAATCCATTTGAAACTGGATAAACCCCTGATCGGAAAGCATATACAATACGTCTAATAAGATCAGCTTCAGGAGCACTACTAGGTATTAAATTAAATTTAAAAGTAAATGTCCTTGTACCAACTCCAGAAAATTCTGTATTTACATAAGGATTGAAAATAGTACCTGCCCCAATAGATGCCGCTGAAGATATATTAGGAGAAACTGATTTCAATCCTTTTAGAACAAGTGAAGCTATTTCTTCCTTAGATCCACCTAATTGTTGCTTGGCGTTATCAAATACTCCTTTGATAGCATCCATATTTGCACCACCTTGTAAAGATCCAGCAACTGCATTCCCAATAACTCCAAGTTCTTTTGCCGTATAAGTTGAACTATCGGCCGTAGAAATTCCAGTAGGAATTGGTAGTGCTATCATTGGAGCTTGTGCTCGCAATCTAATATTCGATGATGCCACATTCTTATTATTCTGAGTAAATACAACCATTGGCCTATAAGTCGTAGATGCAACCATAATATCCAATGGAAATATTAATGGAGCTGAAGACTGTGAGTTATTTGCCATGATAAATATATTTATATATGTCAAAGTACTATTCTGGAAAATTTCGTCCAAAAAACATTTCTAAGTATGAAGGACAATATGATAATATACAATATAGATCATTATGGGAACGACAAGTATTTAAATGGTGTGATGAAAATCCTAGTATAATTTCATGGTCTTCAGAAGAAACTGTAGTTCCATATGTTTGTAGAACTGATAATAAACACCATCGGTATTTCGTTGATCTCAAAATTACCTTCTCTAATGGTAAAACTTTTCTAATTGAAATCAAGCCAAAAGCTCAAACTATTTTACCTAAAAAACCTGCACGGCAAACTCGAAAGTTTCTTTTGGAAGTTCTTACTTATACAAAAAACCAGTCAAAATGGCACGCAGCAGAAGCATATGCACATCAAAGAGGTTGGGAATTTGAGGTTTGGACTGAAGATTCTTTGGCAGATTTAGGAATCAAGCTTATTATTGAACGAGCTCCTAAACCAAAAAGGAAGATATAAATAATATCTATATGATATCTTTTAAAACTTACATCTTATTGGAAAATTCTGATTATCGAGGAAACCATTCAGCCCCCATGAATACTCCAGATAAGGCGCCTCTTCACAAACTAGATATGATATATCCCGATGATATCTATAGTTTAGATGCCGCAAGACTATACGGTGATATGGGTGGAGATTTGAATGATAGGATTTCTATAAGCCTTATAAAGGCTTATAGAAATAAGCCCAATGCAAAGGTTACGATTTATCGAGCAGTTCCTAAGATTTTAAGTAATTCTGAGAAGTTGTCTAAATTGAAAACAATGAAATATAACTTCATGAGCAGAAAGTTAATTCCTAGATCTTACAAAGGGGATAAGAAGCTTTTTTATGATTGGGTTACAAAGGAGATAGAGGAAGTTAAAGATAAACCAAACACAGCCAAACTTGTTATTTCTCCTGGAGATTGGGTTACTTTAAATAGACAATATGCAGTTAATCATGGATTAGGAGAATTGCGGGGCAATTATAGAATTCTCACTAAGACTGTGTTAGCCAATCAATTATTTACAGATGGTAATTCAATTCATGAATTTGGATATGATCCCAGTTAATAAATATTTAATATGGTGATCTCTAATTCAAATTCTCTTTTTCAAAAACTACATGCTGAAGCTAAATCGGCCGGAATCATTCCTAACACGATAGCATCACATAAATGGTTTTTATCAAAGTTATCAGGAATGCGACAGACTATTGCCGAACGCACAATTATTACGGATACTTCATTAAAGTCTGGTAATAGAGCTAAAATAGGAAAAATGTATGCTTTTCGATATGATCCTAAACATAAATTAACTCTTCCATTGTATGATGCATTTCCCTTAATTTTAATGGTTGGTCCTGCAAAAGGAGCTAATGGAGAACAGGGATTCTATGGACTCAATCTTCATTATCTTCCTCCACAAGCTCGGGCGGTTTTCTTTGATAGACTTATGTCTTTTACCAATAAAAGATATGATGCAAATACACAAATTCGTTTATCATATTCTATGCTTAAATCTGCATCAAGATTGAAAGCATTTGAACCTTGTTTTCATATGTATTTGCTAAAACACATGAAAGGATTTGCCGTAGAAATTCCTGCAACAGAATGGGAAATTGCTTTGTTCATGCCTTGCGAAAACTTCAAATAAATTTTATATGGCTATTACAAATCCTATTCCTCCAAAGAACACTTCTAAATCAGATCCAAAAACTCTACTTTCTAGAATTCAAGCTAGACAAGGTCTGTCCAGGAGTAATAGATTTTATGTGGATTTCAGTGCTGTCGGCACTTTATTCCAAGTTGATAATGTTCAGTTGGATGATCTTAATTATTTTTGTGAAACATCTTCAATTCCTGGAAGAACAATAGAAACAGTTGAATATGGTATATGGCATCGACCAATTAAATTGCCTGCAGGTTATACTAACGATGATGTTACAATGACATTCCATATGACCAATGATTTCTTTGTTAAGAAGTTATTGGATTTATGGATGGGAAAGATCATTAATATTGATACATATCTTTTGAATTATGATAATGAATATAAAACTTCCATCAAGCTTTATCAATTAGATCAAAGTGATAAAATTATATATGGTGTAGAACTTATAGAAGCATATCCATATACAGTAAAAGCGTTAGAATTGAATAATGGTATTGAAAATGAAATAGTTTCATGTTCGGCTTCATTTACATATAAAGACTTTCGTGTTATTTCTGTTACAAATTCTGATATAACATCAAATCCTATTTCTGTTAATAATCAATATAACAATAGTGCTCCTGTTCCTGGCTCGTCATTAACTCCATTACAGCCAGCCAATAATCCATCTTATCAAACTATAGCTCCGGCAACACCCGGATTGGCTCCTCAACCAGATAATCAACCTTCAATATTAGACACTTTAAACCCTTCATTCTTAGATCCAAGAGTTGTTCCGCCTATCACTTCTCCAACAACTCCTGATTATAAACCCATAATTCCACAAACTCCAGTTTAATTTGAAGATATATATTATATAACACAATAATAAATTATGGCACTTCCTATCATTACATCTCCGAGATATTCGCTTACTGTTCCGTCAACACAAAAAACTATAGAATTTCGTCCATTTTTGGTTAAGGAAGAAAAGATTCTCCTAATAGCACAAGAATCTTCGGATAATACAGAGATTATTCAAGCAATGAAAAATATTATTTCTGCTTGTACATTCAATAAAGTTGATCCTGAAACTCTTTCAGTATTAGACCTTGAATATATCTTTCTCAAGCTTCGTTCAAAATCTGTAGGAGAAATTGCAACTATTAATTGTAAGTGTACAAAGTGTAAGAAGTTTACTCAAACCTCAATTAATCTTGAAGATATTAAGATTGATAATGATCCTAAAAAGAGCAAAATTATTATGCTTACAGATAAAATTGGACTTAATATGAGATATATTCAAGTTAAAGATATGAATGTTCTCATGAATGATAAGTCGGAAAAAACTGATATGATTACCGATATTGTTATTGCTTCCATTGCTAGTATTTTTGATGATGTTGGGGTATATCTTTCAGAACAAACATCAAGAGAAGAAATGGAAACATTTATCAATTCTTTAAATAGAACTCAAATGTCTCTAATTGAAACTTTCATTGCAGAAGCTCCAAAATTATCACATGTTGTAAAGTTTGTATGCTCTTCTTGTAAGGAAAAGAATTCTATAACATTGATTGGTGCACAAAGTTTTTTCGAGTAGCGCTCTCTCACGCAAGTCTTGTGAACTTTTATCAAGAAATGTTTGCTCTTGCGCAATATCACCATTGGAGCCTAAATGAGTTAAATGATCTAATTCCTTGGGAAAAGGAAATCTATCTATCCTTACTCATAAATCATATTAAGGATGAGGAAGAGAAACAAAAAAGAGAGAGTCATAAATCATATAAATAAAGATGAACTATGGCTAAAAAAATATCAAGAACTTCTTCTAATTCGGTTTCTCTTCAAGGAGGATTTCTTGATATTATTGATGAGATTAAAAAATCAAATCAAATCGTCGGATCCATTGCAGAATCTATTAAAGTATTGGATACCGCCAAGTCTTTAGTATTAAAACCTACAGAAGGTCTTCATCATGAAATAGAAATGGGTTTACTCAATATAGCAAATGTCGCAGCTATATTAAGAGAAATCAGAGATGATAAAAAATGGGAAGAGATAGTTAAATATACCAGATTAAGTGCAGAGAGAATATTAACTCTCACTGAAGCTATTAGTAATATTAAGATAGTAAATCCGGTTACAAGTGCTATTTCTAGTAATAAACCTATGGGAGCTACTAGAGTATTAACGTCTCCAGGTAAACGAATAACAAAAATATCAAGTTATAGAGGATCTCGCCATCAAATGGTAGATACTTCAATCGAAACTCCTGGTGTAGGAAATCTATTAAAAGGTTTAATGTTAAGTATCACACCTCAATTTGTTTTTGATGTATATACAAACGGTATTCAGAAATTAGTCAATGTTATAAAATCAATAGATATTTCTTTAATTGATGAAAAATTAAAACATCTTTCAGGACTATCAAGAATAGTTAAAGATATTCAAAGTATCAGTTGGATTGGTGTATTGAAAGGCGCATTGACTCTTAAAAGTCTTTCTCATATATATGCAATGGGTATACGAGCATTAGTAAATGCTTTGAGTACAATAGATATACCTAAAGAACTTGAAGAAAGAATCAGACTTTTTGCTCATATATTAGATCCTTTGGAAACTCTTCAGAATCTAAAATTCGTAAAGATGTTAGCAGGGTCTTTATTGCTATCAACTATTACCAATAATATAGTTGCAGGTCTAACACCATTAACATCTATACCTACTACAAAATTAGAAAAGTTAAAAAATGTAGGAATTATGTTACAAGAGGTATTTACTCCTATTGCAAAATTTCTTAGTTCTGTTGCGGGATCTCTAATGAAAGGAGCTTTAGGTATAACTTTATTGGGAGCTTCAATATTGCCATTTGTATTTTCATTGAAAATGATGGAAGGTATTAAAGAGGACACCATTGAAAATCTTGCTAAAGGCTTAGTAGTATTAGCTATTGCTGGCGGTGTACTTGGATCTGCATTACCAATGGTTGCGGCTGGAGCTTTAGGTATAACTTTATTGGGAGCCTCAATATTTCCTTTTATACTTGCACTCGAATCGCTACAAGGAATTGATTGGAAAATTATTGAGACTATTGGTCCAGCATTATCATCTTTAGCTGAAGGGGCAATACCATTAGTTCTAGCCGGTCCAGGTTTAACTTTAGGTGCTATAGGTCTTGGTTTATTTGCAGGAGGTCTTAAGTCGTTATCAATGGCAATGAATAATGATTCTGCTAAAACATTAACAACCTTTGTAACCAATTTAACAGATCTCACTAAGAATGTAACATTTACAAAACTTAAAGATATTGCTTTGGGAGTTGGTGCATTAGCCTTAGGTATTGCCGGACTTGGAGCTGGCACCGCAATTGATGGTATTCTATCATTCTTTGGTAAAAAACTAGGACTTACAATAGATCCAATTGCACAAATCATAAGTCTAGCTGAACGAGGTGCTGGTATCACTCTTGTTGGCGACGGTCTTAATAATATAGCAAAAGGCTTAGCGAGTATTGCAGACGCCGCTGATGGACTTAAAGCCTTAACTGATTTAGATATTGATAAACTTGAAAGTGTTGCAAAATTTCAAAAAGCCGTTTCCGCTGGATATACATCATGGGATGATTATAAAAGTCATGATTATAAAGATCGTAATGCAATTAAAACTATAGAACCTACTACAGGTATTAGTGTGAACAGTGATGTCAGTAGATCACTTGGCGGGCAAGGAAGCTCTACTCCAATTATTGTTAACAATATTAACACTGGTGGTAATGTATCATCGAATAGTTCTAATATTATGAATAGTGTGATGATGGCCTCAGTACCCGGAAGCGGAATACCTGCATTATGGGATTATTAAATCCTATTCTCATATAAAAAGGTATCAAACTCTTCTGCTGTATGTATACCTTCAAGAGTAGATAGAATATTTCCATTCATATCATAGAAGATACAGTATGGAATTCCTGTAAGTTTTGAATCTAGAACTATATGAATATTATCATAATTATCGACATCAATAATCTGTAATTGAGTTGGAGTCCTATTACAATAATCTTGAATAACTATTTGATACTTCTTACAATCTATACAAGAAAGTAAAGTAAAAACCCTGATTAAAAAGATCATAAAGTATATAACAAAAATCCCGACACTTCTCAAAAAAGAGGTGTCGGGATTTTAAGTTTTATTTAATCGTTATTGTTTGGCAAGCTTAGCAAAATATGAAAGCGACGAATCATCTTCTTCTCCACTCTCACCCGCATCTTCATAAGTAGAAGCAACTGATTCCTTAACAAGTTCTGGCAGAGACTTACCAAGTACAGCTGGTGTAGTTGTATTCACACTAGTGTGATTTACCATAGTATTATCAGTTTCTCCCATAACAGCAAGGAACTTACTTTTAAGTTCATTATATGATTTGAACTTATCAGGAGAAACCAATTCTGTGAGGGAATATAGACCATCATAAAGTTCCTTTTGACGCTCTTCATCACCTGCAAAGATTTCTGAAGGTGCATCAAATTCACTCTTATCATAATTACGATAACCTTCAACGTGACGGATTTTGATCTTGAAATTAGCACCAGCCCACATATCAAAGACATTAACTGCTACTTCTCCAGGGAAAGTTGGGGAAAGTTTTTCATTGATCATGTCAAAAATCTTCTTACCATAACGGAAGATTTTGATTTTCCCTTCATTTTCAGGATTTGCTGGATCTGCTATTACTAGTACATTAGAAAAATAATTAAGATGACGTTTGCGAGCACGAACGCCCTCTTTATCTTTTTCATTGCCACTATTCCATTTTAGGGCGTTATACTCAGATACATAATCTTGTTGACCATTTGTGGTTAATGAATTTTCAATGTACCAACGACCAGTTGTTTCACCTTTAAATGAATGCGACCAAAGTCGTACGAATGGTAGATCCTCGCCAGATTTTGCAGGGAGAAATCTAATAACAGCAAAGCCATTACCAGTTTTATCAGCTACAGGACTCCAGAGACGTTCATCAGGTGTATATGACTTTGATGGATTGGTAATTTGTTCAGAAGCACCAACAAGTTTAGCTAGAGCAGCATCCCGATTTTTCTTTAATTGATCGAATGTAGACATATTATTATTTGTATTGTTGTATTGTTTGTATTTTATTATTGTTTGTTTTGTATTTTTATATAGAGGAAATTATTGCTAAGAATATCCTTTATATAATATATATTATATATCATTTTTTCTGATATGTAAATCTAATTCTTAAAAGTCTTTAGAATAATATTCCTAGAATTATTAAGATTGATTTCTTCCTTCAGAAAAGGTTGATATTGTAATATTTTATTATTTATATCTCCTATAATTCCTAAAGGATCTGACATTGTATTTTCTATATTCTTAACAAATCTAATCAGACTTTGAAGTATTACCAATGATTCCAAAGAGATTTTCCCATGGTATAACATTTTATAAATCAAAGGTACTTCGACATTATCTTTGGATATAAATGCGTCATCAAATGATAACTCTTTTTCGATACAGACTTTATAAAACTCAAATATCTCACACTTAAATGAGTATTCCATCCTTTGAATTTTTGCAATCCAACTAGAATATATATCTTCATTCATATCACCAATCCATTCTTTACCACCAAGAATATTTGCAAGAAAATATAGAATTATGTCATTTTTTCTAGGATACTTTTTTGATAATTTCTCCAAAGCCCATTTACTTCTAGATTCATTTCTAGATCCCGGTTTAAGTCTTGGCCCACGAAAGTTAAATTTAAATGCATCGAATTTCGAACTCGATTGAAAATGCAACTTTATAGCCATATATATCTGCCATATATCACTGGCATTTATCTTAATGGAATCATGACTAATAACAATCATAGGAAATCAAATAGATCTCCGCTGGATCGAGGGAGTAAGAAATTCCTTTGTGCTTCAGATTCTAATTTGGCTTTCAACGAGCCTGTAATCAATTTTGCAATATCTTCAGGTTCTACTCCTAATTCTTCACAGATATGTACAACAGCTTCCACATATTGCATGCCTTCCTCATGTACAAGAGTTTCAGTACGAGCAATTAGTTCAGCTTTAGTAAGAATAGGTAAGATTTGAGCAATTTCAGGATTATTCATATTTTTAAATTCGAGGTTCGATTACTTTGAGCAAAATACAATCAGAATTTACTCGACCAGTTACTGGTTTTCGAGTAGTCTTTACTCCATCGAAAATTTTATCTAACTTCTTTGGCGGAGCGGATAAAATACCGGCAAGAATTTCTTTAGGTTTGCGTAGTACCATTGCAAAACTTTCATCTGGATTCCAATCAAGTAGAGTTGATCCTTTAACAGAAAATCCTGGAGAACCTTTAGCAAAAAGTACACTAAGCAATCTAGTTTTCGTATTGAAGATATAAAGTCTTTGAGATCCAGGAATTCTTGATGGTGCAACTGAATCCAATGAATAATCCGAAGAATTTAATTGATACTTCAATTTAGATACTTGTTTATCTGCAGACTTAGATTTCTTAATTCGAGGTTTGCGTTCAGCAACCTTAATTTTTGCATGTAATCTAACCTCAGCCAACATTGTATCAAAACCTTTTACAATATTTTTGAGATTAGCTTTAGATAAAAAGTTATAACTTTCCACCGCTTGAGGACATAATTTTTCCAGGGCATCATTATACCCAGCTCTATGATACTCCAACCAATCAATAATTTGTTTACATCCTTGAGTCGGAACCTTATAGGTCTTAAGAAGATCTGTAAGATTAATACTAGCAATACCATTTTTAGGATTAGCCCATTTATCAATCAACTCTTCCAGAACCATAATGATATCTTTACGAACATTCTCGCGAATGCGCTCAAGGGGAGAAATGGCTTTTACTTTCTTTTCTACAATTGAACTAGCAATTTCAGGAATTATTTCAAATTTAATTCTAAGAACTTTTCTAATTTCTTCTTTAACTACATCGTAATCGGATTTGGCGATAGGAGGAATATCATGAAATGGAAGATTATTATAGTAATCTTGAGCATTTGGATGTAGTGGTGGCATTCCACGATCCATACATCGCACTAGTTTTCCTACCATTGCTGGCAAAGCTCCCGATTCTGAATTCCTAATTGTAGAAATATCAGATGCAGAATACTTCTCTTTCTTCATCCATTTCAGTGTAAGATCCATCAAATCTTTTTCAGTTAGATAATAACCATAAAATCTGATAGCTTTTGATCGAGTAGAATAGAATTTTTCTAAATCCCAAGATTGCCAATTATGCCAAACTTGTTCTCCTCCAGTATGGATAAAATCTGGAGAATTAACTGTTCCATTTTTGCTGTAAGTGCTCATTTAATTATGTGGTGTGTTACCAAAGAAAAAACCATCCAGATTTATTCCGAAGAGTCTTCTTTGTTTTTTCTAAGCGATGTTTACGAATATACAAAGAAGATTTTGCAGTGACTATCTTCTTCGCTAGTCTAATGGTCATAGAGCTGCAAGTTCAACAGAGATAATAGAATCAAATCGGAATGATCGCCATGAATCTTTATCCAAATCATATACGATTACAATACCATCTGGATATCCACTTTTTAGTTTAGAATCATCTCCATCAGAATTCTTTGGATACTTATCCTTAGGAATATGTGTACCATCGCGAGTACATTTCATACACCGATGATCTCCATTCACTTTAATAAAAGTGACTTTGAGTACATTATTTTCCAGTGCAGTTACTAATTCTTCTTGAGTGTAGTTCATTAAGGGATGTAGATTGCAGACGGTTTTACTCCATTAATTTGAGATGCATATTTTTCGCCTTCTCGATGTCCTGCTTCATATGCAGATTCTTCAATATATGAAACTGCATCTTTAATAGCTTGGACAGCCTCGATAATAGATACTGTTTCATTTTTTACAGATTGAAACAGCTCATATAACATATCTGCGTTTTTAGCTTTATTGTTTGTTTCCATATGATTATTATAAACTAAATTGATTGTGTTGTAAATATCTATTTTCAGAATTCAAACTCTAAAATTTCTCCATTCTTTGGATTAGCCATATTAGCTGTAAAATGTTCGATTGAGTATTTTTTAAGATACATAATCATCAATCGAATTGCTTCTCCATGAGATATAATAATAATATTGTCCGGAAGAGAATCTTTCTCACAATGTAATTTTTGAAAGAATAGTGAGATTCTTTGATATACATTCATGAAGCTTTCACCATTAATAGGTGTATAGAAAAAATTAAAATGTAATTTTCTATCGAGGTTTGGAGTATCGACAATATAATTTAGTTCACCCCAAGTTCGTTCATGGATTAATGGTTCTTCAATCATATCACCATATACTCCAGCCAGAACGAATTCTGTATCAATTAATTCTGCTGTATCCTTTGCACGCAGGAAAGGAGAATAGAAAATACAACAGTCTTTATTTGGTCCGAGTTTATTAACTAAAGATTTTCCACAAAGTTTTGCTTGGTCAATTCCCTTTGATGTAAGTTCAATCTCTGCATCATTCTTGGAAAAATAGATATTAGAATCTACGTTAGCCTCTGATTCACCATGCCTAATAATGTACAATTTCTTCATATATGTTTAGTTAAATTCAAAGAAGTAAACCATTTGTTCGTCAATATTGACAATTTTATCTTCGTCTTTTGTATTCACATCAAAGACGTCCCAGGGAATAATAACAATTGAATATGAATATTTTGTGGGCAATATATAAGCATAACCGTCTAGCATTTGTTCTTCTTCTTTAGATTCTGCTTCAAACCAAATAGTCATATAAGAAACAGGAAGCATTGATGGTACACCATCAGAAAATTTATCATCTTCATATTGACATTCAGTTTCAATTTCAAGACCGCGTGACAAAAATGGATTTTCGACAAAATCATTATCAATATTGCCAGCTGAAGTTATTCCATATTGACATTTAAGATATTTATGATTTTCACTATCAAAAGTAATAACAAGTTGCCCCTTGCTATTTTTCTCAAGAGCTAAATTCGTGATAAGAATTGGTGTTTGTGAATATTCCCTAGAGAAAATGCCAAAAGATTCAAGTTTGGAATCTGAGAATCGACTTAAATCTTCTGTATATTGTGGAGTAAAATAAAGTTTCATAATATAGTTTGTTTGAGATCATTAGGCTTTTTAAAAGCCCAAACACTATCAACTACAACCTGAGATTCCTCAGATTTGTTGTTAAACTTATCTTTAAACAATTTAATTACATTCATAAAACTCAACCTTCAACCATTTTGATAAGGGCGTCTTCATCAATAATCGGAATTCCCCACTTAATAGCATTTTTAATCTTACTTGAAGGTTTATCATCAATATTAGAAACCACGAGATAGTCAACATCGGCTTTCAAAGAATCTACAAGTTCATAACCGGTCTTTGCAAGAGGCTCTGCATATTCATGCTTCTTTTTTCCGCTAAGAAGTCGACCCGTAATGCATACAGTTTTTTTATTCATATTAATTGTATTCGTTTTTTTGTTTGTTATTAGTGTGATATATTTCAGAGTTTGTCGTAAAATACTTTCTTGATCCTTTAATGCTTTAAGAATTGTTTTCCCTACATTAGGTACCCCAGCTTTTCGTGCAAAGTCTTCATTCAAAAGACTATTATCGAACCAATGCTCAATATTTTCAAGTTCTGGATTTCCTTCAATCATTAGGGTAGCTTTGCGTACACCCAGCGACCTCGTGCCAAATGCACCAAGAAATTCTGGAAGAGTCATTTCAGTTCCTTTCTTTGCAATCTCTTCGCAAATATTAGTGGCACGAGTGAGTCCTAACCTTACGCGTCCATCTCCATCCATGAGCATATTCTCAATCATTTTCGGAGTAAGCTTATATAAATCTGGAACGGTATAAACAAATTCGTTGGACACAAGCGCATTAATGATAGAATCACCAAGCCCTAGAATATTTCGAGAAGATACAAATCGTTTAATCTTCCCTGAAATTTGCGCGTCACATTTAATATTTTCACAGAATAATACAACCGAATCATTTCCACTTGTATTTTTCCGATGGCTTAGAGGATGACCACATACCGGACATACCTTAGGAATTTCTATATGAACCTGAATTGAAGGATCAAATTCAGATACCACGGAGATAATCTGTGGAATAATATCACCAGCTTTTACAACTTCAACCTTAGCTCCAATAAAGGCTCCAAGAGTTTTAATATTGGCGATATTAGCTAATGACGCTTTTTTTACAGTAGAGCCGCCGATGCGCACAGCTTCAATCATTGCAACCGGACAAATTGCGCCAGAACTTCCCACCTGCCATTCCACTGAATTAAGTGTACTGATACACTTCTCAGCGGGAAACTTCCAAGCTACCTGTCCTTTTGGCTTACGATCATTTCCAATACCAAGCGCTTTCTGTGTTGATATAAAATCGTATTGAATTATCGTTCCATCAATCCAAAACGGAAGCTTATCAGCATCACGCAATTCCTTCACTTTATTATAGAATACATGAACTTCTTCAAGAGTTAAATTTCCCTGACCCGGAACTGTCGTAAATCCAAGAGTCCTGAGAAATGACATCTGATCTGAAACTGTATTCAACTCGAATTGATCTTTATCAGATTTGGATAGAAAATCAATGTCGAATGCAAGAGCTGTAATATATTGAGACTTCGCAGAATCGTCACGACCTAGAATTCCGTTGGCGACAGCTCGCGGATTACTACTTATAAGAGGATCAGCTTTAGGCCAATCTTCAAGAGTGGTTACAGCCTCACACCGAATTGCCACATCAATTTCATATGGAAGCCTAAGAGGAACTCCTTGAAAGTTTCCGGCTTGAATTGAAATATCTTCTCCTTCAATACCATCTCCTCGTGTAACTCCAGAAACCAGATTACCCTTCTTGTAATATAGGGCGAGTGATCCACCATCAGCCTTATATGATACATGGAAACAATCTGTATTACGCCGATTTTTCTTCCAGTTCAAGAGTTCTTCGAATGTATGAACTTTCTCCTGAGACCCCATATGAATCTGATGCTTAGTTTTTACAGAATCAGATTTAAAAATTGAAGTACCAACTTGGTTCAGAGCCGGTTCTCCTGGATTAAATTCTCGAATTTCTTCTTCCAACTCATCGAATTGTGGATCCGACATAATTGGATATCCGGAATAATAAGTATGTTTGGCCTTTAAATACAAGGAGATTTTTTCTTGATAGTTCATATATTATAGATTAGATAAATTCTTAAATTTAAGCATAACCCGTAGAATTAATTACTCGAAATTTCAGCTTTTGTTTATTTTGGGCATGCATATCAAGATGATTCTTTGAAATCAGTTTTGAAATTCTCATGAGAGTAATAATATCAAAAGATAATAGAAACAGCTTGAATTGATATAGATTCGTATATTGTGGTAAATCATCATCTTGCTGAATATACGCCGAATTTTTAGAACGCAGCACACGGAATCTACTTCGATAAAAACTAAAATGTACAGTGTCTCCGTGGTTGAAATTCGAGAGAATCATACTCACGAGTGTATCATTACCGCGCAGGATTCTTTCCGGCCGTGTTAGATATCAGGTGATCGTAATAGTTTCATCCTTGGGAGGAAGAATAGTTTCAAGCGTCATTTTTGTAATCATAATATTAAATGTCTGCAATTTTGTTAAGAATAACTCCAAGAATCACGGTAACAATTGCAAGAGCAGAATAAAAGATTACTGCAACTTCGATTTCAATTTGAGATGGACTAATCATAATTTGTGGTATTCCTTACGAAATCAATATACACTAAAACCTGAAACTTGTAAACGAAAAAGCGCATAAAATGCGAAAATAATTTTAATCCATTGCAAATCAATTGGTTACGGATATTCATTAAAAAACACTCGATTTAATGGTTTTGCCAGAGAATACGAAAAAACCGGAAAATCGTCATTTCCGATTTCATAACTCATTGCAAATCAATGGGTTATATTCCGAGAAATTCATAAAATCGTGAATTTCTCAATTTACGGGTAAATACCCATAACAAACTCAAATATGCTCTAGATTTGGGCTTTAATTCTTAGAATGTGCAAATTTAAACTTTTTTCTACCAATCTATCCCAATCGGAACTTTCAATTACTTTTACTGCTTTTATTTTCATATTTACTTAAATAATAGTTTTGGAGCATAATTTCTTGAAACAGATCTGCTGCGTCATCAACAGCATTTTGAAGGTTTTCAAGTTGAGTACAAGCTTCATCAAGAAATAAACCGATTTCAGTTGGTGTAAACTTTAAGTTATCTTCTAATCCTCGACACCAACTATTATAAGACGTTATTTTTTCAATGAGAGTCATAGAGCCTTAAGCAGTTCCAGTGTGTTCGCAGCTTGTTCGCTATCTTGTTCAAGAACTTTAGCCCATTCACTATTTTTACGAGTACTCCGGCCAAGATCCCTATCATGAATAATAAGACATTCTTTGGTGTGTTCAAGGCAATTAGAAATAGATTGAATCGCCGCATAGATAGTATCTTTTTCAACTGTTATCATTTCTGGAATATAACCTTGAAATTTGGATGGTTCTACACGCTCGGGATCTTTAACCTTAATGAAAAAACGGTTTGGTTTCATGAGTTAGTTATAATGAAGAATTGCAAGACCTATAAAAAAGAGCCCGAATGTGATCAGTGTGATCAGAGAGCGGCCAACAACATAATTTTATCATCTTGATCCATATAATTTCTTTTTAGGAATTTGCGTAAGTGCCGAACCGAGAATAATCAACTTCCCGAAGTTTATAATAAGTTCGTGTTAATGTTTTATCCCCTTTATTTGAAGCGATAATCCACCCATTCGGTTGCCGTGTTAGCCCCCAGGATGCGCCCAAACGGCGATGTAGAAATTTACCAAGCGCTGATGTAGGACTATCAGCCTCGATGATTATTTCCTGTCCATTTTTATCTAGTACGATGTATGTGCTATTTTTCATAATGTAGTTTTCTTAAGAATGAAATTAGGCAGGAATTGCAAGAATAAATTCTCCACAGCAATTCAGTACAGAATATCCTTGAAATACACCATTATTATATGGTGTAACGTAATTGCCAGACGTACAAATCCAGGCACCCGAAATACCTAAAGTGTAATCAATCATATTGGATCCGGCGGATGCGGCGGGATGAAATGCACTATTTTCGTTTTCCATCACTGAGTCATACATTCCGTCAAATTTAGACTTAACGTTAATATAGAGATTTGCTCTATTTTTACGGACAAACGATTTGAGAGTTGCAATAGTTGTCTTTTTAGGATTCATGGTGTTGTGCTTGAGGTTTCCTTACGGGCTCAATATACACTAAAACCCATGACTTGTAAACAAAAAAGGTGTGTAAAACCTGAAAATAATAGAATTCTGTTGCAAATTAAGGGTTATGAACGCTTATTTTTTGAATTTCTCTGATTCCATGATCATTTTAGCCAAATCCCGAGGATTTTCAATCTTTCTTAGCTTAGATTGATCACTTGATCTGGCTTTTTTGCCATCAATCCCACAAGAATTTTCAAAAATGAACCAGGAAATCCATCCTTCAATATCGGTCAGATCCAAGAGAATATCGAAGTTTCTCCAGATAGCTTCATATAGTTCTCCATTTATATCCATTGCACCAACATCAACTACGGCTTGGCAAGCTTTACTAAGTCTCTGATAAGATTCTATAATATTAGTAATTTTCTTTTCCAACTCTTTAACTTGGGTTTTTTTCATAATTTCCATTTTTCCTTTATATATTTTTCTCCATCAAAGTACCATAAATTCTTATAGCCGACCCCCGATAATACTCTAGCACAATTTTCACATGGTTTTGAAATTGCTGCACGATCATTATTATCAATACGAATGTTATAAAATGAAAGATCGGAACAATCACTGAATCCCATTTTAATTAATGATGAAATTTCTGAGTGTAATGATGCAACATAATTATCTCCATTGGACTTTATATAATCTGTGAACTTATGTCGTCGATGTAGCTTGTTGTAATTATTGGTCGCAAGACACAGCATCTTATTTCCTCGATATACAAATGTGCTATGAAACGATTTACCAGTCTGAGCTCCAAGTTTTAAGGCTCGTGCGATTTCCTCAAGTCTTGAAAAGTTAATTGCCATTACAATTTAAGAATTGCATTTGAAAATAATAGAATTACCATAAATGCACAGATTAATGGTAGGAATTCATTATGAGTGATAAAGATAAAACTACAAAGTTGGAACATATTCTTTAATATACTTAAATAGTTCTAAGGTTTTTTCAACGTCATACATTGCATTATGTGCTTCACTTTCTTCAAATTTGATGCCTGCAGATTTACACACAGTCTCTAACTTAAAATTAGGCAATGCCCCCCGCACACGTTGAGTAAACCAAGCGGAGGCTTGCATTACACAAATAGTTGGTACCCAAAACCAAGATCCAAAATAGTTATCACCATTCTTAGCAAAAAATTCACGAATGAAATCAGAATCAAATGAAGCATTATAAGCAACCATTTGCATCTTATCAGTTTTATCATATTTGTTACAATGACGTGATAGAATCTTAACGAATTCCTGATAAGCTTCGCCTGCACTCATTTCGAGATTCTCTAGTCTTTCACGACTCATTCCAGTTTTTTCAGTGGAGCCTGCATCAATATGTTCTAAAGATAATGGTCGAAATGTAAAATCGAATTTTTCCAAAACATTCAAATCAGGATCAGTGATAATACCAGACAACTGAAATAAATTGTGCAACTTTCTGTCAACACCTGTTGTCTCTGTGTCAATGAATATGTTTTTATATCCACTATAAGGGGTTTCTTTACTCATGTGTTTTTTCTTTAAGAATTAAAGATGGATCTAAAATCAATGAAGGAATCTGTTTTACAAATTTGCGTTTACATATACAACCCTTGATTTCTGTGATTGTTCGAATTTGTGCAATCTCTGCTCGAAGTAATTCATTTTCGGCTTCAAGAGATGAAATGAGTTTTACTTTGGATTGGTTTATTCCATATGTCACATACGAATCATCAATGAGATCAGCTACACGGTTATCATGATCTGTGAATAGAACATAATCTCCTTTAGGATCGGAAATCATTGTACCATCAAGGGGCTTGTATCTTTTGATGTTATCAATCATAATTATCTGCAATACCAATCCGTTAAAGGTTTCGTCTTATTTTTGTTCGCAATCCCATTACTCTAGCTTTATGAACTAAAGATTTTTCTTTAAGTTCACCAATCTCTTTTCTAAGTGCTTCATTCTCCACGGCAAATGCTAAATTAGATTCTCTGAGAATTTGAAGATCCATGGGAAGACAAACCATATTTTTATGAGCAACCAACCGATCTGCATAATTACTCATTTCCATATAATCGTCATATGAAACAAAACGACCCGTTGATGCTTCATCCATACTCCACTCATCATTAGGTTCATATCTAGTCACGTTTTGCATAAATTTATTATATTATATTTCCTTTTCAGTTTTTCGTAAAGTTTCTTCTCAGTTTCTGATTTTTTATCATTAACTTTTTTCACACGTTCAGTGTGAATCTGTTCATACTTGATTCTTTTTTGTATTCATTGTCAGTTTCAAGTCTATCTCCTGTGAGGTTAATTTCATCATAACCACCATCCCAAACACAACCACGTGTGATACAAATATCATTGTAACCTTTGGTTGTGTAATATTCCTGCCACTCTGTAAGAGACTTAATGACGGAATCTATCGGTCCGTCTAAATCCATAGCATTTAATATTTCTCTAATTTTCTTCTTCATATGATAATGCTTCATTTGCGATTTTTAAAACTTTCATCTGATGTGATCTCTTCATTATCTTTTAAAGATATTAAAAATCTTCATGATTATGCCATTCTAAGTGTTTGTACTTTTGTAACCATACCATCTTTAACAATAATCAATCCGGCTCTACCTGATAGAACTTGAATAGTGTCCCAACACCATAAAGACTCACCATTTTCCAACTTTAATTTGGAGAATATCTTTTCTTCATACGATGGATAATTATAGTGTTCAATTCTAACTAGTTCTGAAAAAGGTTGCGCATTTGGATATTCACTAATTGAAACAGGCGTTTTCAATAGAACGAATCCAGCATCATCTTTATCATATATGGAAATGACATAAAATCTATCATCCATTCGTTTCCATTCCACATATTTATTATCACTTATTTTAGTGGAACAATATCCATTATTACATTTTTGATCTTCATCTGTAGGAGCTACAAGATTTAAATCTGAGCATTCATCACTGAACTGTTGCAACTCAGTGATAATACAATCAAGATCGTAAGAATGATCTCTACTAATGTGATAACCAAAGCCTCGTTTGGCTTCTGGCGTTAATGTAGCTCGCCACATCAATGCGCCATAAACATCTTCAAATGTAATTGAGAAGATGTATGGATTTTTGAATTTACCATAGTTGATTAGAGTTTTAATTAATTCGATGTTCATAATTATTTTGTATTTATTGAAAATTGACATATTAATTTTTCTTCGCAGATACGCAAATCCAAGTCTTGATCAAAGTTGCATACTTATTATTTTTATGCCGTTCCTTAATCATTTTTAAAGCTGCAGATTTAGTCATTGGATTTGTAGTATGTGTTGGTGATAATCCAACTATCCATGCTACATATTTGCAGCCTGGAGCTAACCTCGGATATTCAGTGTATTTCATATTTTATTTTAAAAATTACTTCGAATATTTTTCCATAAATCAAAAACAGATTTGTAAATATCTAGTTGAGTTTGTGTCCAAGTTTTATCCTTACATGTTTCAAGAGTTAAGTTTTTAAATCCGCTGTCATAATTTAAGGTAAGGTTTCCTTACGGGTAATTCTACACTATTTTCGGTCTCTTGTAAACAAAAAACCACATAAAATCCCATTTATTTTTACCGATCTTTTAACCATTCGGGTTTATTCCGCTTTGACCATGAAAACAGATGTGATTTCTCGTGTTCATAGTAAGACCTATAAGATTTCACACAATCATTTGACCGATATTTCTCTGGCATCGCAAGGGCAAATGAAGTTCGATCTTTCTTTGGAAACTCCAATTTATTCATATTTTCCAAAATCCATGGAAGAACATCTCGTCCGGATTTATGAGTCTTTCCATATCTAAACTGAAATTCATCATGGAGAACAGATGCATATTCATGAACAAACAAAAAATTACTCAAAGATAATCTGCAAAATACAGAACAGGGATGATTTTTATGAGTTGCTTTATATGGAGCATTAATCCCTTGCAAATGAAATTGGGTACACATGAGTTGTGTAGCTTCAAGAATCATTTTTACAACATGTTTATCAACATGATATTGCGCATTCCTAATAGGATCGGAATCGAGAATAAACAAGTTCATAGTACAACACCAACTTCACGCAATGCATAATTAAGTTCACGATCATGAATGACCAATTTTTTAGCTTCTTCAAGATCACGACAATCCCATTCAAGAAGAATCCATGCTAGTTTATCAGCACGGTCTTTCTTTCTTTTTGCAATCTTATCTATTTTATCCATGATTTATTTGTTATGATATGCTGCATTACTCGTTCAATCTCCTCTGCATATGCTCGGAAAAAATCAGCATCGGAATGACGACCCATGGTATCTTCTTTATCCGCTTCAGATCGCATAGCTTTAGCCCATCTTATCGCGAATGTCGGATTATTAATACACTCACACATCAATCTCCAATGACGAAATCCCAAATATATACCAAGAATTCGAACTGAGAAATAGAGGTTGATTAGTTTAAAAATCATAATTATACTTCTTTCACAAATTTTGCTTTGGCATAACTCCCAAATAAGGATGCTTTTTTTGTTGCTTTAACATCAGCTTCTTCTTTACTGTTCGCTCGAAAATCTAGGATAAGACCATCGAGAATTGAATTATCACAATTAACAATTTTGTAAATAAACCGAAATTCTGGTACGTTTTCCATGATTAATTCCAGTTCACAAATTTCTTTACTTTCACTTGAAGTGCTGGTTCTTCATCATCTGCGTAGATAATCATTTGATGTTTTGTTCCAGCCTTAAGATGACAGGGCACTGCAACAAATAACGGATCTTCTTGATGATAGTTTGGAGTCATCTCAATAAGATGTGTTGCATTTGGAAATAAAGATTTCATATTAGCATCAATCTCATAAAGAGTTCTCCATGATTTCCATCCATCAATTACTACAGAATTACCTGTGGATTTCAAGCAGGGGCGAGTCCAAGAACAACCCGTGGATGTTACGAATGTGAGCATATATTTTTAGGAAAGTTTATACTTAATAGACAACCGATCAATCATGTCTTCAAGCGTTTGTGCTTTAGCTAACCAGAAGAATGTTTCTTTGGATTCATGACAATTATGAACATAAAATTTCCATGTTTTAAGAGCAGTTTCCTTTTCATATTCAAGGAATTCAAGTACTTCCGATAATTCGATTTTCATAATGGTAGATATACAATAACAAGATTTCTGACTCCTAGAATATTCACGGGAAAAATAAATTCATTTTCAAATTTTCCAAATTCCCACGATATAACCTCTTCATCGCAGAGCAGATATAGACGAGCAATATTTCCGACAAGTAAGCACTGTATATTATTATCATCAAGAATCGTTTTACCAGAATCAAGTACATCTAGCAATGTATCATCATCGATTGCAGGTGCAAGATAATTAGCACTTGCTTTGATTTGGTTAATTAATAATGGTTTCACTCTTACTTAAAATTGAGTAGGATTCCTGTAATCAGTGGTGGTAAAATTATAACAATCGCAAGTGCAATGCTTAATTGATCTGTAGTCATAAATTGAATTATTTGTTTTTGCTGGTGATTAAATCATTCTCTAAAAGAGTTGATGGGTTATTAGTCAGGCGACCATTTCAAATCAATTGTCGTGGATGTTAAAATTTCCTCAAAATCACAGAATTTTCACACCTGAATCAGAGAAATTCCAAAGGTTTTCGCCAATTCTGGAGAATTTGAGCCTGGATAATCCTCATGGAAATAGATTTTTTGTACACTGTGAGCGATCAATAATTTCATACAAGCATCACACGGCATCGTCGTACAAAAAACTGTCTCTACTTCACCACGCTTAAAAAGACTGCACAGATTTTGTTCAGCATGAATTAAGAACTTTTGGCGTGCATCTCGATCCTCCCAGAAATGTTCATCAGGATTGAAACCGGATGGTAATCCATTATAAGATAAACCAATCACTCGATTTTCTTTATTGAAAGCCGCGGCACCAACTTGCCGAAAAGGATCTTCACTTCTCAATGCGGCTGTTTTTGCAAGTGCCATACCATAATCAATAATGTTAATTCTATTACTCATGTGATTTCATTACTCCATCTTCAATGAGCATATTAAATGCAGAATTATACATTCCTTCAGTTATGATATTGGGATCTTTATTGATGCAGGAGCTTAGTCGCAAATCTTCCAATGCTGCATGAATACCGATGTGTTTAAAATCAACGAATCCATCATCAGCCAGTTCAAACTTTATATCAAAAAGAAAAAGTTTATCATCACATCTTTTAAAGTGCCGATGTACAAATAGCATGTCACTTACTGTATCTTTCATATGCAGATTCCCCTCCAGATTTACGCAAAGCTGAAATCATTTTATCTTGCGACCGTCTAAGCAAATATCCAAGAGTTTGGGTTATAACAGATTTCGCAATATTTAGATTTCATATTCTTATTACTTAATAATTTTTGTAGAAGTAGTCATATGTATATTTATACAGTTTCCCATTTATTCATGATTTTTAGAAAAGCTTCGCAACGTTCTGGTGCAGAAGCTCCGATGGCATGTTCAGCATATTCAATTGCAACCCAATAATCCCAATTTTCTGTTCTTGAACAAACAGTTTCTAATTCCAAGCAATATGTACTCCATAAAGAATTTTCACGGATGTACTTTTCAAATTCATGACAACTATTCAAGTCATGGAGATAATCAGGAATTGTTGAGAAATATGGACCGTCGGTTCCTGGGGCATATCCTGCAGGAGTTCTCATTACGGCCGAGAATATAATAGGATCTTGGATGTTACTCCAGCCCATGATTTGTGCAATCTTAATTCTTTGGTTTATTTCCTTCATAATCAGTCCAAGTGTCGGATTTATAATAGCTTTCATCGAAACTTAACCTTTTAGTACATCTTCGTTTAGCGAGAAATTTCCAACGAGTTTCGAAAATAGTGTGACAATAATCACCAACATCCCAATCCCAACAATCATTTTGATAATCCCAAATTCGATAGGTTTTTGTCTTTGGGTTATAACAGATTTCGTAATATTTAGATTTCATATTCTTATTACTTAATAATTTTCGTAAAAGTCTGTGGCGTCATATTCCTTATATTCACATATCATGTTTGGAGCAAATATAATCTCTTCAACAATCCAGTCGGAAGGAATATCTCTATTGTTGTTCTGTTTATATTGAGTTAGATGACTTTTTATAAATTGCTTGGCAGACCAAGTCTTACCTTTCTTTGTCCAAAATGGAATTATCCCACCCTTTGAGTACAAATATTCAGAGTTTCGGATTTTATAACATTTCATAATTCAATAAATAAATTCAAGTTGATCTTTATTTGCAAACACAAATTCTGAAAATGAATGAATCTTGAAATGTTCACATTCTTGACCGCAGAGCATCCTTGAGAATTGGGACAATCAGGTTAACCTCAGAAGTGGTCAATTCGTATAGGTCCAGCACAGGCCCACGTTTGACGACTAGGACAATCTCTCTGGTTGGGTACACCTCCACACAGGCCTCACAATCATCAAGGAATTCGAACATTTGGCTGCCTTCAGGCATTTCACTAATTCGGGTCGGTCGCAGACAATGAAAGTTCAGAACCGCAGCCACCTGTTCGGCAGGATTTGAAGGCAAGCATCGCGCGGTACTATCAACTTGGCCGTCGCTCTCGCTCAACATATCTGAAGGGGTGATTTTCATATTAGATTATCCTTTCTTTTTGAGCTCCTTCAATTCCTTATTCAGAGTAATCAGAAAGCCCGTATAGAGCCTGATAAAGTAGTCATTGTAAAGACCGCCCTTAGTTGGATCCGCTTTGTATGCAGCCAAACTCTTTTCAGATTCTGCGATGTCCAGTTCCTTTTCAACAATCGGAGTAAATTTCCGATAAATGAGAGGATTGACTTTTAGGTCTTCATGTTGAGCAATTGCAGCCGCAACATCTTTGGAATATGTCCGACCTGATTTATCAGGAAGGTCTTGTTCCTTGCGGGCTTTGCGCTCCGCAGCTCGTTCTTGTTTCTGAGTTGCAACGAGTGCTACGTCTTTAGTCTTAGCAGCCATATTGTAGTGTGATATCCCTTACAACAAAATTCTACTCTATTTATGACCTGATGTAAACAAAAAAGTAAATAAATTTAAATTATTTTTTGTGATTTTCTTCAGGTTCTAAGGGAGGTTCTTGTTGAGAAAGAAGTTTTGGATCTATCCATTCATATTGAATTTCCGATCCATTCTTAACTGGAACTACAAATCCATGCTGAAAAGCTGAGCTCATTGTAGCATCTTCACCGGCTATAAATCCCATAACAAAGATACATAGAACTAAAAATGGAATTAATACGAGCCCCAAAATAATATAATATTTCATGATTTGTAATGATCTGTGTTGTAAGCAAAATGGCCAAATAATCGAACCGCGCTATAAATTAAATACCTCCTAATAAAAGACATTCCTTGAGACTTCATAGCCTCAAGAAAAAGAATATCAGCTTCTTTTTGTGTATAATTTGCCGGAACCCATTCTCCAACATATTGAATTTCAAGCTGATTCCTATAAGCAGAATCATGAATTACAGAGGCAAACCAATCACAACTTGCTGCAGGAAAAATACTCTGAAGACATTAACCATCAGTTGTTCCAGCAATTGGCGCTCGAATTCTTCGATTATTCACCCGAACAAACTCTAGAGGTTCTAACAGAATATCCTCAAGACCGTTCGAAGTTTTCACATCGAGTGTAATATTTACAAAGCCGGGAGTCATTATTTTCTTTCTATAAGTTTAGACAATTTATAAGACCTTTATCATTGATTTTCAGCGTGATAAAGTCAATGATAAAGTTAAGCATATGCTAATGCAACCCAAAATGAGTATTTTTTATTGCTGGAATTCTATTTTTACCTTTACAACAAGATATCAAATGACCAACCAGAGTCGGGTTGCATTCCTTGCTCAGACCATGCAACTCGCTTAATCCTAGGATCAACATTTTCTTGTAGAAAAGTCAAGAGCTTATCATTAACTTCCTTTACAATTCCAGAATCTGTGTAGTGTTGCCAAATAGTTTTAGGCCCGAATAATTGAAGTCCATATGGTTGATTGCCATCACCTTCTTCATAATCAATCCAGGAGATATCATAATGAGTAACAAGGAATTCGCCTGTGCTATTACCCCCGCCCCCCCAATAACTATCACCAGCACCGACAATGCTCACTTCATTTTGTAGTTTCTTATTCATGATTTAATCTAAAAATTTATCTTGACACAATTCTTTTACCATTACAGTATTCACAAATCTTTTGGGAAGAAGTTGAACTGCACAGACACCAAGACCCAAATCTTTTATTTGAAAATGGTGAATATTTCCCCGAAATTCTACAAATTCATTCATCAGTAACCACTCCTTAGCAAGAGCTTTTGCTACTCGCAAGTTTCGACAATTATGTTTAAGAGCTTGCAACGGAATATCGTAATTACTAGTTTCCATAATCAAAGTTTCGTAAACATTTCAAAACAACCACCAAATGCGCCAAAAGGAGTTTGATTAAAACTACTATTAATAGCACACCATTGCGTTGCGTAAAACGGATTTTCTGCATTTGTATTTGATCCCACTAGAATCCATAAATCAGCATGGGATAGTTTGTGAAGTGTCCAGACTAGTGAACTTCCTGGATATTGAAACTGATCCCCTTCTTTTAAGTCTTTTTGTAGTGTTTTCATGATTGTGAGTAATAAGCATCCAACAGATCCCAAATTTCTTCCTCTGTAAGATCATCGTAATCGAACATTGTATATCCTGTAGAGTTTGTTATATAGTTTAGGAGTTTGCGATTTCTTCCGGAGTAGCAATGTAAGTAAAAATTGAAGTGTCTGGCGCAGGCTCACCAGAATATTTGGCGGCTTTCTTGACGGATTTCAATTCGGCTTTAGAAACCAAGTTGGAATCGGTTACAGCATACTTACCGGGGCTCAACTTCTTGGAATTACCCAAGAATAATTCCTTAACAATGCGACCGGGTACCTTAAATTCCTTAGCAGTCTTACAAATAAAGACTGGAGAAAATCCTAGTTCTGAATCCGGAAGGGATTTCATGTGGGTGATAAAGGTATTCAATTTCTTTTGCATTGTTGGAGCGGCTTGGGGGTTTCCTTACGGGCTCAATATACACCAATTCGACCTTCCTGTACACAAAAAAGTACTAAAAAATGAAAATAATTTGGATTTCGAAGAATCCTATTGAAAATCAAGAGGTTATGGATAAAAAAGTCCATAATTATTCTTTGAGTTTGGAAGGAAACCAAGAGGAATTTAAGAGATTCTAAATGATTTTCAAGATTTTTTAAGTCTTAATAATTTCCTATGAAACTCAATTTACATCCTGCAAGGATGTCCTTCGGAAATTCTTTTGTTTGAATTAAGTATTTTTAAATTCAATTTCTAAGAAGTTGGATTAATTCCTGAAAGGAATTCCCGAAGGGTAATCTTAGTTTTTAGTATTGATATTATTTAAAATATTTTTTAATTTATTTTCTATAGTAATTATAACAAACACTAAAACCCTTGTAAAGCAAAAAATGATGAAATGAGAAAATAATTATAATGAGTTCCAAGATAAAATTGCTGAAACCAGAAAAATACTAATTCCGGCAATTCTATTATATTTTATATTTATCTCACTCTATTGTACGAAATTTCTTAACTATAAATTTTAGAATTTGTGATCTCACAATATCAGATTCATCAAATTCAAATGTAGTAATTCCATTTTCCAATGATTCAGTATCGTTAAAAGTATTAAATACCTTTTCGAATCCACTATTTTTAATATCTGGTTGCATCTTGTCTCCTGCTAAAATTAATTTACTGTTCTCTCCTATGCGACTCATTACAGTTAAAATTTCAGTTTTTTCTAGTTGTTGTGATTCATCCACTAATACAAACATATTATCCCACGTATGGCCTCTAGTGTGGTTAAGCGGCATTGTATCAATAACTCCCGCTTTTTTTATTTTAAGAATATCACAATCTTCCACAATCTTGTTGATTAACTCAAACATGACTGCATTATATGGGGCCGTTTTCTCGGCTTCAGATCCTGGCAAAAACCCCATAGATTTAGAAGCACTTTCAACCATAGCTCTTACATATAGTAATTTTTCACAGGTTTTATTTTTAATCATAGTTAAAGCACAAAAAACACTCGTCCATGATTTTCCCGTACCAGCCGGGCCCTGAATTATAACAACCTTGATATTTGGATCATTAATAATTGCTATTAATTCTTTTTGTTTTTCTGTTAGTTTAAAACTGCGCTTCTTGAATTTAAAATCTAATTTATTGAAATTTTCAGTTAAGGCTGTTTCAACTTCTTTGAATTCAACTCTTCTTGGTTTCTTCTCGCGTTTTACAGTTGCCATATATGAATTATTTATAACCCTATAATTATAAATAGTTTCATATGAACCTACAATTATCACTATTCCTTGCCGTTCTTAACCAAATCCGAGTAGATCACTGGCAAACTAAAAGTTTCGCATCTCACATGGCTCTAGGAACTGCATATGATGAGCTTGATGATATCTTTGACGACTTTATTGAAAAGTTTTATGGGCGTGAAGATGTTTCAACAGAACAAGTACTATATTCTGTGGAAATTGAATCATATAGAGGAGATTCGGTAACAAGATATATAAATCTCAAAAATACACTTCTTGAATATCTTTGCACTATTACGATGGATAAACCAGATTTAAAAAATATTCAAGATGAAATTGAAGGGATTCTTAATCACTTGATTTATCGGTTGAGACAATCATAAACATAAAGGTATAAAAGGAAATCCCTGCCAAGCGAACTATAACTTGGCAGGGATTTCGTTGGGGTTATCAGAATTAATTTATTTACCATTTCCGATTATCAGCGCTTGTCTCCAAGAGAAATCGGAATGAAATACTTGTCCAGTGCCTGTTAGAGTACCTTCTTTGAATTGATACACAACTCCAGGTTGTAATGTAATCATCGGGGGACTATACAGGGCTGATGCTGTCAATTTTGCGTTGTTTTCTTTTGCCAAGGAGGAGGATGCGCAATTCGACATTAGCAGAATCATTTCCGCCAGCACTAATAATTTGAGTACATTTCTGAATTTCATCTTCAATTTTATCTAGTTCAGTTTCGAATTGCCACCTCGTCCATGCAGAATAAGCATTGCAAGCAGAAATGAGTGCCTGGAGAAATACATTCAGTGTATTCATTGTTATTCTGTTACTTTGGTGCGCCTGGGGTTGTTGGAGGCACTCCAGTGTCCTTGGCTTTCAGAATATTAAGTGCAAGAAAATCTAGCACGACATAAACTTTAGACCATGTTGAACCGGGTGCGGGTGTTGGCGAAATTGATGCCACGGCAGATGCGAGAGCAATAACTGCGGTTACGATGCCAAACCAGTTTTGTGATTGTAGATTTGATAGAATTTCTGTCATATTTTTATTTTGTTATGAGAATTGAATTATCCTCAATTCTATTTATATAAATTACCTAATAGTTTTGACAATATGTGAATAAAAGTGATGCTAATATATAAATAAGAATAGATGCTGATCGCGATGTTTGAACCATCCACCAGCTTTTCACTAGCCAATTACAACTACTATGAAACAAGAAAAATATAATACAAAAGTATATATACCCGAAGGTTTAACCTGTAAAAGCCCATACGTTTATTGGATTCAACATATTCCATCTATGATATAACATAGATGGAATATCATAGATGGAATATGAAAAGTCCACATGTGATTCTTCATTACACATGACAGAATCTGGTTATAAAACATCATCGGAATATGTTGAAGAATTAATAGAAAGAGATGGTTTGGCTTCTTTTAGAGTATTATGTATTCGACATTTTGCAACACCTAAAGAGGTTACTGATTATGAAAAGAAATTTCTTACCAAAGTAGATGCTAAGAATCACCTGAGATATATCAATAAGAATAACGGTTGGGGAGAACCACTCTCAGAATAAACTATAAGGAAAATGAGAGAGACCATCAATAATAAATCAGATGAAGAAAAAGCTATCAGTAAACAAAAAGAACTTGATACAAAAAATAATAAATCTCCAGAAGAAAAAGCTATCAGTAAACAAAAAAGACTCGATACAAATAATAATAAATCACCAGAAGCAAAAGCGGCAAAAAAACAAAAAGAACTTGAAACCAAAAATAATAAAACTCCAGAAGAAAAAGCAGAAACTAGTAAAAAAATGAGGGATGCTAAGATTAATAGAAATCCTGAAGAAAAAGCCGCATATGCTAAAAAACAGAGAGAGGCTAGAAAAGATTTGAGATTCTATGACAAACCTGGAGAAAAATATAAGATGTTCAAAGAACAACCAGAAGATACATCATGGGTTCTTAGATTAAATATAAAAGAATTAAAGGATCTTGGTTACCCATTATATGATCACCCAGATAAACAGTCCAAAAGGTTTCAATATCCACCAAAAGATCCAACTTGGATTCTTAGAAAATAAATGAATGGTTTTTCAATGTCCTAAACCTAAACACAACGGGCAATTACAAGCAATGCTATTAGGACACCTATTCTGCCCACCAATGAATCCGGTACCGCTGCATAAGTCACATGATTTATGTTTGCAGTGCAATTCTACATTATCGCCGACGATTTCATTAAGTTGCCCTAGATGACGTACCGGAAGATGCGTCAGAAATTCTTTGTTATTTTGATTAGAGTCCATATAATTCTATTTATCATTTGGATGCGGCCCATAACAATCCAATGTTCGCCAAACAATAACACAACCATATGAAACTCCATGGATATTTCCCTTGTAGAAAATACGAAATCGCCACGATAAAATACATTCCTGCAGAAATACCAACAGCTATTGTATTAATGGTTATCGGTGGTATCATCTCAAACTCCTTACTTAATTCACGATTCATCAAATTACACTTTGTAAGATAATCATTATCATCACTTCGGCACGAGCATTGAACAACCCGATTCATCTCAAATGAGTAATTACCTTTGGGTTTTCTAGGTCCTGCAATTACTGGAATTGATTCGATTTCCATTGCGTAGGGCTCAGGTTTCATGATCTTTATTTTGATATATTAATTGGATATGCAAAAGACATAAAGGAATGCAAGTTAGCCCCCAAATATAGTCTTTATGAATAAAAGATGTAATAGAATTGATTATGAATAATAGTGCAACAAAACCTAAACCGATATTAATGTTTTTCATCGTAAGTATTTTCATTTTGATAGCCATCGCCTAAAGAAACTTTTAGTTTAATTTTTTCTCCACGAATAGGAGGTGATTCAATAGTGAAAGTTTCTGGAATTTCTCCCTTGTTCATTCCCCATGCTTCCAGAGTATATCTAAATGGATTACCTTCAATATTTTGAACACATTTCAACATACCTTGAGCAATTTCGCGAATTTCCTTCTGAGCATGACCTGAATTTCTCAATGTTAAAAAGTTATGAAAACTTCGCATATTAAAAGAGATATCAGCTTGGATTTGAGAATTGTAACCCTTGAAAAATCTAGACGATTCTTTAGCTCGTGCTCTGCCAAGTACTGGTTCTAAATCTTTAAGACATGTATGATAAAGAGAATTACTCATCACGGTAAAGTCTTTAAGAATAGATGTCCATGCTTTACCTTTCAATTCTAGTTGTTCAATATCATCTGTCGCAACAATATCACCCCAATCATCCGGAATGAAAAATTTGTCTTCAAGTTCGCGATATCTGGCAGACTCTGCATTCATTGAAGATATCCTATGTTTACACAAATGAATATGGGAACTCACGTCTGTGTTCACTAAAAAATGCACCATGCCTTTTTCCCATGGAGTATGATGACCCGCATTCCACAAGGTTTTAATCATAGTTGGAATTCGTGCTCTTTTATCATCTGTTAAATCTCTAGAAGTACTTGTCCATGCTGAGCAAGCAATAATTTCGTCTGATCCGTAATGGCCTAATAGCCAAACACTATTTTTATGTTTTTTTGTTTTCATAGTTTTTATATAAATAGATTATATAGTTACAATTTTTATTGAAAATTTTCAATAAGATTATTTTTAGTATCCGGGACTATGAGCTCCGAACCATCAATCTTAAATAGACCTGTTTCTTTCCAAAAGAAACCAGAACCCAAATTAAGACCTTTGCCGACAAGACTAAATGGAATCGGTTCAAGATCACATTCATGATTCATAGCGGCGTTAAAGTCGGCATCGCCGACCCAGCTGCAGTTGGGACATGAATATATCTTACCTTTCCTATTACCCTTTCGGACCTGAGAACATTGATGGCACCTCTGAGACCGATAAGCACTTTCCTGTTCTACAACTGGAACCTCCAGTTCTTCACAACGCCATAAAACCTTATCTCTTATCTCAGGATTCGACCAATGAGTCATACTTCTGGAAGTTTTAACACCTTTATTGAGGTCGATGATCTTTTCTAACCTAACTTCCTGTAGGTTAGAAAAATCCAATTGGTTTATAGACCAATTGACAAAATTCTTGCGGTGTACTTGAGCTTTTTTAAAACCTCTAGAACCCTTCTTTTTTCTTGATAACCTTTTAATAACTGATTGAAGAGAATGTCCATGACAATCCATATCCGGTGTTGTTTGGTCATCGGAAAGAGTTGCAACTGTTTTAAGACCTTGATCAATACCAATAATCTTATCTCCTTGTGGTTTTGGACTCTTTTCTACGCACCAACTCAGTTGAAAATGATTCTTGAAAATCTTAATTGAGTTACAAATTCTTCTTTTGCTTTGCAATAACACCTCTTACAATCCCACAAGCATGATCATAATTATATAGGAGATTACCCGCGCCAGTGATTGCAACATCATGCGGATTTATGAAGATTTTTGCTTCCGTGTGCCATACCCTAAATTTCCGATTTCTATTCATACATTTGTTATTCTCTAATATGTACAAACCATTTATCAACTTCACGTAAACCTTTACTATTATTACTCATATGTTGTTAAATTTTATTTAGAGTGAAGATTGTTCCTGCTGGAGATGTCATTGGTGCAATTACTTTAATCTCTTTATCCAGCACTCTAAACTTTATGTTTTGATTTTGACTTTGGTTAATAATTTGGGATTTTCACAAATATTTCCAATAACTATAATCTCTTTGTTGGAATATAGTTCGGCAGAAAAACATCTAATATCTTCATCATTTATTTTAAAACAATAATTGCCTTCATCAAAGATAACGCATGCAATAAAGTTCTCATTAGAAGATTCTTCTGAACTCACCTTTACAATATCACCTTCATAGATTTCAATATCATTAGAATCATTCAGTCCTGTATATTGAAGAAATCTATAAAAGCTCCCATTAAAGGAGTCAAAGAATTGAACTGTAGCTCCTTCATCATCTCTAGACATCTCTTCTGGTAAAAAACAAACAGGCGTATTTTTTCCAACTTGTTTTTTCCAATTAGTAATCCATTTTTTTTCAAAACAACCCCAAACCTTAAATTTTAACTGACGAGGAGTCCAAGATAGTTTTTTATTACTCATAGTTTATTATTCTCTAATTTTTATTCTGTATAGTTTAAACCTGATCTAATTGATTTTCGATTCTCGTATTATTTAAAGATATATGTTTCTTTGTACACATATCAACAATTGCTTGCTGTGTTGTTTCTTGTCTCATTTTAGTAATTCTGGGTTTTCAAAAATATTTCCAACAATAATACAATAGTTTCTAACTTCGAGTCAATGCCAGCCGTTATCTCCAATAGGATCTTTTTCTACGAAAAACATACCAACCGTTATTTGAGTCATATTTACAAAATATATTTTTATTTACTGTGTCAGAAGTATTGGATGCTTCATCAAAATTATAATGCACAATATCTCCCTCACAGATTTCTACATTATTATTATCAAAGAGTCCTGTGTATTGTTGAATGATAAAGTTATCGGTTTCATCTGTTGCGCTATACCATTCATCATATAAATCGCTGAAAACCTTTGTTTCTATTTCTCCACTATGAAGATTTAAGAAATATTTTTCTAAATTACCTCTAAAACACTCACCATCCCACACTCTAAACTTAATTTTTCTCATCTGTAAATAGATTGTTCGGATTCATATAAAGATTCAAGAATTTCAATTCTAGTTTGAGCTGCATAACATAATTCGTGAATAGTTGGCTCAGATTCACCCATATTAATTTCTGAGTAATTTTTGTCTGCCAACTTCTTGATTTTATTATAGAAATCTTTACTATTAAAATATTTAGTAAGAAATGTTGTTGCTGCATATTCCAACTCAGGATCTGATAGAAAATGATTTCTATAATATGGTTCACGGTCATCATCCATAATAATCATGGGATTATCTCCAAGAAGAGGACGAAGAATATCTGCTAATGGATATTTATTCATAATTTTTAATTTTATCGTTTTGAATTTTAGTTTTTGCTTGAATTAATAACATCCATGCATTTTCCAGATAAGATAAAGCTTTATTATGATCTGCTGAGTTTGCCGCATAATCAAGTTGATGAATTGCAGCATGAATTTCATCATACGCAATTGAGAACTCTCTGCCATCTAACATTGCATTAATTTCTAAATTATTCATATATTATGGTTTATGTTCGTAAATTTCTTCAATATCAAGTATTCTGCTAGTGCATATTCCGTTGGGTGAAACAGCCCAATCTTTACAATGGAAATGACCTGCATAGTGCCTCTTTGCTCCACACTGTTCAATCAATTGATTATGAGCAATTCTTTCTGCATAGCGTTCATCCCATAGAGAAATGTCCTTCAATGTCCATGATGCAAGACCTTCTTTATCGAAGGGGCCACAATATGCTGGGGCGGAGTGCGTAACAAGTACATCACATTGCACAACTTTATCTGGTTCATACACAAACTTTTCTCCAGCCCACCATGATCGTCCAGGAACTCTATACAATCTATCAATAGAAATAGCGCCTCCTACAAATTGAATAAGTTCACTATTAATCACTTCTGTATAATAATCTGATAACAACTTGAAATGAGATAATGTAATTTGCTTTGGACCTGAGAAATAATCCGGATCATCGTGATTCCCGCGGATAGACATGAAATGAATATCACGTGCTGCGAAAAGATCATTCAGTTTAGAGCATGCCCGCCATTCACCAGCTGCGCTATAATTAAAGCCGATGCCAAGATCACCAACACAAATGAGATAACAATTCGATAAATCAATACGTTTCACTTGATCTACAAGACGACCAAATGCACCGTGAATATCTCCAATCAAAAGTAAAGGTTTGTTGTAATTAGACATAAGGTTTTCGGGATTCTAGGATGATATCTGCAGCAAGTTCTGTATCAAATTTATATGAAATCTTTGAAGTAGATATCACGGTTTCTAATTCATGAAACTTATTATTTACAATTTTTGTTAATTGTTCACAGGTGAAATTCTCAGGATGATTTTTGATTTCCATTAGAAAATCGTGATAAGCTTCATCAGTATCAGACACCTTTACCATATATTCACCAGTCTTAAAAAAGACAATACCTACTTTGCATAGGCGAAGAATTTGAACAAAATTCTTTGGGGAGAATCCATACTTGTTAATAGTATTTTTTCTGAGTGATCCAAGCTGACCTGATCGCTCTCCTGTAGCAAGCCGAATTTCAGAATAAACATATCCCTTTAACGAAGATTTTAATAGATTGGTGTCGATTAATTTATATCGGTAATAATGAATTGTTTTGAATAAATCTGTCATACATGTAAATGCAGATTCTGGAGCAAATAAAATTTCAAGTACTTGTGTATTTGTTTTTCTCAATAATTTTAAGTACCGAGAAAGTTCATAATATGTGGAGTCAATTTCATTTGTTTGAACAATAGACTCAATTGTATCAAATCCAGTAATATATTTCTTATCAGTTGCAACGAAAAGCCCTCTATAGTCTACGTCGCTGTAACTATTATGCAAATTATACAATGTGCTGCCGCCAATCAGTTGACAAATCAGCTTACCATTACAATTAATAAATGCCGGGTGTTTAGTAATGTCAGTTTCCATATGATTATTATATTAGGATTAGTTAGACTTGCAAATAGTTAAATTGGGATTGGCAGCCTTACTACAGTTACTTGCAATTCATTCAATTCTTCTCCGACAATTTTCAGAACTGTATTCCAATCACCTCCAGCTCGGTCAGAACCCATACGATACGGAATTCCGATTTCGGTCACTCTATTTCTCAACAGATACTCTTGAGTTTTTGCAAGACATGTTCTCAATGCTTCATAATCAAGATGTTGTTTTCCTCTACCATAATTTTGTTGAGCGTGAAGATTAATTACACATTTTTTAAAATTTGGTAAATATGGCCAAGCATAAGAAATAGTACCAAGAACAAGCCCATGCTTTTCTTGGTATTTTTTATAGTTAGTGTATGCTCCAGGAACATAATTACGAATAGAAAATGCAATTCCAGATCCCATTACTCCTTGACAATTACATATATGAGCGATGGCACAATGATTACCTTTGTGAAAATAATCGTGTAACAGATCCCCATCAATTTCAATAATATTATTCATATTTTACCACCAAGAATCATATACAATTTCCAAACCAGCTTTAAGATAATTTCGGGCATTTACAATGAATTGTAAATCATCATTTCTATGATATTTTATATTATATGATTCAGTACTATTATAGAATGAATCTTGATTAATACATAATTCCAAAGCATCAATATCAGCAGAAGTGATATCTACGCAAACACAATTGAATTCTTCTGTGTTTCCTTTGGAGCGCCATAGAGTTTCCATCCAATCATGAATTGGATAATGCTTTCTCCAATAATGAAATTCTTTCAAAACAGAAAGAGAATTTGGTAAACGATAGTATGCGTATGAATCAAGTCCCATATGATTACTTCTTTTCAATTACAAGATACGTATTATCAATAATAGACCAGTTATAGGTTGTGCCTAGATATATAGATTTTTCTTTCAAGTCTCCGCAACTAGTAACCTGTATATTCAGGTTTGGTTCGCCAAGAGCATCGGCAAGACAGACACAAATATAATCAATATGATTTCTTGCATCATAACCACCATTCAAAATGGCAAGATTAATAACATTTTTAGACTTCAGTTTTTCCTTGGCTTTCTCTAGTTTAGCTTCCTCTAGTTTAGCTTCCTCTAGTTTAGCTTCCAAATACTTCAGATTCTTTTTAGTCTCTTTAAGTTCTGCTATAAGTGATTCAATGTTAGAAGCACCTACAGGAATTTCTGCAAAACACTCGGTAGGGTAACAATAGAGATATCCTTGATCATTAATAACTTGATATCCATCCGCACTGATACTCTCGACGATATATTCGCGGTTGAGAGTTAGAGCTCCATAAACTTTTCCCAGATCCACACATTTCACCATTTTTTTATTCATATTAATGTATTTTTAGATTTCTAAATCTCATTTTGTGTAATATTCTCGTTCAGCTTCAAAATCTTTCAAGCCCCCCCCCCCATTCTTTTTCCATTTCATCAGAAATATCCATTAGAGCATCAACTGGGTCCCGATAAGACCAGAAGCCGAAGAATTCATCTTCTTGACCTTCAAGCTTAGTTCTGGCTTTCTTATCAAAAAACAATCGGTTATCTCGACAATGAGAACACGATCCATGGCACCGACAAGTGTAATCAAACCTGCGCGAATCGTGCTTACGAGGATAATCTTGTTTTTTGGAGCGACTCATATTGACTTGGTGTTCCTTACGGGCTCAATATACTACAAAAACCAAGCCTTGTAAACAAAAAAGTGCATAAAATCCAATTTATTTTCATTTTTGCGACAAATTAAGAGCGTTATTTGGTTTTATAAATAATTTCACATAGAATTCCATGATTATCAATACATATTTGCAGAAACCCGGAGGAATGGGGTTAGGAGATTTCCTTAGAGGATCCTTAGCGCTTTATCAAATGAGTCACCGATATAGTGTAAGAGCAGAAATTGACTTCAGCCATCACCCCATAGGTAAATATCTAGTTCCATCTCATAATGTTGATATGTCAAAATTTGAAATAATAGAAGCATGCAATATTGGTAATTATACGATAGCCGATTTAAGAGACCTTATTGCAAGGCGCTACAGATTTTCATATCTTGCTCGTAATGCGAATAATATTTGTGTTTATACAAACGTATTTCCTAAATTTCCGATAACAGAAGAAATCAAGCAAAGTATGCAACGAGCCTTGATTCCAACTCCTGAATTACAAGACTTAATTCCTCAATATGAGCAAGCATATGAGGTGATTCATATTAGATCGGGAGATTTAATTGCATTCGGAACGTGTTACGATTATACTGTAAATCTTGATAAAGATTATTTGGTTGCATCCATTATAGGCTCTATAAAACAAATCGTAGCAAACAGTTCATGCCCAGTGTTAATAATGTCAGATTCTCTTGAATTGAAAACTACATTAACTGAACTTTGTGGTACGGTTAAAACTGAAACAACCCCAGCACATGTAGGAAATGATTTTAATGGAGTTGTAGATACATTGATAGATTATTTCACCCTAACAAAAGCTAGAAAAATACATCAATTTACAACCCATTTTTGGGGCAGTGGGTTTTCGGATTCAGTCTCGTGGATCTTTGACATACCAATTCAGAAATATCCTCTTATAGAGAATAGATTATAATTTATCCATCGTATCCCGGCTCAACCAAAAATCCTTGTTTTGAGCTAAAGATAAATGTCCTAATTGCTTCATCTGATATAAGAATTTTCTCCACAGCTTTCACAAATTCAGATACGGATCCATGTCCAAGATCGGAACAGAAATCACAGAAAGTATCTACGAGGGAATCATTGAATGAATCTTCATCAACGGCTTCTACTACAGTATATGGGGATATTGTAACATTCCTTTTCAAAGAATACTCATAAGATGTTAATGAAGTTACAACCTTAGCCTGTGTGAATAGTTCGATGATAGTGATAAGCCTATCAAATAATGTCTGATTTCCAGTCTTTACAGCAAAGAATAATAGTAGAGCACTTTTATCCTGAGGCGTTGCGTTTGAAGCATTGGGGCCAGATTCTAACGCAATCTGAATCTCATTATTTTTATTAGGAATAAATGTACAATCAAGAGGATTTTGAGGATTCATCGGACAGATGGAGAACGCAGATGTACTGGAGCTGTTGCTCTCCCATACGGATTTTCTTATTGTTTTCATATGTTTATTTTGTGTTTATACTTCTGTGGTTCCAAAGAATACTGTTTTATTTGATAACTTTTTTTGACTTGGATAATAATATGATCCTTCTGCCGGATCATTTCCGTCCCAATTTACGAACAATAAATCCGTTCTGGTTCTATATTCATTCTTAGTAACAATATCAATATTTCTTTCTGGAGTTTTCCAACGAAATCCCGCAATATACAGATTTTCAGTCATCTTATAGAGATTCTGTTCAAGTTGAATTCTACTAATTCCAAGGAATCATTACAATACTCTTTCGCATTACTTTTTGTTCATATAAAGCAATCGTATTCATTAGAGTGCTCATACCTTGTTGACGAACGCCCAAAATAATCTTAGTGTTCTGAACTGCGATATAAGAACACTTTGAACCTAATGAAGAATGATTGTTACTATATTCCTCATAATAAAGAGTTTGATATGAATTCATCTCGAATCCATTCGCCATAAGAAAGAATTCCTCAAAGGAGATAAGTTCTTTTACATTCGGTATTACAGGTTCTGCTTTAGGAAGCTCTGTTCCTTTTAGAATGCCCATTGATGCTGCAGTAACAAGCAAGGAATTAATAACAAATGGTCGACGTTTCATATTTATTTATTTTTCTGATAGAATTAAATTACCACAAGTGATTTTACTTTCATCTTCTTCTTTACTAGCAATGAATACAATTACATCATAACCAGCATTTTTTAGAGCAGTCTCTGTCGATGAATATGGTGTATATTCAGTCCAATCACCAGAAGGCATCATGTTCTTATTATTAACTGCTCTAGTTTTATGTAAAGGTGTGAGCTTGCATAAATAATATTCTGGATCAAAATACTTAAGTAAAACATCTGGATCAATTTCCCAATCGCCAAGCGCAAAATTAAGAGTAATCTTACGACCTTTGGGAACAAGACCTTTCATGATTTTTGTAATATCTTCAAGACTTGATTGACTTTTACCAAACATCTTATTGCGATGAATCTCATTGGTGCTATTAATGGAAAGTTGTAATCCGGCTTCACCATCAAGCAAGTGATTCTTAATATCCATCCATTCATGAATAAATGTTTTCAGCCTTGTATTGTCCTTGGGCATCATGGTGGAAACAACAGGATGAATTTTGTGATTTCTATCAATTGCTGATTTCATCCAGCCTGTAACTTCTAACACTGCGAAATTCCATGACGGCTCTCCCATTCTGGCAAAATGGAGATTGAGACGATTACTATAACTCACTTCTGGGTGTAAAGATAGTCCAGTTAATATTTGATTTCTCATATCTGAGAATGTTGCATTAACCCCTTTACCAAGTTTTGGAACATCACAGAACGTGCAACGCGAATTACACCCATATTGAGTTGAGAGTGTAATTACCCATTTTTCTTCCAATGGTAATAGCTTGGTATGACATACCTGACTCAGTTCTCTATCAAGACCCATAAAGTCAGCTTTGAGATTAACATCCTTGCCATAATCGCCAATAGATAACATCTCTAATTTACCAACTTCTCCTTGAACAATTAGAATATCTCCTGTAGGAACTTCAATACGCTTTAGAATGTTCATATATTAAATTTTTACCTTTGCAAACAAATTCCGAATATCTTCAGAACCATCAAATTTAAACCTTACATTCGATGTTGAAGCCCGAGCAAAATTCTGCTCAACTGCATCGCAATAGCATGTATGATTTCCGTCAAGACCTTGAAAATTTTCAGCCCAAATCTCTTTAGAAACTTGATTCTGTAGATCTAGTTGATCCAAGCCTAGATTGTCGAAGCTAGCAATAATCCCATCAATCTTAAATAGTTCCTGTATATATTCATTTTTCCATTTATCAAGTTCGAGTTGCAACGCAGGATTGTAATAAGAAATACCATTGCCGAACTGTTTGTACCCGAGCAACAAAATCTTCGGTTTGATATTACGAGCTTTACTCCATTCGATAACGGCTTTGCAATCATTAAGATTATGCACACCAAGAATCAAATGAAACACAACATTTTTATATTCAATATTAGTAGGCAACTGTTTCAGAGAGACAGGACCGCGATATGAAATGCCAAGTCCATAAATGAGTTTCTCATCTTGAAATTGTTGAATCATGACTGCATATTCCTTCATGTGCAGTATATTCATTGTCACATTAGATATAACACCGTATTCTTTCATAGTCTCCAGAAAGTCTTTAATATCGGGATGTGACAAAGGATTACCACCTCCGATTGCTAATTCAGTTCCGAGCTTTTGAGTCTTCCAGATTTTCTTTATAGGTTCTAGATTCGCGTGGCGGCCAGATATGTTAGATTGCTCATGACAGTAAACACACACTGAACTTAATGAGCAGTTGTTGGTAATTTTGATGTCTGCGCTTTCTGGATATTCTACCCACGGATTTTCCTCATCAGGCCATTCGCGAATTTTAGTCCCGTCACTATAAATTTCTACATTTACATTGCCATTCTTATAGGAATATAGTAGTTCTGTTGCTTCAATTTTGTTCATAATAATAGTGTGTTTCAATTTGATCTAAAGTTTTTTATTTGTAACCATTTACATCGTGTGGATATGCAATCAACTCAGTTTTAAGTTTAGTTTCATTATCTTGAATCCATTGTTTGCCGTCAGGATCGGTTGTAAAACATACAAAATCTGGCCGATTCATAATTTTATCAATTATATGATCAAGATTTTCTAAATCTCTTAAAATTGGATCTCTTTTAATGACGTCAAATCCTGATTCATTAGAAATCCAAAATAACAGGAGAGCTGGATATTCCTGTTTACGAATAAAATCTATGATGAATTCTTTCCGATCTTTTTTTAGACATTTGTGTTTGTTTCAATTTCATAATGTAAAATATGGTTGCTTAGAATGATATATTCCCCAGATTTATAATCATACTTTTCAATTACTGCTTGAATTGTTTCATTATCAATGGTCAGAATTTTCACACGACCGTCAGTATAAGCATCTGGTTCCAAATAGTTATATGTAGCAGCACTAGCATATTCATTAATAGTACTTTGTTTCAAATCTCGTAAAGCATATCGCAGAGTTTTATCTTCGAGTAATGTTAGAAAATATGGAGCTTTCTCAAGTTGATGTTGTGTTAATCGAAAATTTGGAGGGTCATCATCATTATCATTTCCAAGGAAAATCCAAGAAGATTCTGAAATCATGAAATCCATCAAACCTTCATCAGTATCGAGTTGAGGATTTTCTTTAATCCAAGTAGAGTAATGTTCTGTTCCATTATCGACATACCAGAATTGATCTGTTCGAGGTTGTAGAAGCTCAAAGTTATATTTTCTGGAAAGCCGTACCATTCTATCAAATAAAGGATGATTCTGGTTATTATGAACTAAAGCCCAGAAGTAAGATGCTTTGGTTACAAAATCGTTAAACCTGACAAATTCCCAACCAAAAAACTTTCCCTCAATTTCAAGACCATCTACAGAAGATTTTCTTGTATAAGAAGTGTCGATTGCTACGGAATGTGTTGACGAAGAATTTGTTTCCCACACGGATTTTCTAATTGTTTTCATTGATCTTCAACGGGGTTTGCAGTAGCCCAAATAATAAATAAAGCGACAGCTTCAAAAAAGCTATTATTAATAGCCATACTTAATGTCAAATCTCCGAGTAATGAACATAAAAAATTTCCGACAGTGAGTCCTATTAATAACGAAATTAAATGATTCAAGGTAATTTGCTTTTTCATAAATAGATTCTATTTTGTTTCAGCCATCTTCACACATATAAAATGTGGAAATCATATTAAAATGCTTTTCAATTTCCACGACTGCTTCTTTCATATGGGCAAAACGATGATTACCACCCGCATATATGAGTTTCATTTGAGAACTAATCATTGCAAAAATGTAATCACCGGGTAGATTTGCGCCGGGTTTGATACCAGAATTAATCATAGTATCAAGAAGAACATCTTCGCGCATATCGACTAGATATTTGTCATTGATTAGACATTTCCATGCACGGCCGCCTTGCTTACGAACTTCCAAACCAATAATCCGAACACATTTAATGAAGTCATTTTTACAATCAATCACTTCTATATTAGCAGGAGTTTCATATTGGCGAGTTTCATAATTATATGTTCTACCTCTGGCCCAATTTGTAGCAACTGCATGAGACTTGATATTCATTGCGTCAGTTACAAATACGGATTGACACTTAGTTATAAGATTTTTAGGATCTTCATCATTCTGAATATCATCCCATTTGAATTTAAATTCAGATTCAGGACGTGCAAAGAGTTTGAGATTTTCTGGAATATGACCGATTTTCATAGATTTTGTAGAATAGTATTAATGGCTAGATCAAGAGGAGTTGCTGTACGAACAAAAATATTTTCAGTCCAAGAATGAGATGTATGAAAGGTTTCTTGATACATCAAAGCTGGTGCAGGTTTTGCCCTCATATCAATATAGTGATCTTCTTCACTCCAACCTCCCATGGAAAGTATGTGTTTGATCGTGATCATTTTGATCTCATAAGATGAGATTTCTACTTCGAGATTTTGAGTTGCGTTAATTTTCATGGCTAATGACAAAATTTCATTTAGTGTTTGCTACAAGAACGGAAAGTAGATGATCGTAATTTAATGACGTACAATCCTTGATTACTGCATCAATTTCTTCTTGAGGAGTCCCTTGTTTTCGAGCTGCATTGATAAATGCTCCCATGAGAAAATACGCATTTCCATTAAGACCGACAAGCTTCAGTTTTACCTTTTTAGTTACATGTTGCATTGAATTCATATATACAATCTCTATTTTCTTGTAGTTGCAAAGAAGATTATGCGGCAATTTCTTCCGGAATATCCATAATATTGCTAGCCTTAACCGTAAAGCAAGCGAGAGGATTTTCGGGATTAAGAATCTGGGATGCAGCAGATGGCGTCAGATATTCACAGAATTTCGTAATATCAACTTCGACGGAATTCACAAAATACTTAATGATCGTCTTGTGGCTTGAAGGATACAGCCGGATGTAAGTTTCAGATTTATGAGTGATCAGATACGGGAATTGTTCCCATTGTCCCCATGGGAGTTCTTGAACTTCTCCACGAGTACCGTCTTTAATTCCCTCTTGAACTGAAGCAAGATTTGAATAATCAATTCCTGCACGAACTACTCCGATAGAAACTTTTTCAAGGATAGTTCCTTTAAACAGGGCTTTTGGTGTAGGATTAGACTTCCAGGAAGCCTTAACAAATTGACCTTTGGACTTTAGGATCTTGCTTAGAATTTCTTGAGCAGTAATTTTCATGGTGTGATTGAGGTTTCCTTACAGGCTCAATATACACCAAAATCGGTCCCATGTAAACAAAAAAGTGGGTAAAGGCCGAAAATAAGTTGGATTTGTTGCAAATCAATGGGTTATAAAAAATGGACTAAACCCTTTCAGATTTAACCCATTTTTTCAGTGCTCTTGCTTTTTAGCCTGTATATTATGTTATGCTATTTGTTTCTTAATTTTGCCTAGTGTATCAATAACATCATCGAGTTTATCATAAACACGTTCAAAGATTTTCTTATCTTCTAGTGTTCCTCCCATTTCATCAATGATTCTCTTTACAAAAATTGTTCTTGTAGAAAGAAGTTTTTGTGTAGCATTGAGATCCTTAATTATAGAATCTAAAGTAGTCTTCTCTGTCGTAGAGACTAATGATTCCTCGTTTAGGAATTGACGAAATATTCCTTTGATCTCTTTAATAACCTCGGATTTCTTAGGGGATGTAGGCTCCCCTTCAATATAATCCATGAAGTCTCCTTCATACCAATCAGCAAATGTTTGGGACATAAGACCTCGTAGAATAGTTTCAGCAACCTCATCGGAAACCGATTCTGTAAGAGCTGTATCTTCCTTAAGCTTCATTAGTTTAGATAAAACAAGCTCGCTAGAACCTACTTTATATTGACCAAATTTTATCTTAGTTAAAGGAGTATCTTTGCTTTTAAAAGTGACGGAATCTGTTCCAATCTCTTTTACAACACCGAAATTGGTTTTATCACCAACCTTTAATGTATTAACTTGAGCAGCAATAGTTTTTGCATCAACCGCTTCTCCCATTTCTTCTTCAGTATCATCTTCTTCTTTGAGTTCACCCAAAGCCAAATCAGCTAAATCCTTGATGGTTCTCTTGCCATTAATAGCATTACCTTTAACTTTAAGATTTGTTTCACTTGAGTACATATCATTACCATCGAAATATACTGGATTAGATTTAACTTTCTTACCAAGAAGAAATTCAACTTCTTTTCTAATTAAAGCATTGATTGCAGGTAGTTTATTATATGGAGTAACATCGCCAAGGGATAATCCTTCATTGATTGTTACTTGTTTACCTTGTAGAATTGCCGCAGCGGCTTCATACATATAGTCCTTGTTGGTGAAATTAATTGGATCGTGCATATTATTATTTATATTATTGGTTGTTTTTTAGATTTTTCTCAAAGAGATTTGCGATTTTACAAATAGACTTTTTGACAATTGCCCAATCTTCATCTTCCTTATCAGTTTCATCGACATATTGTTCTAGAGATTTCCAGAAGTCTAATAGTTGTTCACTATCAAGAGAATCAATTGTTTTGATCAATTTCTTTACTGTATTGTTTTCAGTTTCATAAGCTTCCTTTGCGGCTTCACTTAGAAAATGTCGCGTGATATTAATAGTGTCTTTCATATTATTTTTAGTCTTTGTCCATAATTTCAGATTTTACATTATCCCAAATATCTAATGCTTTGTCTATATGATCATGTATTTCAGCAAAATCATCTGTATACCCTTTACCAAACTCCTTTATAATACTCTTTGCCAGATTACTGGTAGGAGCAAAAGTATTATATGCATTATTAATAGCTTCATCTGCATTTTTGAATCCTAAAGATGGAATATACTTTTCTGCAATGGCTAGATTAATACTCCTCTTGATATTTTTATCAAGTTCTTCTCTAATATTAATAGATTCTCCCAAAATCATTTCAATAGCCTTAATTTTCTTAGAAGCCCCGACTCCTATTGGTTTTATAATAACAATATCACATCCTTTTTCTCCTGGGAGATAATCTTGAACTTCAGGAGTAATTTCAATATCTTTAAGTTTCTTTATGATAGATTGAACTTCTTTATCTGATTGATTTACAGAATAACTCTTAGTGATTACAGTTTCTTCAAGAGATTCGTTCTTCTTTCTGAGTTTAGCTAAAACTGCTCCAGCAACTCGTTCTCCAGCTTCTTTTGAACCATATTCTTTAGCAGCTTTATCAGCAATTTTTTTAAATGTTTTACCGGGCTTTCCAATATCTTTACCAGCGTGAGCTTTCTTAGCACTATAATCTAGTTTTTCATCAATACCTTCACATGCATCCCACAAAGCTTCCTTTGCTTTCTCTTCTTGTTTATCACTCAATTCTACTTCGTCTCCATTCTCATCTTTTGCTGATAGGATTTCAATCTCCGCTTCATCATCTGGCTCCATTTGTTGACCATGTGCATCTTTACTACCTTTTATGGATGGGGTATATTCGCCAATCACAGAGATTTCTTTATCACCTTCATCATAGATTGTAGCTTTGATTGTTTTCTTAGTAGCTTCAGTAACCGCACCTTTCAGAATTGCTTCTGCGGCTTCATACATTTCATCTTTATAGGAATGGTAAAAATTGTTTTTCATATATGTATTTATATTTATATGCAAAAAATCATCACATTTTGTTCTCATAATATTTGTTTAATCACGAAACGGATCTTCAATATCATCTCCCGCCATAGCAACGCCAATCGGAGTTAAGGTATGAAGAATCTTAATAGTTTCTCCTTGAGCAGACAACACTTCATTCAATCGCTTATAGCAATGCGGAGATTCATCAGTACCAGCACCACGAAGACAAACTCCTGCATTTTTAACCCAATCAGTCATCATAGTCTGAGATACAACTCCTTCAGACACCCGAGTCTTCTTACCCTTGATCCATTTGGAGCGACCCGCAGCCTGCGACCTAGAGAGTACGCGACCAGCTCCGTGAACTGTTGAGTACATTGCAATTTTTGATAGATCAGAATCAACACCTTCAAGAATAACAGAATCTTCTCCCATGGTACCACCAACAAATCCTTTTTGACCAGGAAATGCGGGAGTTGCTCCTTTACGATGAACCCATAAATCTTCCCCATCATGATTTTCTAACCATGCAAAGTTATGATGATTATGAACTTCTTCAAAAATTTCAACACCAAGGATTCGAGCAACTTCAGCACACACCCAGTCTCGTCCAGTGTAGGCATATTCTCCAGCTAATTTCAAGGCTGCAATATATTCACGCCCTAGATCAGAATTAACATCAAGCAAAGCAGGAGCTACATTGATGCCATCAGTGCCGCCACCAGCTTTGATATAATGAGATGCAATCTTATGTCCAAGTCCTCGTGAACCAAAGTGAACACCTACCCAGATACGGAGAAATTCATCATGAAAAATATCAACGTAGTGATTCCCCGACCCAACAGTACCTAACTGATTACGAGCCATATCTTTGAGATCATTGAGTAAAGGAATATCATTCCATACAGGAGAATCAAATATAGCATGTTCATCGGGTTTCTTTTGTCTGACAATATGTTTAGAATTTGAAACACGTCCAATACCAAATGAGATATTACGAACAATTGTATCCATGATTTTTTCAATATCCTTATGAACATCAAGGAGAGTTGCATTAGTCAGAACAGCTAAGTTTCCGCATGCACAATCAAATCCGACTGCTGATGGAGAAATCTTATCTTTGTAAGCAATAATTCCGCCAATTGGGATGGAATAACCTAAGTGGTGATCTCCTGCCAATACAGCTTTATATCCGCCGAAATCCATTGCAAAATCCATCTGGTCAATTGCATTTTGTAATGGTTCCCCAAAGACGGGAATATTTTTATTTTTACCTAGGAGTTGCATATGAGATTATAGATGTTCTCCAAATAGTTTAGTTTCTCCGTCACACATCTCAAATCCGTGTGCATAATAGCCATTATGACAATTCCACAATGTTAGAAATAATTCTTCATTATTTACATCAATAAGGCGGAACACAGCAGATCCACCACACTCGTAAATATGATGATTATCAAGAGTATTATAAAATGTAGTGTCAAATTTATATAGACTAAAATCCAAATGTGGATCAGTTATTAGTTCTTTTACATCAATATCATCCGTAGGACAGTCCTTAGTTATAACCCAACCATAACATTCACAACAGCAGGGCTATAATCAAATCCTACAAAGACATTATAATCATCCACAAAGTTTACTTTACCGTTTCTTTCAAATGTTTTCATATTATTAGTTATCAGAAATGTTACAATATTCTTGACCATTATCAGAAGGTGGCAATTCCATCCACAGATCAAGAACCCAAATTTTATTATCATTAGGAGGAATCTCTGCCTCTTGCCATGAGCCATCTTTAAATGCAACTACAGCAGGTATAAAAGTTTTTCCTGATAATGCCAAAGAACCCTTACATTTTGCAAGAATATATGTACCATCTTTTGGTGCAGTCTCAATCGGTTTCCAATTTGTGTTCATATCGTTATTTCGTTTGTTGTGATTATTGCGAAACCATGCAGGGCTTGGATATCGTGGAAAGTCTTTTGCAGGTTGAGATTGTCGAATGATAGTCATGCATTTATCAAGGACTGTTTGTTGGAAACTTCTTTCCGGAAATCCAAACCATTTATCTCTGGCTGGATCAAGATCATATATAAATTCCATCAGAGTTCCTCCTCTGAGTTCAAAATATTCAATGATCTCAATGAGGCCATGAATTACATACTGAATCGGAACATGTTCAACTCGAAGGGCTTTACCATATCCATAAATTCGTTGCATGATTCTGATATTCGGCTTGTTTCGCTTACATTGCCGAATCAACATTAGTTGCCGATCTTCAATTTCTGTTTTCATATTAGTCTCCAATTGTGTTAAGAGCATTTTCCGCAGTATCAAACTGACCATAGCAATTTTTACAGTCTTGAAACAGTGCCAATGCACTATGAAGAATTTCTCGGTCTTTCCTCAATTCTTCAATCGCAGCATGAAAAGCATAAAATCCTTGAACTAACAATTCAACGCGTTCTGGAAGTGTGTCTTTGGCAATCAAATATCCTTCAGGAATAAATGCAGTAGCTCGATCAATCTGGTCTTGTAAAAATTTAATTTTTGTTTTCATAATTTAGTAATGATTTTTAAGTAGGATCAACAAACGTAATCATACCAGTAGGGCAAAGCATCTCCTCTTCGGTTACATAATAAATGCAACCATAATCATGCATAAGATAGATTCTCTTCTTTAAAGAATTTGCTTTAAAGATTGCTGATTCAAGACATTCTATTGCAAACGTTTCATCGAATTCCCAATCATATGATGTAATTTTTTCAATTTGTACTTTCATGTTAATGCGGGCCTTAATATCTTCTAAACTCTTACTATGTTTATCATATAATTTCTGGAATGTCGAAAGATCCCCTTACTCATTTCTTTCAATAATTTACGAATGTCTTTGTCTTTTAAAGATTTGATGTCTTCTTTCATAAAGTTATCCTGGTTGAGAACCAATAGCAATAATCATCTTGTAAACTTTATCAGAACCTTTTCATTCAAATATGATCCGGAACTAGAAAAAATGCATACTTAGAAACAAGATTACTTTCGTAAATTTTCCGTTTTAGAAGAAATTCTTCTCCAGAAGGTATATTATCACAAGCAAATTTAAAAATTGCATTTGCTGGAACATCCTTACATTTGAATGGAATTAGTAGAATCCCATCACGAACAATATTACCCGGCATTACTACAACAGGTGGGCTGAAATTATAAACACGAACTCCAGTGTTGAAATAAAAAGTTTTCATATATTTTAGTAGTTCTTGAGATGAATAAACTTTTATTTGTTTTCTTCCATGATTTCAATTAAAGTCTTGGCACAATATTCATACCATTCTTTTTCAGAAATAAACTTCTTTCTAAATCTTTTCAGCATCAAATAATATTCTTCTTGGCGGAGAGTTTCGGGGGAATCATTAATAATATTAGCGATTAACGATTGTTGCAAACTTGCGGGTATCGACTTTGAAAAATGATACATTACGGTCAGAATTCCAGCCAGACCAGACGAACAGTTTGCCGTCATATCGAAGAACTTTATTGGTCAACTTTTTCACATCATCCAATCCATTGGGACAATCAACATGAAGAGCAATTCCGTCGTAGAATAGGATCGCAATTTGATCCGTGGCGATTTTGGCAGTCATGGTGTGTTGTGGTTGGTGTTCCTTACGGGATCAATATACCACAAAAACCGGGATCTGTAAACAAAAAAGTGCATAAAAATGTGAAAATAAATTAAGTCATTGATTTGCAACAAGTTACGGTTTCAATTTTAAACACAAAAAAGCGGAAATCCGTGAAGAAATCCGCTAATTTAAGTAAATTAACCTAAAGTTTTTTCTTTGTCTTTATTGGTTTCATCACACAGCGATGAATCTCTTGAGTCAAGTCAGTATTCATTTTAAGCTGTTCACGTAATTCACCCTGTTGTTTCAGAATATTCTCGGCATCCTTAAATGTTTGCAATGCTCTTCTATCAGAAGCTTTAGCCGAAACTTTTTGCCCAACCATAATTACTGATAGAAGTACCAGTTGTAAAAAAGTTTGTGCTATCCATGAGATTATTGTTGATATCCCACCTTCTAATGCTGTAGGAAAACTTATTAAAGCAAGTCCTGCAAATAGATAAGCACACCACATAGTAGATACAGCATTAGTAATAGTAACTGCTAGTTTGCCATTAAAGCCGTAAAGATCAGACCAAGTTAAAGGGATTATTGCTTTTGGAATCTTTGGTTTTTTCGCCTTAGCTTTAGAAGGATGAAAGAATGGTGTTGCCATAGTTATATTTATCTTTTGCGGTCAGATTTACTGACATCTATGGTTTACTACTCCCGTTGCTCTACACTTTGAGCTACTCAAAAGAAAAATGGCGCACGATCTGGTGTTTAAACCTCTCCTTATTTCGGTCCATCACTAAGCTTTTGTGAATCTTCGCCGAATAGGAAGCAATCTTGAGATTGCGTCGTGCATATAAAAAAAGAATTGTTACCCACTACCAGGAAAACCGGAGGAACGATATATGTTGTAATCACTTCAACTTTACGTTCGCGGGCTGGATTTTTCTATGGTGCATCAACAATTGATTAGATTATTCTTCTCCATAGAATACTCTATACATATGTAGCGTATAGAGGCAGGCAACAAAATTAAGAGATTATTTCTAAGTCTTGATTATTAAACACAACTACTGTATTATAACCACTTTCATTTATCATAATAGCAGAAACAGGAAGATGTTTTTTTATAATAATGTTGGATATTATCCAGTTTATTATTTCGCTGGTGGTAAAATAACCATCATCATAATCATTATTATCATATCTAGGTTCAATATGACTATCAATATTTAAATATACTTCATCTATATAACGATCACCCCCCTTAATATCGGAAAGCACGTCTATAATAAAATCTTTTACTTCATTATAGTCAATATTATCATTTACATCAAAATCCGTTAAATCTAATACAGGTTGTGATGGAGTGAATAATACTTTTACAAGAGCTCCACCTCGACTGGAATAATAATCAATTATTCCGTTCTTAGGTTCTGTAGCAAACCACAGTCCATGTTTTATCGGATCTATCTTAGATAATTTACTTAAACTTCCATGATATAATATCATTTCTTTAGTAGATTCCTGTAACACTGTTTCATTTAAGATATGACGAGCTACTTCAATTAATGTTTTCATATATTCTATTTATACTTGAGCTTTAAATATTGTCAAACATTTTACTGACTCAGCACCAGCTTCTTGTAATGTTTGAAAAATAGATACTAAACTTGAACCGGATGCAATAACATCATCAATGATTAACACTTTCTTACCCTCAAATTTCTTTGCATTGCCAGTATACGAAAACACATTCTTGAGAAACTTTCTGTAAGGAGGAAGAACCCATTTCATTTGAAAATACCCAAGTTTTACACCTCTCCGAATAGATGACTCTAATTTCTTAATAGTAGAATCTGATAACTTCTTTGATTCAAGATCTAGTGTAATTTTGGAAGGATCTTCAGCTTTTACAAAAGAATCTAGAAGAAACTCAATTCCTGGATTTCTTTCTTTAATTTTCTGGGCGAAATCTTTAGTTAAAGATGAAGATGATTTCGGAGTAACAATGATATCGACATTTAAATCTCGAATAATTTTTGTTGCATACACAGCCGATCTATTAAGAAACTGATTATAGGCACTAACATCAATATGCATAGCTTTCAAGCGTTTAAGAATGATTGTTGCATCTGCCCCTTTTGAAGTATATAAATTAAAAACATCCAATGTAATACCTTCAATATTTTTTGTGTGTGGTTTTAATTCACTTTTACCGAATCTTAGATTGATTAGATCTCCAGCTTTAGACTCATAATCAATAATAACTTGATTATCGGAATTCAATGTCATTGATTCCACGAATTGCAGAAATGATTTCATTTTGTATTTATAAGAAAGTGGTGGAACTGCCGGGAATCTCACCCGGATCCACAACATTATTCATGTTATGTCGAAATAAATTCAGCCCCTTTTTTAAAATGGCATAGCATGTAGGTAACGATCCCACGCCAAGAAGTTTGGAATTTCTGGTTCTACCATTGAACTAATGCTATATTTAAAAATGGTCCGCGCCATGCCAACGCACATGGATAGGCAGATTCGCAGTCTGCGACATTACTCTTATGCTACGCTCGGTTTAAAATTGGTGCCTCTAGTAGGAGTTCAACCTACTTCATCAGTTTCGAAGACTGAGGTCCTATTCGGTAGACGATAGAGGCATATGAAAATTACTCATTAGACAAACTATATGAATGCACTGCATTATAACCTGCAATCCAAATTCCAAGAACATGTTCAAGATTTTCTGGAGTTGTTTCAAGATTTAATTTTTTAAGAACCTTCTTAATAATATTTTTATCTACTTGAGTCAATCCCATGAAATTATGAACTAATCCACCTCTTTCTGATAAGACAGCTTCAGCGGCTTCTGATATTGATGATCGTTGTAACATAATATTATTTATATATTTTGAGAAACTTTCTATTGCTGGATAGAACATGAAATTAATTCCTATGTCCTGAATCTAACAGATCAAGATAAGGCATACAAGCCACAAGCTACCCGTTCTACATATAGTGTCGGACCTCTTGAATAACATAAGAAAAATGGCGGAACCGACCAGTTTTGATCTGGCTGCCTCCTAAGTGACAGTTAGGTGCTCTCCCGATTGAGCTACGGTTCCGTAAAGTGGTCCCGGTGGAGAATTTTGAAATCTCAACCTATCGCTTATCGAGCAATTACTCTGCCTTTGAGTTACACCGGGAATTAAAAAGTGGTACTCCTAACCGGGCACGATCCGGTCTCTAATCCTTGAAAGGGATTTGTTCTACCGCTAAACTATAGGAGCATATTGAAAATTTAATTAGTGTTGAAAGAATCAAACTTTCTCTTCAGTAATTGTTTACTAATCCTATCGGACAAGAAACCCTTTGCTAGGGGCGTGCTATCATTACACTAAACACTAAATTGGCGGAAGAAGTGAGATTTGAACTCACGGGAGTTTTAAGGCTCCTCTAGTTTTCAAGACTAGCGCAATAAACCAGGCTCTGCCATCCTTCCATTAAAATTGGTGCCCCTAGCAGGAATTAAACCTACGTTCTCGCTTTAGAAGAGCGGAGTCCTTTCATTAGACGATAAGGGCCATATATTAAAATTGGTACACCCGCCGATAATCGAAATCGGTTAGTCGGATTAAAAGTCCGGTACATCGCCAGCAATGTTTCGAGTGCATTTTTGAAAATTAAAAAAGATGATATTGTGAGTGCAGATTTGAACTGCTCTTCCCCTTAGGATGTGCTTCCGAGTTACACCATATTCACTCATCATCAGAGAGTCACTCAAACATTTGTACTTCATGTTTGGCATTGGTAATTACTCAATGCAAAGTGACTCTCGTTAAAATTAATTCTGTATGTATATGAACTTTTCTACGCCTCTTCGGTTTTAACTACTTTGCAGTTTATTAGGAATTGCGAACCTAATAAGAGTATTCGTTATTAATCTAAAGGAACTCATCGCATTGAGTTTCTCCAACGTATTTCATTGTTTGTACCTTATTGCTAAGGTTTTTTGCCATACAGAAAAAGGGACTCCCAAGGTTGGTAACGCTCCAACTACCTAGTGTTTAACAGACACCCGCTCTGCTAGTGAGCTACTTGGGATTTAAAAATGGTGGGTACCGGACGTTACGCTCGTCTCCCCCGTGAAAGGAAGTGTTTTACAGACACTCTTCAGGAACTACCTGATTTCGTTACCCATGAAAGTTATTTATACAGAAAGAAAGTGGCAAGCTGAAGGTGAGATTCGAACTCACGTGAGGAATTGAATCCTTCCTGATTACAAAACAGGCGCCATCGACCACTAAGCGACTCCAGCATTATTATATAATTCAAAAAATTTCTTAAAAATAGGACCATTAAAGGATATACCTATAGTACTAAATGCTTTACTCAAAACCCCATGTTTATCGTACTCTATTTTAAGGGCTTCAAAATTATCTTTAACTATATTAGGTTTTGCTAAACATTCACACTTTCTAGAACAAAATCGCCTGGGGTATTTATTGGCAAATCGTTTTGAACAATTATCACATATATATTGAAGCTCGAATTCTTTCCACTTATTACGACCTTTCACCCACCCAACAGGTATCGGAATCAATCTATTTACGCAAATATTTTCTTTTAATTCTATATTCGATATAAAATGATTTCCGAAATTTGGGTTACGGTCTCCTTTATTTGCTATTTTCATTATCTCAGATGTATATTTCGCGCATTCAATCCTAATCCATTCATACAATCTGGCCGATTTTATAAAAGGTTTATCAGGATCATTCGAATTCTTTCTTTGCATATTATGCAGTGCGAATGAATTTTGAGAGCATCTTTGAAATCTTGCAAGTAACAAATGAGCCATATAATGTTCTCTCGCAGTCAAATTTACTCTATTGTGTTTATCATCAGAACCACCTAAAGATGATGGGATTATATGATGATTTTCCTTGTATCCAGAAGTTACTGGATTTTGTTGCCGATTTAATATAAGATCGTTATAGATTTTTTCATAGTTCATATAATCTATTTATACTGAACTTACACTACCAAATTACAAATATTGCACTGCACTAGCCGGAGTACAAAACCGGTTCATCGCTATCTATGATTTGGAAGCATATAGAAAATGTTCGAGTTGCAGTTTAATGCTGTAGGGACCCGTCGCTCCTGTAAGGCAATGCACCACACATTGCAGATTATTTGAAAATGGTTGCGGATGCATTCTCTGCCCATGCGATCTTCGCCTTATGAGGACGACGAGATGACTGGATTCTCCAATCCGCGATTATAGTTATTTATATCAAACAAAAAATGGTCCCCCCGGTTGGTGCTGCCCCAACGACCTACCGATTATGAGTCGGGTGCTCTCCTGTTGAGCTACAGGGGGATATATATAACCTCTGAGGATTCCTGTACCCCGATTATTTCATACCGACCGAGTTATGTCGGAATCTTGAATGTTTTCTCTGTGATTGATTCGAACAATCCCATCTTTCATCGTCACTCTATACTGCAAGGACGAGTTGAACGTCACCAATGTGTCATATTGCTCACCATGAGCTTCAAAGAAAATTGGTACCGATGACGCGATTTGAACACACAAACTATTTAAAACGTGGGTTTTTAAGACCCAAGTGTATTTCCAGTTCCAACACATCGGTATTTATTATAGAAATTGGTGACCTGGATATCTCGTCATTATTACAATCAAGCGACCATCTTCTGGGTTTATTCGCTTTTATTTTGTGCAGACGCAGATCATTTATTATAGAAATTGGTTGGCTGGAACACATATTCATTTAACCCAGGTAATCAATGGGCACCATTATTTAATAAGTTGAGATATGGAAGATTCGAACTTCCTTGGGTAGCTGCGAAAGGCTACATGGTTGAGCTTGTCACCGGGCTTTTTCTAGAATTAAAAATTTATCGGCTAACATTTTTGAAAAGCCGTATTGTTACAACCCACACTGGGGAGCAAATGGCAAATGTTTTTTTTGCAAATGGGCCGAAAAGCTCCTTCAGAAATTTAAGGGTATGTCAAAGATCGGGGTTTGTAATCAACCAACTAAATCAGTTTTTGTGAACTTAATTCAATCAGTCGCTTACGGGCTTATTGTAACAGGTTTTTACAAACTTGTAAACAATAAAATAGAAAGAATTTATACACCAATTCCTTTTGATTATCCGTTGTCCGTTTCCACTAAAGGATTGAGAGGCTGACAATAATCAAATGTGCTATTAAAATTAACGGGTGTTACCTTCTGTCATTTAACCAGCATCTCCTGGCACCGTTTTAAATTTATACAAGATCAGATACGGCAGCCTCTTGGAGGACTGGAGGAGACACTTAGAATCGAATTTCTTCAATTCTTGGTCACGGAGTTATTATAGCAGAATTTTCAGAGATCGTAAACAAGAAAGTTGAACTATTTTTTACAGACCATGTTCATGCCTCATTCCGAGGGCATGACATTTTTGATAGGCTGCAAAAGACTTAGCTTCAAGATCGTGTTGACCTTGAGGAGTGACAAACACACTACCGAGATAGCGATCTTCTTGTTGAAGAGCGTAATTGTAATCAGTAAGAGCTTTCTTCTGCTCTTTAGTGAGACGTGCTTTTGTAGTTTTCATAGTCGGTTTCGTTATGGGCTTAATATACACCAAAATTCGGTCCGTGTAAACAAAAAAGTACGTAAAAGGAGAAAATAATTTAATTCCCTTGATTTCCAATGGGTTACGGCGACGAAAATTCAGTCCTCTGTGGATTCTGAAGTGCTCATAGCAGCATTTCTTTGAGCCATCGTAGAAAATCCTCCAGATTTCCTTTTCATATCTTTGAGGATTGCTTCGATATTATCACCGCCCTTGGCAGCTTTTATAATATCCCTATCCCGAGAAGACAATTTTGCTCCAGGATTTTCATGAGCAATTGTAATAATTTTCTTAATTTCAGCTGCCGTCAATTCCTTTACCTCGTTTCCGTCAAGATCATTTACATCATCTCCATAATGATTATAGAATTTAGAATCAATACCTGCCCAATAGAAATCCTTGAGTTTTAGATTTGTCTTCAGAGATTCTAGATTCTCTTTTGTAATATCTTTTTCTCTACACCAAAAGACAATCACAGTATGAGAAATATTTTTCGTCCAAATACGACCCGACTTAGTTGAAATTTTTGAATTACCATTAGTTATATTATCTATATTCTGTTTATCTATAGCATAGTCTGTATCTTTATCCGATAATTCTCCAAAACGTTTCAGATCTTTAGTTTTATAATTGGTAATAATATCCTGATATAAATTATTATGAGTTTCAAAGGGTCCAGAATTATAAACCAAGATCTCATCTGGTCCAATAAACCCAAAGGGACCTAATGATTCATGCCACCTAAAAACTTTACCATCAAAATAAGCTTTATCTGGTGTTGAATTATAAGCATTAAATTTCTTACTTGATTCGGATAAAATAGATAAAGCTTTTTTGATAATAGAATTCATATAACTTATTTATAAATTTTCAATGATTTCTTTTTTACTCGACTTCTTAACATCTTTCTCAATCTTAGCTTTTGCAACATTTCTTTTCTTCTCCCGAATCTTATTCCGATTTTCAAGACGTTCCATTACTTGATCTGTAGTAAACCATAAATCCTTATCATTTGATAACTCTTCTAATTCCTTTTCAGTTAAGAAATCTGTATAAGCATCTCTGAAGATTTTTTCGGTCCAAGCTTTTTTATTCACAATATCTGAATACATTTCTCCTCCTTTGCCAATAGCTCCGCCAGAGTAATTATGTATGAGAAAGAGAGCAGAATTTGTCAACTCCCATTCATCAGCTGCAAGAAAGATGAGAGTTGCCGCCGACATACAAGCTCCTTCAACACTTACAATAATATGAGCATTTGTTTCTGATAATACTTGAAGGAATTGTACCGCTGAAAAAAGTTCGCCTCCTTTAGAATTTATAATGATTCTAATCACATCAGAATCCCTTGCATTCCTCATTTCATGAAACCATTCAATATATTCAGATGGTTCTCCTATATCATCAACAAGATAGTATGTTTTAACTGTACCATAATCATAACTAAATGATTCTCGTGGCCCAGTTTTGAGCATTTCCATTAAACCTTTTTGACCGTTATGGTTTTTAGACACTACTGTACGATATTGTTTTATTGAGGACATATTGTGTATATTATGATTTTAAATAACAGAAAGCTCTAAAATAGGATGATTATAGATTTTCATAAGAATGGATTCATTTCTAGGAGTGAATTGAATGTAGTTCTATCAAGATCCGACATTGGAAGTCGAATATGCAATTCAGAATAAAATCCTTCAGCTAGTTTTTGCGGATCAGGTACTATCTGAGTAATTCCAAGTACTCGATTCGTCCATTGTTCCCAGGCATCTTTAAATACAGTGTGAACCTTTATGCCCGACTCCCGCACAAGTTTTGCAAATAATACCTCATCATTTCCCCATCCAATTGCGATTAATTGTTGATTAATATCTCGGTGTCCATCCACATTTAAGCCGAGAGCCCATGTCCATTCAATTAGTTCAGTGAAATCCATCGGCACGGGTGACATAACCTTAGACCATACATCATGATGAGCTATAATCGACCCCGTTGCGAGATGTTCTTCACTTCCAAAAGCTGATACTAGTTTATTATCGGGAACATCCTTAATAGCATTAAGGAAGCGTCTACTAGCTGGGAACTGATCCATACCAGTTACGGCAACAACCTCACCTGGGAATAAACGCGGTCCATGGATAATTGCCATAGTTGCCTTCCAATTTCTCCCGGGTGGAGGTGTAAATGGAACAGTGCTTCTATCTTCAAGAACACGTACATCACCAGTCTTCGGAATCGCAGCTGCATTAGTACCATTTGATACAAATACTAGGCCAGTTTTAATTCCCAGCTTTGCCCACAGTTTCTCATGCATTTCATAGAATCCTTCATAAAAAGGATTTCCATCCCACACTAACATTACTCTATCAATTTTCATTAAGTTAATATTTCCAATTATTTGCTTCACGATCAAGATCACTAACAACAGCCCCTGTGGCTGCATACGGATCCATGATACAAAGAGGGTGTTCTGCAAGCTCATGAGTGATGGTTAGTCCCATATTATTACAGATGAGTTCAAAATACTTCCATGTCAGATTCCGACATACATGTTCAGATGTCCATCCCATACGGGTTGTTAGCCAATTTTTCTCAGTCCATTGTCGGAGTTCTGGAAAGCTAGACTTATCACAACGGGTCAAAAACTTAGTTTTGTATAATGCTGTCATAGTTTTAAGCATCGAAATGCGGTCATTATGAGAAAGAGTAGCATACTCATTATTGTATTGTTTAATGTCGATATCATAGAATAACATTCCATGCCAGTTGGGAATCCGTAAAACAGTCTCTGCATTACAGTTTAATGATGTGAATACGTTCTGTGGCTCATCTTCAAATGTATTAAGAGGACCACAATGTTTTAAGCTCTCACATATAAGAGTATCTACATGTGAGAATCTGAAATCTTTTAATCTCTCGGCAGTGCAATCAGCTATATCAGTTCCTAAACCTTTCCACATCTCTACTGGATTAAAGCATACCAACTCAAACGGATTTCCATTCAAACCATTGTAGGCTCTAAAATAGTTCAGAATGGGAACAATACGACAACTTCCTACTATACAGATTGTATAGAAGGATTTAGGATTACCAAATGAATATTCATTTCGTTCATAATGTTCTCGAAGTATATTAGTTGTGATTGGAGTCATTAGCTTACAAGGATATCAAATTGTGGTTCAGTCCATTCAAGGTCTTGTGGATATATCTGAAAATTACTATAACCGAGACTTTTGAGACGTTCAACAATATCATCAGCACAACATCCATTGGTTTTTAGAGCTTCAGAATTGATCTCGATAAACATAATCGGGCGATGTTTTTTAAGGGTCTTCGATATTCCTTGTATTACGTCATATTCCCATCCTTCTGCATCTATCTTAATAAATCCTGGTGGGGGAAGATCAAGAAAATCTAAAGGAATTGCTGATACTTCAATAGAGCCATCAAATGTAACTCTAGACGCTCCCGCATTATCATATTGAGCAAGCCGGAGCTTTCCTTCCGCTGCGGAAGCTGCAATATTAAGCAGAGTGGCTTCTGGACAATTATGTGAAAGACACTTGAATGCGAGAGGATTTGGTTCTACTGCAACAACATTTTTTCCAAGGTCAAGATAGAATCTTGTGTGATCTCCGATAAAAGCTCCGATATCCCATACTACTTCAATATTATCGAGCCACGGAGTCATGATCTCAAAAAGTGCAGGATCACATTTAATTGTTCCCCATTCACGAGACCATTTTGATATATGAGTATCATTAGCAATGACCCATTGACCGTTCGGCAATTCTTCGATTTCGTTCATGGTTGAAAGAATGGGATTTGATGTTCCTTTGAGATAACCAATGTATGCGGACCATAACATGTATAAATACGGGAGTTGCAAGGATTAGCAGTAATCCAATCTTTTAACGGCTGTCGATATTCATCAAAATTGGCATCATGAAATAGTACATATCGTGATGTATTAGCAAACATATAAAACCAGTCCAAACGATCATCGGCCTGATCATCAACAAGTACTACTCCCCATTGTTGTTTTGATAATTCTTCAAGTAATTCCCGGTTCTGTTTCAAGACTTCATGAGACGGACCAGAATAATTCATAAATTTCAATCTCCATTCATCATGCATTTCTGTCGTAACAAGATGATGTCCGAGTGCGGAACAGATAGCATGAAGACATGGTGTGGAGAAATGACCAGATCCGATCTCAAGTACTGGTCCATTACCAACGGCAACACACGCCATCAATGGTGGTAAATGACTTCCCCAATTTAAAGTTTCTATAGCAGGATTAGTTTCATTCATTTTATTATTTCTTCTATTTATTTTATTTTTTTTAGATTTGATATTTCTGATTCTAAGAATGTCTTGGGGAATAATAGAAGAATCTATTATATCAATTGTGCAATCCGGCCATAGAAGTCGAATAAATGTAGATAATCGAGTTTGATCCTCAGGATTAAAGAGACGTAGATCATCAATTAGAATAATATCATCAAAACTACGCGGACTAAAGCTCAAGGCGATAAGTTCGTTAATAAGTGGAAGGTCTGGTTGTAATAGATTGAAGTATCCGATTGGATGAGCATCAAGCCAAAAAGTTGCTGGAGCATCTAGTGTAGAAACAATATTGGCAAGAAATAAAGCTGAGTCTCCAAAAGCGAAAACAATGTTTGATGATTGTGGTAGAGGTTGATTAACATCCCATTTATTATCCGATTCAAGATCAACAGTCCAGATTCGCTCAAACCCAGCCTCAAGTGCTGCTCGTACACCTTCCCCAAGATAAGTTCCTGTTTCTACAAATATGGGGTTCAAATGAGCTCTAAGTATATCGGTATTTAATGGCATATCAAATATTTATTGATAGTATTTCTTCTATTTGTTGTTTAATATCGGGGGTAACCCTACCCCAAGACCAAAATTGTTTGGCATATAGTTCAGGTAAAGGATCTTTAGATGAATCAATAAAATTAAATTTTTCAGGCATAAACTTTTCGGCAATAGCTCCAAGAATATTAAATTCGGATAGTTCTCTACCAGATACTTCATTAATAAATTGTGTAAAAGTTCTACCACAATTCTTTTCAATATGAGTTCTCGTAAATTCCAATAAGTCTCTATTATATGTTAATGGCATACGTCGCATATATTCAAACTCTACTGGAAATCCTACCGCATTTTCTGTTATACTTTGCCACGGACACTCAATTGTATTATATGCGGTTTTAACTAGATTTATACAGCCCGACTCAGATATTATTAAATTTGGTGTTGTATCTCGTATGAAGATTACATCAGAATCAACAAAACAAATTGCATCGGATTTACACCAAGTATCTGCCAACATTTTAGTCCCCTGTTGACCAACATAATCATCTGTGTTTAATTTATCACAAATATAAAATTCAGTTCCAAATTCAGAAGCTATTGGCTCAATAACTATTTTTGATGATTCAGGAGTTACTATAATAATATTAGAAAAATTCTTACAAAATTTATGTATAGATTTAAGACAATATGGTAACCATTGAGCATCTCCTACATATGTACGAATAAAAATATCTATTGTTTGCATTATATTATATTGTTATTATTCATGTAATTTTGGTTCTGTGGAGAATACAGCAGCAGCTAATTCTTTTCCACTAAGTTTACCAGATTTATACGCAACACGCAATTCATCAATAGTGTCATGCAATTCATGAATTACATCTATAATCTTATCGTGCTTTTTAGTCATAAGTTCAGAATCCAAATTTTCAATTAGATCAAATAAATGATCATTAATGGATTTCTTCTTAGGAGATTCCGATAATATTAATTTTCTCTTTGAAGGAATTTCCAGAATGGTTAATGCTGTATCGACAATAGACTTCATATATCTATTTATATTTTTGTAACAGCATCATATTCTTTTATAGCTTTACGTACTTCCGGTAACCATTTAAACGTATCTTCAATGAATATTAAAGGTTCTTTCTGATTTTCCACGGCCATTATAATTACATTTTGTTTAATTGGAATTCCAGTTCTTTCATAAAATGCTGCTGCATAAAATGCCGCTTGAATAAAGTAATTATGAATCCAGGATCTAAGTTTTGCCTTGGAGGAAGTCTTAAAGTCTATAACAGATAACTCTCCATCATATTCAGCTATAAGATCAACTCGACCTGCGATTTTGAATATATCAGAATATAAAGGAACTTCTTGCATAAGAACCTTTCCTATATTTTTATTAAGAACGTTTTGAATAGATCGAAACAGTTCCTCCCCTTGGGTCCCTTTATTATCTCCAAGATAAGCTTTAACATTATTGAGATAATTCTCGGCAATACTATGCATCTCATTACCTCTAGTACAAGCCTGATTTGAGATTCTATCAGCTTCTATATCACCTACTCGTTTTCTCCATTCAGCAATTGAGTCTTTACTCTTAATCCCTAGTACAGTTGTAATAGAGGGATATTGTGCTCCTGATGGGGTTACATAAATTCTTGTTCCTTCTATTGAAGCGTCTCCAAGAGTTTTATATCCAAGATCAATGGGTTCATGTAGAAATACTGGTCGTTTCATTAATCCAAAAATATGTTCTGTTGAGTTTTCTTTTTATCTCTTTCTCGGCTTTTTTCCCACTTATCAGCTTTTCGTTTATTAAAGGATTCTGATTCTTCATAGTAATCAGACTGTTTAGTTCCAGAACCTTTATGTTTCTTTCCCTTACTCATAACTCATATATTATTACCTCGTCTCTATTGTACACCCTTTTCCAGAACCTTTTTTTACTCGCTTGAGTACATCATTCCATTCATGCCCAGCTCTTTGAAGAACAGTCTTATTACCATCATAAGAAATAAAGAGTTTTCCAATAATTCGTTTAACAAACCCTAATTTATTACATTTTGGACATGGTAAAGCCGTAGGAGTATCTCTAAATTGAATCCCGTGAGTCTCCTCCCAAATTTCTCCACATTTTTCACATTGAAAATCATAGCGCATAATTTTATATAGTTAACAATCTAAAGGTTCTACAAACTTCCATTTCAATCCAACTTTATTCTCTGCAAATATATTCAATCGAATAAACTCTCCAATAGCCTCATCATATACTGTATAAAATGGGTCATAATGTTCTTCATGCCCGAGAAGAATAACAACATTATCAAAGCATAATTTATTTGAACCATCATAATACTTTACCATATATCTACCTCGTTTTCTAGGAAACTCGGAAGTCCATTCAACCATAAAAGAAAGGCCTTCTCTGAATTTCTTAGGGTCTGATCTATCTCGATCACCCTTTCCAGCTTGAGTTTGCCGTGGATTATTTCTCATACATCAAAACATAAAGGGAAACAAAAGCTGATCTTCTGGATATTCTGTAGTAATAGACGTTTCATTATTATTTTGGTTCATACTTGTGTTGTTTCAGGATTTCCTAATAGTGTAGGAAAAGCTTTTATAACAAGATTTTTTGTACATAGAGGATACAACTTATGCAAAGTCTTATCTTTTGCTGCACATAGAATTTCTGCATCTTTGGCAGAAATGGATTCAAGAATTCTGATAAACGACATCTCTCTTTTAATTGGAGTTATATTTGGTTGTTCTCTACACAATCTTGGGAGAATATCCAATTGTTTCTTGAGAGACATATACTGAAGGCCGTTCGGAATTAGGGATGGTGTATATGGAGGAGAACCTTCAGGTAATAATAATTTAATTCCAGGATGGAATGCTAATTGTAATAGTGTCTTTAATTCATATGTTGCATTATCTTGAAATATTTTTACTCTTTCAGATAGAGATTTTGTATTCTCAAGCAATGCCAATATTTCATATGGCAGTGGTTCGATGTGTCGTCTATTAATCATAATAGTTTATGTATATGCTTTTATTTAACGAAAAAATCTTCTGTGCATTCAACTAGATTAACACATCTATTTGCAATAAGATAATTGAAAACTTTACTATTACCAACTAATGGTGCCGTGATATATGCATCCCAAATTTGTTTGGTAATAATATCAGGAATCTGAGATAAATCAATCATTTGTTTGTTGCGTTCGAAATGTTTATATTCTTCTTCACTAAGAACCGTTTCCATTTTATTTTCCTTATATGCAGGAAACCATTCATCAATCTTTTTAGATGAAATTGAAGTTTGTCGAACACCATCTACAAATACATTATCATCGGATTTTATATTGGGTACACCATCCGAACTGCAGCCCCTCATTACTTGCTCCATTAAAAATTTCTGAGGATCCTTTTCAGTCAACATTTTTTTTGTAGTAGGAGAATACTGATATACATTTTTATATTTTTGAAGCTGAATAAAGTCATGATCGGCTGATATAATCATAACATCTTCGTTTGCTCCAAATTCTTGTGTAGTCTCCACTAAAGTTGCGATAATATCGTCTGCCTCAACATTTGGTAAAGAAATTACCCGATATGGCATAAATTCTGTAATTTCATCTCGGACTTTTCCAATAATTCGAAAAATTTCAGTCCAGTCCAAATTGCTCTTTTCTCGATTCTTTTTACGTCCCGCTTTATATTGTGGAAAATATTCTTTGCGCCAAGATCCTCCATCGCAACAAATAATAGTTTGACCAAACTTGTCTCGATATTTGAGATTTAAGGCTCGAATATTGTTGAGAATTTGGTGACGTAAAAGGCCTTCGCAAATTTCATTTTTTGCACAGACGAAAACTGTACTGATGCTGATACCGCTAAAATCAATAAGGATCATTTTAAATAATATTGTTTGTTGTGTAACCCTATTATAGCATACGTTTGAAAGATTGTAAACAAATGGTTTAATTAATCCAAAGATCTTTTATGTGGATTGCATTGATTTTCCCTGCAATAATGCCGTTATAATATTCTGACCGGCGCAACAGCACTTCTTTAAGTATTTGGTGTTTCATTTCAATATAATTGAGAACACCTTTACTTTTTGCAAATTCTAGAATTTCTCTATGGAAATCATCCGGTCTCAATTCAACTTGTTCTTTCACTGTTTCCGATGAACCGTGATAAATAGACCAATCAGACTCTATTATTTTTGTTCGTTTTCTTTTTTGTCCTTTGAGTGGTGGTAGTTTTCTTTTTGATAATAAGAGTTTCTTACCAATATATTTCATATTATTTGATATATCAGTAATCTCATAAACAAAGCCAATCATTCCTGCATTAATATATTCTTGGGCTAATTCTTGTGTAAATTCGACTCCTTGATATATCCATGAGTTCATAGATTATATATCAAGTTTTCAATCCCAATCATAATCTTCGTCGGAACAATATTCACCATGAGTTCCACAAAAAGGACAAAAATTAGGAACTCCTTCATCTATATCAAACCCTCTATCTGAATCTATGTCATCCTCAACACCATTGAAATATTTAATAGCATCATCATCCCATGAGATTTCATATACTTGTTTGCAAACAGAACACTTATTTTTTTCTATCATAAATGTTATTTATATGCCATCTTCAACTGATTCAGAAGTCTGAGTTTTTGCTTTCTTTTCTACAGGCGTTTTAAATCCTCCATGTGTTTTCTTTGCAATTAAGTTAGTTAAATCTTGATCCATAGTGCCCGCTAATTTACCTGGAGAGAACTTTTTCAATACTTCTTTTTCTTCTTCGGTGAACTTTGCATTAGGTTCGAAATGTGCTCTAGCAAGAATACTAACAATATCCTCATGAGTAAAATCCTTGTACGCTTTCTCCACTGTATTTTTGCCTCCAAGTTCTTTTACTTTATTACCATATACATTAAAGAATTTAGAATCTAAAGCACACCAATAGAAACTCTTAAGTTTAAATTCATTTTTAATTGTTTCAAGATCGCTTGGTTTAATATCATTTTCTTTACACCAGAATACTACGATCGAATCCTTTTTAGTACCTCTATTTTTCCATAGACGCCCCGACCTGGTTTTAATTCGTGTAAAATGATCAGCTAGTTTAAGGTGTTGATAGTTGATTGCATACTCTAAATCTTTTTCTGTTAATTTATCATCTTTAGGTATATGTAATCTAAAATATTTTAAAAGCTTATCTATACTTGATTTGTTATAGTAGAGAAAATACGATTTTAAGTTTGAAAAAATTATAGTATGAGTTGCATTACGACCCTCCTGGCTATTTTTAATATATACCATTACACCTTCTCCAGACCCAATAAAACTAAATGCACTTGTCGCGTCGGGCCATCTATAATAATCATTTTTAAAGTCCAAATCATCTGGATCTGTACCCTGTATAGGAATCCGCTCAGAATCATTTATTGATTCTCTTAATATATTCTGAGCAATTGTGATTAAATGACTATACATTATTATATTTATATTATGAGCAGACAGACCAACCACAACTCTTGCAAACCTTACAACCTTCAGAATATATAATACTTTCTTTATTGCATACCGGACAAGTTGAGCCCACTACTTCCTGACCATCTTTAATATATTTTTTGAGAACTCTCGCAATCGCAGATGGTAAACTAAACATATCATCAGAGCTTTTTTGCATCTGATCAACAATGAATTCAATAGGTACTCCATGTCGCATCATTGTCGAACCCATTCGGAATATAGCTTGTTCTTGCGGAGTAAAATGTTGAGAAAAATCTGAAATTTCTAAATCTCCTATAGTTAAACTATATTGACCGCGTTTAATCTTTGTAATTTCTCCATTCGCAGACTTTTTGATATTGAAACCATTGGCATGTCCTCCGAATATTTCGTATGGTTGGTTATTAAACAATCCTACAGCCACAATATATTTATCACCTTTTGCTGTTATACAATGAACTTCAACAGGTAACGTTTTTGGCCGCTTAGGTGCAACATTAGTGTTTATAGAAATAAAATCTGGTTCGTTTTTTGTTTTCAAAACTGATACCATTGTACCTGCTCGATAAGTTGTAATACCCTTGATAGTTCCAGATTTATACGCATTTAGATATACGTCTTCAAATAATTCAAAACTATAATCATTAGGAATATTTATGGTTTTACTACAAGATGCATCCAACCATTTTGTAAAACCAATCATATCATGTAGATGTTCATCAACTGATAAATTGGAGGTTGTTGCAGCCCAAGGAGCAGTAGCATCCCATTCACCAATAGATTTTAAATATGCAACCGAAAAATCTTCACAACTAACTTCTCTCGTCAATCCTCTATTCTTATCTACTTTATACTTTATCCCACTTATAGTAGCAGCTAATAATTTATCACTACCTTCAGTAATATATTTAAAGGTGTCTGTTTCATGGAAATCTCCCTCCCAATATTTTGGAACGAGTGATAGCAATTCGGTTGGACAATTTTGAACAATAACAGTTCTAATATATTCCGGCATAAAAATAGGTTCACAACCACCAGAGATATTATTAGCAAAGATTGATGTATTTCCAGTTGGTTGAATCGAGAAAAATGAGCTATTTCTTACACCATATTTGCCAACCCGTTCTCTTATAGATTCTGGTAATTCAATAAGATTGAAGAAATTACATTGAGCATGTTTCTGGGGAATACACCCTACAAACTTCCCTTTCTCTATCGCTAAATTTACAGATTCATCAATCACACTATAACAGATTTTTGACATAATAGTCTTTTTAATTTGATCAGCTTCTTCTGATGCAAACTTGATTTTTAGAAGATATAATAAAGAACCCCAACCTAGAATACCGATACCAACTCGGCGTAAGTTTCTAACAGCATTTTCATATTCCTGCAAAGGTACTACGGTTAAATCATTAACATTGTCTGAAAATCGTATAGTCAATCTAGCAGTTTTTTCAAGTCCTGATAAATCCAAAGTATTCGTATTTGTATTAAATAGCTTTACAAGATTAATTGATAATAAATTACAGCTTGAAAATTGTGGCATTGTTTGTTCAGAACATGCATTTGTTTCTTGTATTCGAGATTCACCATAATTAAAACAGTATGTTTCATTTGCTCTATCCAAAAATAATACCCCAGGTTCAGCCCTATTATAAGTGGACTTCATTATCAAATCCCATAGATGTAAAATCTTAACAGTTTCGTGCACAATAACATCAAATCCCTTTGATTCCCAGGTAAAAATATCACCATCCCATTCCTCTTTATATGAGGGATGTTTTGTATCAGGGAATACTAGATCCCATGTTGTATTTTTATCAAATTCTTTTGCATAGATAACCTTATCCATGAATTCATTAGTACAATATACTGACATATTAAACTTTGTCAATATACCTTCAGTTTGTTTGGCTGTGATAAATTCCATAATAGATGGATGCCAACAACCCAAAATAGCCATCTGAGCTCCTTTACGAATCTTACCCTTTTTTTCTTTCTTGTTAGACGTTGTACCAGATCCAGAAGTGATAACATCGGAAGATTTATCGAACAACTCCATAAATTTTACCGGTCCAGGAGATTCTACTCCAACTCCATAGATGAATGAGCCACGAGGTCTAATAAACGAAAAATTCAGTCCCCATCCGCCTTCGGATTTCAGTGTTAGAGATTGACCATTTAGAATTTCTAAAATTCCCTTCAACGAATCACAATCGTATTTTGGTCTTCCCCCAGTGAAGCAATTTATCATGCTCACATTTTTCCATTGAGTACCCGCATTTGCTAAAATTCTACCCCCTGGAACAAATCGTAAATTTGACAATTCATCAAGGAATAAATCTGTATATTTACTTTTAGATTCTTCATTTGTTTCAGCAGATGCTATAAATTTAGAAACTCGCTTGAAGGTATCAATAGGATGAGTTTCATCGTGGTTTCGAAATGTTGATTCCCAAACTTCTTTGCTAAACTCATTTGTAAAAAAATTAGTTGTGTTTTGTAATTCGATTTGATTCATGTTGTGTTATTTTATATAGTTTCTCGAAAATAGACGTAATTCTAGTGTGAATTATAACACACTTTATCGTTGAAGTAAATGATATTTTAGATACCGTTACTGGCTTTGCGACGAATTGAACGTAAAGCTCCAGTATCTTTGTTTCTGAGAATTATTGTGTGTTTTGGATTTTTTTGAGCATAAGTCTTAACGATCTTTTCCTCATCAATTTCATCACTCAAATAATTCTTCCAACGAGCGAATTTGTTGCGACCAACCTCAAATTTCTTAAATGTATCAGATCCCACATCAAATAATCTCCAATCAGTTCGTTTCAAAATTGAATCTTCTCCTCCATTTTTCAGATCGGATGATTTCATTCCAAGAGGAAATGCTGGCATTGATACCGCACCACTTCCTGCAGTCATATCATCGTTAATTACATGATCTTCTTCTATATTGCTCATATCCTTATTTATAATTGAACTTGGGACAAATCAGAACTTGTTACAAATATAGTTTGTTTAGTTTTTTCATGGATTGCTGGATACACAGAAATCCCAAATATAGATCCCACAGGTTTAACGCCTTCTTCTATATTCACCATACTATTTTTCAAAGCAAGTACTTCTCCGGTTTTAGGTAATGCAATATCATTCAAAAGTTTATAGGTACCAGCTATAATTGAAATATCCTCTTTAAGAATTCGAGATGGATCTGGGTAAGAACCTGTGATTTCATGTAATATCATGGCTATATGAGAATCATTCATACCAGAATTCTCTTTGATTAAGTATAGAGCGGCAGCATATGAAGCTATGGTGGATTTTCCTAATGGAATCTTGTTCAACAATTTTTTCAAATTAAAAACTATTCGATGAAATAAAGTATATTTACTATTCTCAAAAGCAGTTCTTGGACGACGTATTAAATTTCCTTTATTGTCAATAAGACCTGCTTTATATGCCCCTGTTTTAATCCATGGTGTAGTAAGTAATCGCAAAAAACGAAAACTCATTATTGTATCAGCGGCTTGAATTATTGCTCCCATAGGATATATTAGATTTGTTGAAGTTTTTTCACAATGAACAGATCGACTGGTATATTGATATACTCTTCGTCTGTAATATAATTTAAATACAAGAGAAATGTTTTAAGAGCAGGAAAATACTCTTCATTGAACTGAAAGAATAACATTTGTGTGGAAGCCTTCATGAGAAATACATTGTGAATTGTAATAATCTCATTTAGAATTTTACGTTCTTCCAGGATATTCTTCTCAAGATATTTTTTAAGTAAGCGCTTTACTATTTTAAATCTGGCGACATCTTCATAAAACTCTCGAATATCTAAAATCCTTGGATTATTATAGTGCCGGGCGGCATAAACCATGAAGTTTTTCTGAGTGAGAGTGGAGATTAACAAAGGCATATATTTTATATATCAACCATCTAAAAGATCAGTGACTGTAGTATCTGCTTGCCACATAAGACAACTCCAATAGTTCGCTTTCCACTTAGGACCTGGATTAGTATCACAATGATGCCGCAACCTATAATTTTTTAGATGTTCTGGATTGTCTCTCTTGATTTCCATAGAGGGGTCACCAAATCCTAGCTTGATGACATTTCCCTTTTCATTTCGTACATAAACATAAAACTTGTGTTTTTCATCATCGGAACGCCATGGTTTATTCAGAGTTACAGTACGACCATGATACTCAGCAGTTTCAACCAAGGAGCTGCTATAATCTTCTCGAATTTGTTTCAGAGTTTTCATTGACATGATTTAACTAAAGCTGCTTCCTCATCTCTCCGATCAAGAAGTCCTTGCATATGAGAATTGATCCATAACCGTTTCATAGATACGATTTGTTGTGAGATATAATCATAGATGTTATCTACTTTGATCTTACCGGAGATAGCATCTCTAATATTAAGCATTTCTCTGTGTGAGTCTCCTATAACAGATCCTCCTCTATTGAACACCAAGGATACAAGTGCTCCAAATGCATCTTGTTTCAGCTTATCAGACCCAGGGAATGATGTGATAGTCTCCTTAATATATCTTGGAATATCACGGTTTTTGAATACGAGTTCAGCAGACTCCCATGGAATTGATATATTTTTCAAGGATGTTATAACGGCTTTTGCAGCTAATCCAGACTTACCAAGTTGTGTCAAAAGAGTAGTATAAACCTCTGAACTCAACAGAGATTTCCAATCGGATTCAAACTGTTGTGCTGAACTGAATCTTAAATCATATCCAATTCCTATCGTGACGCCACTACTACCCCCAGGAAATTCCGGAGATTTGAGCTGTGAATTGTAATACTGTCGTCCACCACCAACTTCATACTTAATAATGAGAGCATATGCAGCATCGGATATAGTGATCGCCGATAAAGTCTCAATGGGAAGTACAACACCTAATTGAGATGCTATAGCTTTCCATGTTACTGGTCCTGCAACTCCATCAGATACCAAATTTAGCTTGGTTTGAACGGCTTTGATCAAATTAATTGTGTTATCCATGCTTTTTTGCTTTACAAGGTTTTGATGGTTTGTTATAATTAATATAGAAAATAAATTAAAAAATCTTTTAAAAAGCTCATCAAAAAACTATATAGATACAACGGGACGTTGCTGAATTACCTAGTAATATATTAAAACTTCTTATAAAAAACTTAAAATTGAATAAGGAGACTCCGAAGGACATCCTGCAAGGATGTGAATAGTATTACATTAGTAATAAATCATTAATCTTTAGATCTTAAAAATATCTATAATAACTTTAAGTTTCTTCTAGTTGCTCCAAAGAAAAAATGGATGGAAGATTTTTAGGATTTTCTTGAAAAATATTTTAAATATGGTTTCCAAGCAGACTTAATTTGTTCATTAGTTGCTTCAGGATACATCTTTTTATGTTGTTTTTGAAATTCATCAAATTTTGTATAATCTGTAGCTTCATTGGCAATAGAATTATCTATCACTTCATCATGGGTTACATCTTCATTCTTTTGAGCAGCATACCAAGCTCCTAAACCCATTTCAATACGCTTCTTTTTAGACTTACCATCAAAGATAGGATTTTTGGAATGAACAAAATCATGAATCCAAACTCTAGCTTCATCATTTGGATTTAGAACTTCTTCCAAAGAAGATTCATCTAGCTGTTTTATTAATTGAAAAATTTGTTTCATATATACATCATATTTTGCTTGATATGATCTAGGACTTATAGAACCTTTAGAATTTAGTTTATCAAGTTCTTTTACTTGAACCATAATATCAGCAATCTTTTTTGTAGTGCTTGAATGATCATAATCTGGTATTGAGTCACTATCTTCAAGTCCTAAATCTATTTGGGGTAACTTGGAACGCTCTTCAATCTCTTTTAAAGCCTCTCCAAGATTTTCATACCAGAGTGTACCAACGTTATCAGCGATACCATAAGGCTTCTTTTCAGAATCTAGGATTACAAAGAAAGTATCATCCCATTTACCAGCTCGCATAGGAATTCCAAAAAGGTGTAGGATTTTTCCTTTGGGTGTAGTATATATATCCTTGGATGGATTTTTTACTTCCTTAAATCCCAACTTGTTTAAAGTCTTAATAGTCATCTTCCATGATACATCAAGTTCTACTGGAACAATGCCATGATCAATATCAACCTTTTCATATAGTGTTTCAGCTTGCTTATAAAGAGACTCAATAAGAATTCTTGCATCATCTGATTCTAAACTCTCATCAAGTAAAGATATTGTATTATATACATCATCAGTCTTTTCAATAATCTTAGATAAAGTCTTGAGAAGATCCTTTGTTATATCTGTAGATTCTTTAATACCTCTTTTATCAGATATCTTCTTTCCAATTATCCACAATTTTTTATCTTCTTTAGAAGATTTATTTGTGAGAGCATGAGTTTTTAACCAAAGAAGAAGTTCTTTATCCTTCATTCCGCGGAAGTTTATAAATTTAGGTTTTTCAACTTTTGTAGATTCTTCGATAGAACCTAATATGTGCGATAGTTTTTTCATGTTACTTATTTTTGTTTTTATTAAATTCTTCAAAGGTGTCTATTACTACTTGAATACTAGAAGGAAAAGTTTTAGAATTTGAAATCATATAATATACATATGATTCAATTAATTCTTCATCGATGTTCTTCTGCAATGATAATTTAGTTATAGCAATTGCTCGATCTTTTTTGAGAATGTCTTTATCTTTCTTTTCAAGAACATTACCATTACCCATAAGAGAAACCGATCCTTTTCTGGCTTCAGTATCTACAGATTTAACTATAGTAAGTCTTGGTCTAATATCAGTATTCTTTGGAGCCATTATAGGAGCTTCTTCATTTCGTTGAGCTTCATAGTATAGTTCCAGAGCTTTTTCAGTACGTTCTTCTTTAGTCATGTTATTGAATTGAGAATCTCTAGAATTTACAATTTTCTCAATCCAAACTTCAACTGGATCCGATTTTCTAAGAGTTTCTGAAAGATGCACAACCATATCTTTATTTATATTTTTGAATAGCATCTAGTTGTTCTTGAATAGGAATGATTATTTTATTCGGATCTCCTATATCGGTCTGATTAGAATGATATGAGCCCTTTATTGTTGACATCAAACGGTGATTAACCCATATAATAGATCCATCAGAGAACGTATATTCTGTAGATCCTCCATCCATCAGCGTATTTTTATTGACTACGGTAAGAGCTTGATTCTTAGCCTCATGAAGATCATTAATGAATAGTTTTATCCTCATCTCGCCATCAAGGGTTTCACATACTACAAAGTTTGTATGTCTCTCCATGATAATATATTCAATTCCCTTCATTCTCTCTGACCATACTTTACATCCAACTTTAAATAAATTACCCGAAATATATTGTTCTCTTTTTTCAGATATATCGTCAATTTTCGATATAGACTCAGATTTTACGCCAAACCCTTTTTTTACAGCATTAAACAACTCAGTACTATCCTTGAATTCAGGTGGAAGATTTTTAACAAATGAGATAAGATCGTCATTTAATACAAAATCCCGCATTTTACTTTCAGACTTCTTGATATTTCCAATGATTTTTATATATAGACCATCCCGGAATTTATCTTTAAATTCCTCCCGGATTTTATCAATATCTTTAAATCCAGACTCTATAACAAGTGTAAGTTTACTGAACTTAGCATCAAGAGCTTTGGTAATAACATCATGTATAGTCTCGACGTCTTTATCAATAAGAATGTTTCGTCCATAAGTCGGAAACATTTTTCGCATAAACTTAATTTTGTCTTCATAATTTAAAGGATTATTTTCTGAATCTACTTCGGGAGAAGCATATATTTGATATGTCTTTCCATTCTTTGCTAACTCAACAACCTTATCTAGTAATTTAGCATGATCTAAATTCGGCGGTTGAAATTGTGCAAAGGTCGCAACTAACTCTTTTTCCCGAGAAGCTGTGAATGTTTTAAAAGATTTGATTTTTTGCATCTACTTATTGTAAAGTTCTTTCGAAGCGACGGAGTCTTCTATTAATAACAGATTCATTTACAGTGTCATCTCTAGTGCAGATGTCTTGAGTGCCGTAATTCTGTCTCCCCGTTAGTCCACAGGACACTCTATCCCACAAGTACTTGAAGTGATCGTTATCATCTCCCAAGTATTTCTTGATTTTATCCAGAGCCCACTTCTGAAAGTTCCGGTCAAAGTCACAATGTTGACACACCAACCAGAAGTTCTTCCAATCTTTCTCAGAGAAAGATTGGAATTGAAATCCCTTCGCCTTGGTGATGAAGCCGATGTTGTCGGCCTTCTCTCCAAAGATATCATCCACTTTTCTACCGTGTTTCTTTGCGTAATCTTTAGATCCCTGATCATAGTCTCCTCCATTGCTCTTCACGAATGATATATACTGATTGCGCTCATTCTGATCCTTCTTCACCAGTTGCTCCAGATAGGAAGAGGTGTTTGATTCATTAACTTCTTGTTTCTGTTTTTCATATACAATCATTTCAAGAGTATTTGTAAATCGTCTAATAGATTCTTGAAGTTTAGTATCGGTGACACCTTGAATAATATCTTCCAACTTGATCTTATCAGAACCAGATAATACAGGACCTTTATTATAAGCGATACTCATAAGTTCATCTATTACTTCTTTTGGAGCGGCTTCTATAATTTCATACCAAGAATTGATATGCATTTCCTTAATAGAATCTTCTCCAATTTGCCCCCGGTGTCGCTTGATATACTTATATGTAATTAAACCAAGATCATCCTCAGGCATATCACCTTGAGTATAATCGACATTTATAAGA